TCTTTACCATCTACTTCAATCTTTTGGTTTCTTAAATAAGCACCATCAGCTCCTACATAATATCCATCTGGTGTAAATGTATTTGCTTTCATTACACCATCATCACCTAAATAGTAATCTCCTACCCATGCATTCTTTTTCATTAAACCATTGGCATTCACATAGTAGTAGTTTCCATTATATTTGATCCAAGCATTTCTTACATATACACCATCCGCTCCACAATAATATCCATCTGGTGTAAATGAATTTGTCTTCATTTTTCCATCAGAATCCAAATAATATGAGCCAGCCCAATTTGATGTAACCATACAACCTGAATTTTTAAAGAAATACCAATTATTGTTAACTGATAACCAACCCGTTTTTACATAACCATTACTTGTAAAATAATAAGTTTCATTCTCAATCTTTTTAAATCCAGAATTTTCATAAGTACCATCCGAATATTCATACCATTTTCCAACACTATTCGAAACCCATTTACCAACAAGTTTAGGAATTGATTCTTCTTTCGTTTCCTTACATAAATTACAAGTATAAACCTTTTTACCCTCATGATCTCTTGTAGGATTTACTGTACTTGTTAATATCCAATCATGAGATAACTTAGGTATAACAGTTTCATCAACTGTAGAATCACATCTTGTACAATGATGAGACTTACTTCCAGACTCTGTACAAGTTGCCTTCTTATCAATTGTCCATTCATTCGAATAATCATGTCCTAAAGCTTTTACCACTTCAATTTTTGTAGTCTTACAATCCTTACAAGTATATGTTTTGACACCAGATTTAGTGCAAGTAGGACTTGTAGTAATCACACCATTATCAAAGTCATGAGACAACTTAGGAATAACAGTCACATCCGTCTTAGAATCACAGCGAGTACAATGATGAGACTTACTACCAGATTCTGTACATGTAGCTTTTTTATCAATTGTCCAATCACTAGAATAATCATGTCCTAAAGCATTTATTGCTTGTATCTTAGTTTTATTACAAATAGAACATTCAAAAGTTTTAATCCCTTCTTTTGTGCATGAAGGTTCAGTTGTTACTATACCTTCATTCCATTTATGTACATCTTTATTATTTCTAGTAACAATAATCCAATGTTTATCACCAATAAAGAATGATTCTAAACCATAATTATCAGTTGTGTCATAAACTTCAATATCAAACAAAAACCAATGTCCACTAGGCATATTACTTTTTATTGTAAATAAACCTTCATACAATCCTGATTTTTTGTTATATTCTAAAGTATGAGATTCTTGTTTATTTGTCTCTTCATTATACATTGTAAATTTAGCTTTCTTAATTTCAACATTATCAATAATTTTTACAGATAGCATTACAGAATCACCCGTTGTTGCCGTACCTTGATTAAATTTAACAGTATCTTTATTAGACGGCAAATATTTTACCATATCCTCTATCAACATAAATCCAACTAGGTTTATAAATATCATTTAATTCTATTATCATTTTTACAGCATTATCTAAAGTGTATTCTCCTCTAGGCACCTCTATACGTTTTATTACCTTAAATTTTCTTATATCTACATCAAAATCTAAAATAATTATAGAACTAGAAGCTTGATATTTATCAAAATCGACTCCCATACATCTAAATGGATTATATGGCGGTAAATTATTTCTATCATATATGTATTCATCTGGATAATTTCCTCCAGATAACTCTATTTTTCTTTTATCATTTTCTGTTAATTTATCATATGTATAATATTTAAAAGTTAAAGCTTTATCTAGTTTGTTTTTATCAAAAACACCTGCTTCTTCAGTTCCAAATATAGCAAGTATTTCGTGATCATATTGAGATTGAGTTAGTTCTGCTCTAAATTGATCCTCCATCTGTTGATTCCAGTTAGGATTATGCATAGATGGATGATAATGATGTGAATATCCGAAAGATTTATCGGTACACATCCTGTAAAAAGTACCACGTTTACCAGTCGGAGTAGAACTTGCAGTTATACCAATATCAGAACGTTCTCCAGCAATCATAGCAACAGTAGAAAAATCATTTTCTGCCATATAATCTATTTCGTCTAAGAATATCCAATCTGCTCTTTGTCCTCGTATTGATGCTGCTCCTTGTCCAGAAGAAGCTCCAGTAGTAAAGCCCATTATAGTGGAGCCATTTTTAAATTCTATCATATATGGGCTATTCTTCATTCTGACAACATCATTTTTAATCAAAGGACTATCTTGAATGATTTCTCTCATTCTCATAAAAATCAAATTAACTTGATTTTCGTATGGAGTAACATAAAGGATTCTAAAGTTTTTATTAGTACATACTTTATGAAGTCCTTCTACTATCATTGTCTCTGTTTTTCCAGTATTATGCGTAATAATATCATTTGCAATAAAATTATGCGTATTAGAGACTGTTAAATCATAGGTATCAAAATCTCCAATATACTTTATAGATTTTATTTCTTGCCATTCAATATCACCATCTATTAATAATGATAAATCTTGTATATCTAAATATTTAGCTATTAGTTTGGCTCTCTGTTTTTGTAACTTATACTTTTCTAATCTTAGTCTACTATTTTGTCTAGTAGTATCTTCCCATAATCTAACTAAATCTGCTTTTGTTACTTGTTTAGACTTCATCGTTGATATTATTTCTTTGTTAATAACCTTTGGCATAAAACTGTCTAAATCTAGTTTTTTGTTCACATCATCAACGACTTTTTGTAATGCTTTTTCTTTTCCATAGATACCAATTTCCTGTGCAAATATATTAATAGATTTTTTATCATATATTCCTAAATTCCAAGCTTTTTGTGTTTTTTTTGAAATATTACTTTTTATTCCAAATCTTAATAGTAGATGGCTAATTTCTCTAATTAGTATTTCAGAATTAGAAGCATATCCTATTTCACATAACCATTTTTGATTGCGATAATAAGACGATGCCCAACCATCTGTAGCAAAGAGCCTAGATAAAAATAATGCAATCTGTTCTTTTTTTAACTGAAAAATTTTTTTAGGAATTATCTTGTTATCTGCATTACGATTGTAAACATCATATTGTATTAATAGATTTTTTACTTTGTTTGGATAAGTACGGTTATGTCTAAACTTATTTTTTCTAATAATAAAATCATATTGTCTTTTACTAGAAGGGTATTGAAATAATTCACAATCATAATTCTTAACAATTTGTTCCATTTCTAAATGTTGAGCGCTATTGGGGATCTGAGTAAAACGTATATTTTTGTTTTTACAATTACCATCTCCTATCATATAAGCTAGTAATTTAATATCGTTTATATCTATAGATTCATTCCCAAAAAAGTCCAACTTACTTGGCGTAGCCAACATTTCGCCAACTTGTAAGTTTTTTAATTCTTTCCATCCTTCCGCTGTAAAAAACGGATGATTATCTGTAGCATCAATTTGCTTACCGCCTTTTAAAGTCAAACGATAAACTGATTTTTTACCATTAAAAGAAATAGGACAATCATTTTCTATTTGTATTTTATACTCGTTATTCATAGTTGCAACAGATGTTTTTCCTATGGAATATAAAGACTCTATAGAGTTCATTTCTCCTGTTATAGGATTAAAAATTTTAATCCATCCAGGAAGACAACGTCTTCCACATTGATATACTTTACGAACACTTCGATCTCTAAGCATTTCTGCTTGATAATCTCTAGCTTCCCAAGGCCCTATTTTTTTTGTTTTAGGATCAGATATTCTAATAAATGTTCTTGCCCATAAAACTGGATCATTTTTTATTTGTTTTAATTTTTCTATTTCTACTGGTGTAAGTTTTGCTATATAAAACACCCTCTTACAATTTTAATATTGATCTTCTAATGTAATATATGTATTTGAGGGAAATCCTCTTAAACGATTTAAGGTAGTAGATGTAACATAAATTATTTTAGATCCATTAGTAAATAATATCTCAAAAGGATTAAATCGATAAACATGATTAATCAATGAAGTACTATTTTTTAGAAATATATTAGTTTTTTTCATTATATTTTTTATATCAAAAAAGGTATGCAATTTAAAGACTATAAGAGAATTGTTTTTATTAAATGCTTCATATAAAGATTTTATTATTAACGCTTCTGTTTTTCCTTGTCGTCTTTTTTTATCTGAAACATATGTATCATAAGAATATGTCTCTAAAAAAATATGTTGGTATTCATTTTTTGGAGTCCATTTTTTATTTTTATCATCTCTTATGTTATTTTTAGCCCATATTGTAATTCTATTTTTACTATTTTTTTTAAAATAAGATACTATTTCCATAAAACTCTCCTTTTATTTTAAAACGGATTACTATATAGTTGAGCATTAGTTTTTTGTCCTTTAGTATCAGCAGCGTCTAATACTGCATTACCCATTCCTAATACCATACCAGCACCAACAACATGTCCACTATAAGCATGTACATAATCACGAATATCTGGACCATTTTGTGCTTCTTGTTGTAATATACGTGAAACATCATCTATATTTTTTACATTATCGCCAAAAGTACTATAAATATCATTAATCTGTTTAGTCTTATCTGCCTCTGATAGATCAGCATTGTCTTGTATAGCTTTTATTTTTGCCTTAGTTCCATTAAGTCTATTAGCTAAGCGTTTGCCCATGTAACTAGAAGCTCTATTATCACTACCGCTCATTGCAGCAAAATCGTTAGCAGATATAGGACCAGATTGGAGTGGTTGCGTAGTGTTTGAAATTGATTGTTTATATTTTTTAGCCCAATTTACAAAATTTTTCCATTTATTGTCTACTGATTCTTCTGATGGTCCTATGACATTTTTTCTAATATGTCCAAAACCACTAGTATCTGGTTTTGAGATAGGGGCTTCTTCTATAGTATGATAAACATTACGGTATTTTGCGAAATCATCCCATGAAGCACTACGTCTTTCTTTAGTGAGAAAGTTACTATAATCACCTTTATCAAATGAGTTTAATATAGTTTTTCGTTCTGAAGGTTTATATTCAGATCTATCTAATACGTATTTTAATGCTTTTCTTTGATGTTGAGGGTTTTTTATGTCTAATTTACTAACGTATTTTTTAAATTTATTAGGATTAAATTTAGGCAATTTATGTCACCTACCTACTATCTCATCATATATTTAGCTTCATTGCCTAGCATAGCTTGTTGAATATTATATTTACTACGTTGAGCAATAGCCATTCCTGCTTGTCTCATTGTGTATGCCTGTTCTGTATCATTAAATTTTGCATTTTGAAAAGCTTGTTGTTTTTGCATAGCTCCTAATTGTCTTGAATATTGTCCATATGCTTGATATGCATCAACGGCTAATCCAGGGATTTCTTTAGCCATAGAATAAGCTAGATATGGAACAAATCCAACAGTAGAAACTAGTGCTGCATCAAAAACAGCACTAGCAGTTGCCTTAGCAAAACCAGCACCTTCTTCTCTTTCTGTTTGATATGTATCTAATGCTGATATACCTGAAAATGCAACATTTAAAGAAGTCATTTTATTAGATAAAATTGTTTTAGCTAAATTGCCAACTGGTATAATCGCCATATTAAATCACCTTCTATCTGTTATTATGTAAAGCAAATACTAAATCTCCTGTTGCTCCACCAAAATCTATTTTATTTGATTTTGTATTTTGAAAAACAGGAGTGGCAGTAGTTATGTTAGTATCTGTTGATCCCATATTTTTAAAAGAATTAGAATTATTAAAATTAGCCACCATTTCAAATAATGCAGTTCCTGCTAGAGCAACTTTGCCTCTACCTGTTAATTTTAGTTTACCAGCTCTATGCTCTAATTGATTTTTAGTAGCATTATATACAGTTTCTTCTGGTGTATATTTTGCTAAACTAGAAGAAAAATTATATAAACCCTTTACTGTTTTTCCTATAGGATTACGCCAATCGTCATATTTTAAGGAATTTAATACATTTTTTCCACCATAGTATCCTAAATTTACGCTTAATTTTCCTAATCCAGAAGTTAATCCTATTGCTCCTCGTCCAAGAATACCTGCGGTACCTAAGCTTAATTTTCCAATTGTTTTTCCTGTTTTCCAAGCGAGTTTACCTGTATTTTTAGCTAAAAAACCTACTCCAGATAAAGTAGCATCACCAATTCTACTACCTATACCATCGTGTACAGTTCTTATATTTTCCATAATTAATCATCCATTAAAGAAGATCCAACATATCCAGCTCCAGCAATTCCTGCTCCAATTCCACCTACAACAGCAGCGTCAAGAGCAATTTGCTCATATTTTATACCTTTTTTGTTTGCACCAGCATATCTATATCTTTTTGCAGCCATATTTTTAATATAAGCTCCTTCAGCAGTTGCCGCTTTATGAAGTTCTCCATATACATTTTTGCCCAATGTCATTACATTAGCTAATGAATCTTGAAGTCCTGCATTCCCGATATCTATAGTATTAATAGCTTCAGAAATAGTATTGCTTCCCTTAACTCCCATTTCACTTAATGTTCCTGAAACTATAACATTTTGTTTATTTAAAAAATCCTTTCCAAAAGCTCCTAATGCCGGAATAGGATTATAAGGTTTTCCCATAACAATCTTCCTTTCTATATATTGTATTAGATAAACGGTATTCCCATTAAATCAAACTTACCATCACTATCTCTATATAAACCGCCTCCAGAAGCTAATCGTCCAGCAGATGATAAACCACTATATCCTAATAAAGTAGAACCAGCTACATGAGTTCCTATTTTACTTTTATCGAATGATCCATTTGAATTCAGATAAGACATATGGAATCTATTATTTAAAGATAAATTACTCATATAACCATCTTTATCTATAGAAATTTCTTCATTTTTGTCATTATAATATTTATTGTCTTTTTTAGTAATTCCAGCTCGTTTTAAATATCTTTCATTCATATCAGAAGCCTTTACTCTATTATGAGTAAATCTTAAATTTTTAATACCTTCTTGAAAAATTTCTTTTGGCGATGTAGTAATTTGATTAATAGTTTTATTACTATGTAACATTTGGCTTACTATTTCTCCAGCTAAAGACATAAAATCATCTCCTTATTTTATTTAGTATTATAATTATTGCCTAATTTAGCAGAAGCATATAAATTATCGATATATGTAATTATTTTTTCTCTTATTTGTTCCATACAACAATCTCTTCTAGCTTGAATAAAAGAACCTTTATTTTTTATTTCTTTTAAAGAATAATAACGTTCTATAGAGTCGTTAGACTCATTTACTATAAAAATACAACCATTTTTAAAATAAGCTGAAATTGTTGTGTCATAAGGAGTTTCTTCTGTTTTGATATCAATTATGAAGTTATTTATTACTTTATCAAAATCATTATCAATTCCTAATAAGTGTTTATCGTAATATTCTTGATTTATAATTTTTTCTTCATTATTATCATATTTTATTTTGTATGTAGAATTATTTAATTTAATAATTTCTTTAATCAATCTAGTTTCTATATATTCCATATAATTTTATTTTCCTCTTTTACATTGATTTTGTATTATCGCATGTTATAGGCGAATTATTATATATAAATGGATTTTTCCATTCAGTATATTCATTGGGGATTTTTTGAGGAATATTATATATATATGGACTATAGTCATAATGATTTTGTTTTTCTAATAAAATTTCTTTAAAAAAATCTATTATGTCTTTTTTGTCTCCTTTAATATGTATTTTGTCTATTATAGTGTTTTTAAAAGAAATTTTATCTATTAATACTTCCATTCAATAATGCCCTTCTTTTATATTTTATCTATTAAACGATTTATTTCTTTTACTACTTTTCCGTCAGCTGCATCTATAATAGCTAAATATGCCATTATTTTAGATACTTCAGATGCATTTGCGGTAACTAATTTTTCTTTTAATTTTATTTTTGTTTCTTCTCTTTTTTGAGTAAGAGTAGTTGTAATAAAAATTTTAGCTATTTCTTTTAATATATTCATAAATTCCCCTTTTAAAATAATGGTATATTTTTTACAAAAGCACGTTCTTCTAATACTTTTAATTTTGCTCTCATGTAGATTAGTTGTTCATATAAAAGCTCGTAACTGCATTTAGGCTTAAATGGTAATGTTCCTGCTTTATAAGCTTCTAGCATTCTTTCTAGACCTTCAGTTCTATTTCTGTCTTGGTAATATTCTGCTTTAAATCTTTTTTTATAGTCATTACTTCACATCAAATCAATGGTATCTTTTAATTCTATATTCTTTAATCTTGTATCTCTCAATTTCATAACTATCTATCTCCTTTAAAACCATTTGCAGATTGAAGTAAAAACCCTAAATATTCCCAAATTTTATTCTTAATACGTTTAATGCAACATTGTTTACCAATTTCCATATCGAAATTTTTTGCATTTACACATGTAGAAGCATCAGTAATAATGAATCCATTTTTACATATAGTCTGTGTTACAGTTGTTTTATCGCCCATTTTTATTGTTTTAATTTCTTCAATAAAATTATCTACGTCATTTTGAGTGATTTTATCTTCTTCTTCTAATTGTAAATATTGTTTTTCAAATTCTTTTTTGGGGCACCAAGATATATATTTGTCTTTGTTTTGATAATAAATTTTATATCCATCTGCTCCTATTTCATATTTACCGTATTTTTTCCATGATTTACATGGTTCTGCTTTGATAAGCTTGACGCTGATGTATGTTTTCATCGACTATTCTCCTTTAACAGTATAATTTTCCCATTTTTTATAAACATCTACATAAGTTTCGTTTTCATTGCCGTTATGAGTTATTTCATAGTACATACCATCGCTAACTGTAGTGCTTACAAGAGCTTTCCAATTTTGTAATGTTTTACTAAACCAAACTACATAAACATCATTCATTGTGATTTGTTTATTATCTGTTTTATCGACATGACTATTAAAATACTCCATTACTATTTTTTTTGCTTGTTCTTGCATTGTTATTTCTCCTTCTTTTTTATTTCTTTTTTTAGATATATATATGTCATTTACATTTACTATTTCTATATCATTTATGTCATTATTAATACTTATTTTTCTTGTTTTTGCTTGTACCACTATATAATCACCTTAATTTTATATATTTTAACTATTAACAGTTAATGTAGATAATATTTCGGACATAGATTGTTGATTTTCTTGATTATTATTTTTATTATCTTTTCGTGTTAGCATCATTAATTGATAAGCTTCATTTCTTTTCTTTGATATTCTTTCATAAGCTTCCCATGCTTTAGACACTGTAGGTTGTTTTATTTCATCGCCTAATTCTGTTATACCAGTTGTTATTTCTATTACTGGAGTACCTTCTTTGGCCATTAATGCCCTACATCTTTCTAACATTATGTCATAGCCTATTATTTCATTTAATAAAGTTCGATCAGTAAAAGAAGTGCTATCTATATCTATGTCTTGAGCATAGCTACAAGCACTTTTTTCTATCATCGCAGTCTCTAAAGGACAATATTCTCCCTCTGGAGCTAAATCATATGCTAATAATTTACAAGTGTCAGAATATGGACATTGTCTAGATTTGCAAATCAAAGGGATTTTAGCATACATTCCGGTCTTAGTTGATAACATAGCCATAGCTGCTTTTTTTGCTTCTAATCCTTTATTACTATAACCCCATATATTATTATCTTTTATTAATTGCTTTTCTAATTCTTTTCTATTGTCCACATCTTTTATTTGTTCTACATCATTTACAGCCATATACACTCCTCTAGTTATCTTTTATAAATATTTCATCAAACTTAAATTCGTATGCAATATAATCTTCTTCAGACACAAATGTTTCTTTATATACATTTATTCTATTTATTTTATATTTATCATTTTCAATTGTCTTTATTTCATCTATGTATTTAGGAATTTCTAAAACTCCTGTTCTATAGATTATTACTGGATTAGCATTAATGTCCTTTTTTCTTTCTACAGTAAAACGACCATTTAATTCTATTTCATTATTAATTTTTAAATTAGACATATTATTTACCCTCCTTTAACAATTTATTACGCATTTTTTATCTGTAATAACAAAAAACCTAGTCAAGTATTTTAATTGATACTCAACTAGGTTTTTATTTTTATTTCATATTAAAATGGTAGGAAATCATATATAGTTTTAATTTTTATAAAATTTTTCTGAGGGTACCAGGTCTTATATGAAAATTTTTGATGTGAGAATTCTAGCCCCCGGGGTAGGTTCTCGTGTTGAAAATTTAATGAAAAAAAGAAAGGAGATGGTACCCTTGGAAAAATTCATATGGATATTTAGAAAACCAATTGCCATTGGGATTTTTATTAGCTCATTTGTTATTGGCATATCAATAGCTATAAAAATTTTGATGATAGATCGTATCGAAATAGCAACTAATGCTATCAAGATATGGTTTAAGTAATTGGTATAGGGTGATGTTAGCAGCATTGCCCTTTTTCTAATTATCCACATAAATATTATAACAAAAAAAGATTAAAAAATTAAGAAGAATTAGGTGATAAAATATGATATATCAAAATATTTTAAATGGATTATGTGATATTTATAATCTTCCCAGAATAAAAGTAGTTTTTAATAAAGATTATCTAACCAATCCTAATGCTGGAGGACAATATAATTTTATTACTAATGAAATTATTATTGATGAAAATGAGCAATGTATAATGGAAATTTTATTTCACGAATTTCGACATTATTGGCAATATAGAAAATATGCAAAAATTTTTATATGGTGGACTTGTCGGAGTATGGGATTATTTCACAAATTATATTGGACTAAATTTTGTTCAATAGAAGAGGATGCTAGAATTTTTGGTAATACTTTAGGAGAATCTAGTAGAAAAGATCTATTAGGACTATATAGTACAGAACAATTGTGTTATTTAAGAGATAATCAAACAGCATTAAGATATGCTATTGATTATGTTGAGAATTTCCTCTAATTAATTCAGGAAAACCATTTTTATGAATTCTTTTTATAAGTATTTTATGTGATTTAATTTTAAATTTCTTTTTATCCTTTTCATTGTAATAAAAAGAAGTTAAACCAAAATTAAAATCATTTTTTTTATCAAGCATAATAAGACCTCTTTTCTTAATAGCATTTATCTTAAGTATATATCTATTAAGAGAAGAGGTCAATTTTATTATTATAAAAGAAAGGCTGTTTACTATGAAAGAATTATTAAAAAGAATTGCATCTACTATTGTTAGTATTAGTTTAAAAATTATTGTTTATTTTTGGTTAATTAAATTAGCTAAAAAATATGGAACTAGTGTTCCAAAGGTTAATTTTATTAAAGAAAAAGAAGAAAGTACTCTTGCTTATTATGGTAAAGGCTCAATACGTATAGACATATATAAACATCATTCATTTGAAACATTAAAAAGAACTGTATTTCATGAATATCGTCATCATTGGCAATGGAGCAAACAACATTTAATTTTTCAATGGTGGATTGAACATAATGAGATTTATGCAAACTTATATCCTTATACCAGTATAGAACTAGATGCGTATAGATTTGGAAATAGCTTAGGAGTATTAGATGATGATTTAGTTTTTAGATTAATGCCTTTAGAAGCTATTGAGAACTGTTATTCTGATGGTTCTTTAGAAGAAGTTTTTCATAAGCTTTCTTATCTCCTAAACCAAAACAAATAGTTCTTTGATTTTTAGGAATATCGTCGACTTTATCTGGTTTAACGTATTTAATTGCCCATAAAAAAATTTTATCTTTAAGTTTATTAAACATAATATAAGACCTCTTTTCTTAATAGTTTATATCTTAATTTAAGTATATATCTATTAAAAGAAGAGGTCAATTTTTTATGTACACATATTGAAAGGAGGTGATGCTTATGAGATTTAAAAGATACAGAAGACTAATAGCTATAAGTTTTATAATCGCTATTGCACTAGTGATTTATTTAACCTGTAGCTCTAGTCATATCGAATTTGAAATTAGTGTTGGACCATCAACATTACATTTAACATTCGATAAATAAGCTAACATCAATGAGGAGTCAGTTTTATAATTGGCTCCTTATTAGTCTTCTGTATGTATTTATATTTTAATTTACGGTGTGTTAAAAATCAATGTTTTATTAAAAGAAAGAGGTATTTATTATGAATTTATTAGTTACATTAATTATAGTTATGGTAGTTTTATCTAATATTACAGCTCTTAGAATTGTTATATTAAGTATAAAATCTAGTTTTACTTTTGATATTAATTGGATAGAAGATTTATTTAAGTTTATTACAGTAAATCCTCCAGTTAAAGAAAAAAGAGATAAAATTAAAAGATATGCATTTAAACGTACGTCTTTTAACAAAGGTTATAAGTTTATTAATAAAGTAAAATGCGATAAAAATATATTTGTTAATAAATTAGCTAAAAATACTAAAATAAAATTCGCTAAAAGTTTAAAACGTAATAAAACATACAATAGATATAGAACATTAAAAATGTATTATATAACAAAACTTTTTCCTATTTTAAAACAGAATGGAAAAGTATTCTTTTCTATAGAGAATAATGACTCTATATCTTTTTATATGTGGCATGACGTTAAAGAATGTTGTAGTAGTATGTCGTTAGATGCTAAATGTTCTAAAATTACGGGTTGGAAATATAATAGTAGATATAATTATTTTAATGATTATATTTGCTTTTCTTACAAACACAGCTATTACAATTTAATAAATTATTTAGATTTTAGTTCAACTAGTATGAATAAGACTAAAATTTTAAATGAAAAACAATTTTATGAAGAAATATTAAAATTGTTTGCTGAATAATCATAATATTCGTATCTTTTACTGGAAGGAGGTGATTCCAATGCACAATAAAAGATACGATAGAATGAAAGCCATTCTATTTGTAGTATTAATCCTAATACTGCTATGGAATGGCTTTTCTTCTAGTCATTTTAAATTCAGTGTAGACCTTGTTCACCCATCGTTTACTATTGAATTTGATAATGACAAATGCAACTGTAATTGTTGCTGGAAGAGAGAGGAGCAACCCTCTCCTTCTATCGTATATATTTATATTCTAAGCTAAGTTAGGTTAAAAATCAATCAGAAAGAAAGAGGTTTTTTATTATGTTAAAAGTATTAATTAATATTATCTATTTTATTTTATATAGACTAAAAAAGTCTCCATCTATTGGAGAAGTAATTGCTGACATTGTATATAGTGACAGATATGATGATATAAATAAAATATATCATCATATATCAAAAATATTTTGCATGAAATATAAATTATCTCATGTACCTAAACTTATTATAGAGGATATGGATACATGTATTGATGGTCAATATGATCATAATACATGCAAAATATATTTAAATAAACATAATGCTAGTTTAGATAGTATTATGGGAAAAACAGCTGTTTGCTTAACTATATTGCATGAATATCGTCATCATTGGCAATATCATAATTTAAAAGAAGAATATATGTGGTGGATTAACCATAAAGGAATATATTCTAAATTGTACAACGTTTGCCCTATTGAAATAGATGCTAATAGGTTTAGTAGATCAATAGGAGAAGATGATGATAAAATAATTTTTGAATCATTACCATTGAAATTATTCAAAAATTATTATAATTCAAAAGATTTAGATGAAGAAATTGAAGCAGAATATGCTCTTCGTAAAGCAATATATGCTTTAAATTCTGATTTAAATAAATAACAATATGGTTGAAACACCTTAAGAAAATAAAAAAGAACCTCATCCGCACATGAGGTTCTTTTTGTTATGTCCGAAAGGAGATGATTCCAGTGAACATAAAAAGATATGACAGAGTTATTGCTTTAATAGTCGTTGTATTGTTAGTATGCATTTGTGTAATAACAACTACACATGTAATTAAAGAAATAAGTTGTTATATAGACTATGTTTCATTTGATTTCAAGTCTTATGGCAAAGAAATTCATTTTGAAATAAAGTTTAAATAACTCATAACATATCTAGGAGAATATTATTAAATGTAATAATACTCTCCTAGATATACTCTGTTATATATATTTTAATTCAATGTATGTCTAAAATCAAATTTTATTTAAAAGAAAGAGGTTATTTTATTATGAAAAACATTGAAACAAAAACTATTAACAACACTAGTGAAGGAGATGCTGCTACTATGAAAAATTTATATGTATTTAACAATCAACATTATTTTGAAAAGAACAATGCTATATTCTTAAAAAGAGGAGATAAAAGCTATAATATCTTAGAAATTACAGCTGACTTTAAGAACAATAATAAAGAAAATAAAATATTCTTAGGACATTTCTCTTGTCGTATAGTGTCTCAGGCATGGAATAGAATGAGTCATAATTTACGTATTCAAAATGAATATGTAATAACTCAATTGGGAGATGCAACTTGGAATAAAAAGAAAACAGATACTAATATTGGTGGTTGGGATATAGTTAATCGTAAAATGAATCATGTAAAAAGATTCACTTTTGACGAAATACAGTTAAAAATAGTAGGAAAAAATAGTGCTATTCAAATGATGAATGCCCACGCCATTTTGATTTATGGTGCTGGTACTGCAAATATGAGAATAGTTTTGCATACGTCTACAAAAGACGGTAATGAACATTTTATTAGAATGGATGATCGTCCTGCACGTGAAACTGAAAATGATTTTAAAACATATAAAAGTTTATCTGTGATGAAGGCAAAATATTTTGTTGATGAAAACAACAAATATAAATTAGGTATATTGGTGTATCCATTAGGTAAATCTTTAGTAAAAGATGAAAATGGCGAAACTATTGGTTTTCAATCTTCATCTGCTTCTCAGATGAAAGCATATACTCTTACTATTCCAGAAGCAAGCAATATTAAGAGATTAAAAGAAAGATTTTATGAAGATACTAATGGAACATATAAAAGTATCTTTAATAAAAGAAAAGAGTTGTCTCTTAAAAAGATAGCTGGTCTCGCAAATAGATTATCATTAGCTAAACCATCTACTGGATTATGGGATAGTAAAAAATTCCATTTAAAAGCAGTTGCTATTTATATGGGGAAATTTGCTGACAAAGAAGGTAACGAATGGATGGACGGTGAGCATTTAGGTGCTGCTGAATCTTTAGCTCAAGCTATTAATGCTGAACAACCAAATAAGTATGCTGTTACTTCTGATAGTTTAATAGGTGTACATGCACAGAATAGACCTTTTGCTGGGTTTAAAACAAAAGCTAGATTTGTTCAGGCAAAAGAAATAAAATATCTAGTAAAAAATATGAAAAAAGAAATAGTAGTTTTATATAAAGATAAAATTACTGAAGACATTCAAGATAATTTTGATTTAGGAGTTAAATACGGAGAAGGTATTTATGCTGATAAAATTGTTATTGTTTGTGACAAAGACTATGATCCATTTGATAACGATAATATTATCGATGCTTTTGTTGATTTAAATGGTCTTAAAATTTCTTGGGATCTAAAAACGGATTCCAATTGGCACATATTAAAATTTAGTCATGCAGATAAATTAGCTGATGATGGAGGAAAAACATCTAATCAATTAATTCAGAGCATGATTACCGCAGATGCTGAAGGAACTATTGCATGGTTAACTGATAAATTAGTTCAACAAGAAGTGACTAGACGTAGTTCTATTGATGATTCAAAGGTGAAAAATATATCGGGAGATTCTTTTAATAATTTATCATTAGATGTTGCAACAATAGCAATGCAGATTGCTCCTAATTATGTAAAAACAAAAGATCAGTATTTATTTAGATCTTTTGCAGATAACTTTATTAAAGGTTCTGTTAATAGAGTATCTAATTGCAATGTGCCTTTATCTGGTGCTTATTTAATGGTTTCTCCTGATATAGCTACATTTTATAATGATCTTAAAATCTTAGGTATTGTTGAAGAAAATGGTAAAAAATATGTTGAAGTTCTTTGTCCACATGCTGAAAGATTGGGTATTAAATATTTTGTATGTATTAAATATCCTAAAATGCATACACAGGAATTTATGTTATGCAAAGTAGTATCTATTGAAGAATACTGTAATAGAGTTGATAAATTAAATTTACCTTTAATAGAAAAAGAATTTATTAAAACTAATGCATGTCATTCTTCAGAAGGTATATTAGTAATTCCTTCTATTGAATTGTTAAAAAATCAGATGGCGGGATTAGATTTTGATAGTGATTCTGCTCAATGCTTCTACGATAAATTTGTAGTAGATACTATAAGCAAATTGGATATGTTAGCTGTTAAAATTGAAGCTCCAACAAATACTATGTCTAAACATATGTATTCTTCTACACTCGGTATGGGTATGCTTGCTAAATATGCTATGAATGAAGACATGAAAAATGTAGGACAAGTAACTGTAATGAATGAAGTTTTCATCGAACTAGCTCGTTTGTTAAAGAATGGGAATGATAATGAAAAAGAAAACGCATTTAATGCATTTTATACTATTTTTGGTTTTAATGGTGACGGTTATGAAACTTATGATTCAGAAAGTCGTTTAGATAAAGATTTTGAAGATTTTGATGGCGTATATGCACCTATCAATTTTTCTAAAGAAGGATTAAAATACACTACTGTTTCAATTGAATACGCTGAAAATGTTATTTATGCTGCTTGTCATATGAGACCATCTATAGCTAATGCTATTAAAGTTTTAGATACATTACAATCTATTGAACGTATGTATCAGGAACTAACTATTGATTCAGTGAAAAATGCATATAATTTTATTATTCCATATGAAGTTTCTCCATATGCTCAATTAAAAAGTCGTGAAGAAATTGATTTTAAAATTTTGTGGAACGATACAGAACAAAAATTTAAATATGTGATCGATTTAGATGATACAGGTTTTATTGATAAAAAGAATAATGCCAGCATTTTAATGATAAAAGATATAATTCAGCATGCAAGAATAGCTGGTTTTAATGAAATCAAAAAATCTGCTGAAAAATTATTATCTATAAAGCAAGAAGTTGATCCTTTAGTAATTAATTTAATATCATCAGCTTTATCAGATCCTATTAAAAAAGAAGTGTCTGATGCGATTTATTCTCAAAGAAAAATATTTGGAGATATAAATAATCTTAAAATAAAAGAATTAAATTCAATTAAAGATGATGATTCTTCTTCAAAACAATTTATTAATGACAAATACAATGAATTGTTTAAAGTATTGGCTAATAATATTCGTATTATCTTTAAAGAAGCAGGTATTGTTGATAATGACGATAAAATGTCATGTTTATTTGCTGCTGTTGCTAAAGAAAATATAGAAAATGGCGAAATAAGCTTTGATGCTAGTAGTACTAACTATATTGCAAAGCTTTTACCAGAAGAATATATTTTATTCATTTTAGATCATTATGCAGAAACATGTATGACTAAAGATAAAGTATTGTCTTATGAAAATTGTAAAGATGGAGATAAAATAATATTTACTAATGGAACTGGTGTTAATAAAGAAGGAGGTAAGGTTATTACAGATGCATCTTTAAATGGTGAATTTATTTTTAGAAAAGAATTAATCATTAAAAGATGTTATAAAAATAAAGTTATTCATAGCTTCTCTAATAAAAATCTAAATTATTATGGAGATATAAAAAATAGCTTTAAAACAAAATATTCATATGACAAAGTAATTGGTGAAAAAGTATGGATAGAAAAGCCTATTAAAGACTTTATTCAAATTCCAGAAGTAGATCTTAGTCAAAGATTATTTATTACTAATGATTATAAAAGTGATTCTGAAAATGTTCTTCAGTCAGACATTGATGAATTATGTGTTTCTGCTGAAGTTATGTTATCAGCTTCTGGTAAAACTGGTAATGGTACAATTAATTCTATTATCGATAAAACAGGTAGAGCTACTAGAATAGGCCGTATTAAAGTTTCTAATAGTAAATTAGAACGTAAACTTTATCATAATTTCAGAGGAACTATTTCTCTTACAGTGTCTGGCTCAGTTAAAAACGAAGGTAAAAGAAATGCTCATATTTGTGTAGGTATTTTATCCAACGTTAAAGAAGCAAGCCAAGAAGAAATAAAATTTGTTCAAGAAAACAATGTTCAGATAGATAGCAATGTTACAGAAAGTAAAGTAGAAGTTAAATCTAAACTATTGCAGTCTATGGAAAATAAACTAAATAATCAGAATATTGTCGACGAGAAGAATAAAAATGTGAAAAAAGAAACAATAAGTAAGCCATCAACTTTAATGAGAAAAATGATGGATAGTTTATTAGAAAAAGAAAAACCACAAGCAAAAGAAAGTACTTTATTAAAAGAACTTAAATCTGCTTGTGGTTCTCTTTTTAATGATTAAGTTGTCCCAAAACTTAATTAATTGAGCGGCTCTTTATGAGTCGCTCTTTAATTTTAACTTGTTTTACTTAAAAAATCAAGATTAAAGAAAGAGGTAATTTACTATGTTAAATATCAATACAATTTTAAACAACAAAATCATGGAAGTTTTAGGTGGAAATAAAGAGTTAACTAATAAAGTCATGAATACAGTATTTGATACTATGTATGAACAGGCAAAAATTGCAAAACAAGCAATTCAAATAAAAGATTATAAATTAACTATATATCCTGTAAACAGCAATAAGGCTACTGATATAAGTAAAAATAAAGTTAAAAATACTACTAAAAATTCTATTCGCAGAATAGCTATTATTGGCCCTAACGACAAAGCATTAAAAGAATGTGTATCATTACAAGAACGTATGTATAATTACGTAAAAAATGTTATTAAACATTATGGTCAAGCACAATTTGTTACTTGTCCTGATATTAATTACATGGATTTAGAATGTATCATTGCAGCTGCTTGTGATAGAGTCAATAAAGAGAATAATAAAATGGTTGCTAAAATAATAAATTATATTGGTATAAAAGATGATAAAAGACATCATAGTGCATCAGTTCTTACTTTAAAAGCACATAAACCAATATATAGTGCTATTAATTGTGCTGATGAAGTTATATTATTAGCTAATAAAAATAATATGAAAGAAGATCATTTAGCTGTAAAAATGGCTCAGGTTATAGAAGTTAATATTAAGAAAAAAGGAATAAAAAAACTATTTCAACATATTAACATTGGAAAAGATGAAAAACAGTCTAATGATACAAATGAAGTAAAAAAATGTGAAGATAATATTGTTGTATCTTTTATAACTGAAGAAGAATTAGATAATATCGATACTATTTTTAGAGAAAAATCAATACAAGATATTGAAAAAGGTCAATATAAAAACATATTAAAAACATATAAAGGAAACTCTAAAAAAGATTTAAAATATCTAATTATTTCTTATCTATTCGTTTGTGGCGGTAAAAAGGGAAAATACAGTGGTGCAACATTAGGTTCTTTTAAAAGATTAATTAATACCGCTAATAAAAAAGGTGTTGAAGAAGCTGTTAATGAATTATGTACATTAGGTGAAATCAATATAGAAGATATCCCTGCGGGACAGAATTAATTGACCTGCGGTACGTTATTCGCACGCTTAGCCTATATAGTTCCATACGTGGACTATAATAGAAGTAATATATATAAAGGAGATATTGATATAGTTATTATGTTAGATATCTCCTTTTTATTTAATTTATCAATTAATTCTATTTTTCTATTCTTCTATTGTAAATCATTTTTTAGAATTTTTATATCTTTATATTAAGGAGGCATTTATATGATTATTGTAAAAACTATTATTGTTAATCTATTAAAAAAAGAATGGTTGTTGTCGTTTTCTAAATACAGTACTTTTAATCAATATAAGGAGATAATAAATAAATGTCTTCTTGATATTGATGAAGATAACTTTATTGAGGAAATTAGAATATATTCTTCTATTATAAAGATATTAGTATCTAATTATGATAGAACACATCTATTCTTTATTTCCTGCGGTGTTAATAATCAGAATATAGATATTATAGAAATTTATTGATAGTTTTATGCTATAATCTTATTGTAGTCTTATTTTTCTATTAAAGGAGGAATAATGTTATGGATAATTTAGCTTATGTTAACGATAGAAATATTAAAATAAAAACTGAATTAATTGACGGCAAAATCTTTATGATGTCTCCACGTCCTAGAGTTGAGCATGCTACTGTTTGCACAAATATTGCTAGTGAATTTAGATCATATTTAAAAGGCAAAACATGTCGTGCATTTTGTGACGGTGTTGATGTATTTTTAGATGAAAATAATAGATTTATACCAGATACAATGATTGTATGCAATCCAGATATAATAAAACATGATGGTATACATGGAGCACCTGATTTAGTAGTTGAAGTTTTATCTAAAACTACAGCAAAAAATGATAGAAGTAAGAAGAAATATACTTATGCTAAATATGGTGTAAAAGAATACTGGATTGTAGATGTATGGAGTAAATCAGTTGAGGTTTATTATAATCAAAATAATTGGTTTGTACTAGATAATATATATTATTATTTAACAGATGAAGAAATAGCTGAAAATAATAATATGTCAGATAACGATATAGATAAAATAAAAGAATATACGGATTCTATAAAAGTATCTATTTGCGATAATTTAATAGTAAAATTAAAAGATATATTCGAATATATTTAGAGAGAACAGCGATTGTTCTCTCTCTTTTTTTTATTTTATATTCATCTTCTATATTTAGTTTAAAATTTTTATTTACTACTATTCTATAGTAATTTTTTCTTTAGAATTTTTATATTAAGAAAGATTGGTGAAAATATGATTTTAAATATAAATTATATAAAGTTATTAGAAGAAACATTGAATGGACGTAAAAATCCATTTAAGAATGAGAAAGAATATTATAATAAAGTCCAAGAAGTAATAACGAATACATTTTATAGTTGTAATTTTATGTATAGTGAAGAAGAAAAAAGAAATGCAATTATTAACAATATAAAAGTAGCTATTGAATTAATGATTGACGAAAGAACATATAAAAAAGATGATAATATAGCAATTAGCTATACTGAAATACATTTTTAATAATTCTTTTTTCCTTATTTATAGTTAATTTTTAATTTACTACTCTTCTATAGTAATTCTTTTTTTGAAATTTTTTTAGTAAAGGAGATGATAATATGTTTAAAGTTAATCCTCTTGAAAAAGAGGCGATTAAAGAATTATTTAAAGATCCTGTATTTAAGCGTAATTACTTATTCGTTTTAAATACAAATAATGAAGATGTGTCAGATCAAATAAAAAGAGATATTAATAAAAAAAAATATGAAATAATTAAAAGGAGATATGCGTGATGACTGAACAAGAAAAACAAATCTTAAAAGATCTATTTGAAACAGAACCTCAGATTAAAAGAGCATATCAATATGCTGTAAACAATAAAGATGCAGAGATGTTAAAACATATTGAAAAATCTATTAAGAGAATGTCAAGATATAGAGTAGCTTGAATTTTCTCTTCTTCTATATTTTGTTGTAAATTTTTATTTACTACTATTCTATGGTAAATCTTTTTTTGAAATTTTTTTAATATTGGCAAAAATATAGCCGATATAACAGAAAGGAAGTTTTATATATGGCAACAGTAAATATTTTTAATGTTAACAAAATGATCGTTTTAGGTGTTAGAAACAACACTATCGTAAGATTAAGTTATGATATTAACAAGAAAGGAGATGCAGTTCCTTTTATTTATGAAAACAAAGATTTTTCTAATCATGCTTTAGGTTTATCGCTTATGGCTTTAACGATTAATCAGTTAATTGAAATTAAAGAAAAATCGGCAACTATTATTGCTCCAACAGATGTGGTAATTAGAATGTTGCAGATCAGAAAGATTTTAAATCAAAATAATGATATTGATATTGACTCTTTAATTGAGACTATAGCAGATCAATGGACAAATATGCCTGATGATGAAAATCTTTTTGAATCATTAAAAGATGTATGCGAAGCGTATATCAACATGATTAATAATGGTTTTTCGTATAATTTCGTTAAAAGACATACGTTAGATAGATGGCAACTCAATCGTAATGCGTGTGAAGAAAGCGGGATTCAAGATGGAGATATCTTGTTATTTAAAGATGGTGTAGATACTAAATATGGCATTAACAGTTTAGACACGTCTTATCTAAACGGAGAATTTAAAGTTTCTGTGCAAGAAACAGTATCTAATGACAGAATTTTTAAAAATTATTATATTCCAAGAAAAGGTCTTAATGTTTATTTAATGAGAGCTCGTAAAATGAATAAAATTTTAGAAGAAATGTTACCATCAATTGAATTAGAGGATATCAGCGTAGGAAAAGAAAGTAAAGAATTATTAGCATAATAAAAGAAGATGTGTGTTATGAAAACATAGCACACATCTTACCCTTATTATATGAACCAACGAGATTATTATAGCATAACAGATAAAAAATTACAAATAGAAAGAGGTTATATTATCATGAGAACTTATACAGATGTAGGAATTATGCGTGGATGGGGAACTTGGAGCGCATTAAGAGTAGAAAAAGATAATAAAATCAAAATAAAAGTTCCTCAAAGTCAAATTAATAAAAAAACAGGTTTATGTAAAAAGTCTGTTAAGAATATATTAAATAAAAGCATCTTTACAATTGAAGATGCAATTAACTTATATAAAAAAGGTGTAGTAGTAACTACACTATAAAAAGGAGATACTATTATGAACATTGAAAAATTAGTTTTAAGTACAGCAAAAGGTGTAATGACAGTTGGAGAATACGGATTTAAAGGAGCTAAAGTTATATGCTCTACTGGTCATACAGTAGCAAATGGCTTACGTACTACTGCTGATGTCATTGATACAGCAAGCTCTATTGGCGAAAATAAATGCCAAGAAGGTGCTGATTGGTGTAAAATGGCTAAAGAACAGTATAAGAAAAAGATTATTATGATTGTTCAAGAAGAAGCCGCTCAACTAGCTTCACAAGGCATTGAACTAACAGAACAGGAAATGAAAAAACTGTTCGATACAACTGTGCAGAAAGTACAATCTAGTTCAACAGCTACTAAGCCAGTAATTAAAAAAATGCAATTAGCATAATATATAAGAGGATTACTAATGCAGTTTATCTGTGTTAGTAATCCTCTTATTTTTTCATAATATTATGGTATAATAAAAAATAAAAGGAGATGAAAAATATGCCAGAGATAAGCAGGTTTTTAGGAATTATTATAAGAATGATGTTTATGGATGATGAACAACATCATAAACCACATGTTCATGTCCAATACGGTGATTATAAGGCTTCTATTAGTATTGATGGAGAATTATTAGCAGGTTATCTTCCATCTAAACAATTTAAAATAGTAGTCGCATGGTTGTGTATTCATGAAAATGAATTATATAAAGCTTGGAATAATGCTGTACGTGGATTACCATTTAATAAAATTAAACCTATAAAATAAAAGGAGTTGTTTTTTATGTTTACAAAAAATAATATAGTATATGCAAGTCAACCAACAAAAGACTTAGAAGTTGTTGATTTTAAAATCTTAGACTATATGTATATGATTATATCTTTCTCTAATGGAGAACAACGAGTATTTGATGCTACTTGTTTATTAGAATATCCAGTATATCAACCGTTAAAAGATGAAAAAATCTTTAATGCTGTTGAGATTCGTAATGGAACATTATCTTGGTGTAATAATAAAATAGATATTGCGCCAGAAATGTTATATAAAAAAAGTTACGAATATACTGCTCCTGAAGAAATATGTATGTAACCTTATATAGACATATTAATAACATACGCTTTATATGTTGTTAATATGTCTATATTTTTCTACATTACAAATATTATTTTACGGTCGCCATGTTCCGTTCATGGCTTTTTTGATGACGACGAAAAGAATTACTCACTATAGTCATAGCTTTTACGTATATTTAAAACATCAAATGTATAAAAGTGTTTAAAATTTACGTAAAAGCTGTATAAAAAATAGTATAAAAATACATTGACGTTATTCATACATATAAAAATAAATTATACGTTTTTGCTTTTTAGCAAAAAATATAATAAAATATAGAGAAGAACCTAGTTATATTAGCTATATTATAGATATATTACAGATATATTTAATTGTTATAGATATATTTAGTTATATTTAGTTATATTTAGTTATTATAGTTATATTAAGTTATTAGTATTATATGGTTTATTGTTTATTATACTAATGTTATATTAATTGTTATTATTTATTACATAACTGCAAATAAGATTAAATAGTAAATATTTCTCTTTTTCTTTATTTTGCTACCCTTTTTTAGGTTACTGCCTTCTTCTTTTTTTAGCAGTATTCTCTTGTAATTCTTTTTTTGATATTCCGTTTTTAAAAAATGAAGCTATAAAGTCTTCCGCCATGTTCCGTTCATATGAAAAATCGTTATGATATAAGGAAAAAATGGCATTTTATATGATTATTTATATGTTTTCGTTTTTTATAAAATGAAAAAAGTTGAAGAAGTATGTTACCATATCAAAATGCGTATATACACATATAAGCATAAAATTTTTTAAAAAAGAGGTAAAAATAATGATAAATGTATGTATTACAGGACATCGTCCTAATAAGTTATATGGATATAATATGAATAATCCTAAATATGACTGTTTAAGAAAAGTTATTTATAATGTGATTGAAAAATTATATTATAAATATAATAAAAGGATTACACTAATAAATGGTGGAGCATTAGGAGTAGATCAAATATTCGCAAGAGAATCTATTAAATTAAAAGATAGATATAATAGCGATATTGATTCTATTATAAAACTAATACTAGTAAAACCTTGTATGAATCAAGATGTTAAATGGGATAATAATAGTAAGAGAGAATATATAGATATTTGTAACAATATGGACGATATAATTTGTATAAGCAAAGAATATACTAATACATGTATGCAAAAAAGAAATATATATATGGTAGATAATTCTGATATAGTTATTGTTGTTTTAAATAATAGTAACAATAATAATAATGATAATAATAATAAAAGTGGTACAAGTAATTGTTATAATTATGCTAAAAATAAAAAAGATAAAGATATTATATTAATAGATCCTGTTAGTTTTAATGTTACTATAATAAAAAAAATAAAAAAAGAGAGATATATTAGTATAAACTTTTACTGTTATAAATAGTATAAACTTAGATTATAATAAGAGGGAACCAAAAGGAATTGGCGCCATAATTTAAAAAGTTAAGGTGATTATTATGAATGAGGATATTTATACGATAGAAAAAAGAAATGAAATGATACAAAAAGCTATTAAATCATATAAATTTAAAGGCTTTAACTATATTAGAATGGAAGAGCTTTTTGCATTAAAAAATATAATAACATTTTTAAAAGGAATGGCGGGGTATTAAGATATGAAAGATATTTATTCAAAAGAAGAAAGAAATAAGATTTTAAATATGGCCATGAAACAATATGAATGTTGTGGAGTAAGTTTAGAATTGGGAGACTATTTTGTTGTTGAAGAGTATCCAACAATGATATTTAAAATAGATAATGAATGGGATAAAAAGTTAAGATTGTTTTATACTATTATAACTGAAAAATCTTTTTATGATGATTATTGTCATAAACTTAACTGGTCTACGATTCCAGATGAATGTATTAAAGATATTGTAAATAAAATGACATATAAATCATATAATAGTATTAAAACAAGATGTAAATATTATACTTCTATACAAAAATATATTAATAATAACAATAAACAAGAAGATATAGTTTATAATGTAACAAAAGATATGCAGAAAATTTTATCTTCAAATAACTGTTACACTAAAGAGTATAGAATAAAAGAATTGATTTTATATTGGAATTTATTATGTAAAATTATTTACAAACAAGATAATAAAGATATTATAAAAGATATTAAAGATTTAGGATATGTTTGTGCAATTATTTCTAAATAAGAGGACTAATGATTTATGTGTAAAATTTATATACTTAAAAATCATAATAATATATTAGGAGTTTATTCTTCTAGAGAAAAAGCTGAAAGAGCTAAAGAAAAATTTATAGATATAGAAATAAAATATAATAATATATGTAATATGGAATTCCATATTCAAGACTATAAAGTTTTATAAGATTGAAGTACATTAAATTTAATAATATTATGGAGACTTTTTATGAGACATATTTTTACTGAAGATGAACTAAAAAAGCTATGTTCATTTTGGCAAAATCAATTAAAACTTAATAATTGGCGTATTGCGATAGGTATAGAACGAAAAACTGCATTCAATAATAGTCAATCTACAGGGGAAATTGATTATGTATTGCCTTTAGGACAAGCTATTGTTAAAGTATTAGACCCATTAGACTATCCCAATTCACCTTTTAAACAAGACATGGAGATAACTTTGGTTCATGAACTTTTGCATTTATATTTTGCACCGTTTGCCCCATTAAATAATACTTTGGAGCATGATTTTATGGAGAATACAATAGAACAACTAGCTAATATTTTAGTGGCAATGAAAAGAACAAATATACAGGATCAAAAATAAAATGCTAATAATTAAAAAGAATAATATTAATAAACTCAAAAACTATGGTTTTAAAGAAGGAAATTTTTATGATTGGGATGCAGAAAATCATTATATAAAAGATAAAAAATATAAAAGTTTATATTTTAGATTTTGCGCATCTGGTGCAATATTTGTCAGAACAGAAAATATTAATGACAAAGAATATTCATGCTTAGAAATAGTTCATGATAATATGTTTGAAGCAGAAAGCATTGGATTATGTTTACCAGACATATTAATAGACTTAATAAGAGATGGTTTTGTTGAAAAGAGGTGAGAATATGGAGCAAATAAGAGAAGCTAAAAGAATAAATTTTGAGTCTTATTTTGTACAAGATAAATACTATAATAATAGCTATTTTTTCTTAAATAAAGAAAAAGGAGTATTAGGTATAGTATCTGAATATGGAAATATGGGATATGTATTAGATTGTACATGTGAAGATTTTAAAGAGATATTGATAGGCATAGATCCATATTATATGTTATCTAAGTTAAAGAAACCTGTTTTTGATTTAAAAGGTACAGTAAAAAATTTAAAAGAATGGATTTTAGAAACCAGAAAAGAAAATAATTGTACTAAAGAACAAGCTTCAGAAATATGGGAGATGATAGAAGAAATAGAACAAGAAGGTATAGAAGATGAAGGATATATTTTTAAGTTCTTTAACGATAATAGATTTTTAATAGAAGAATTTGAATGTGATTTTTTTTGTGATGTAGTAAGTCTTTTAATAGCTAAGAAATGGACAGAACATGATAAGTTCTTTATAAATTATATCTGGAAAAGTTTTATAGATCTATTAAAAGAAGAAAAAAGGATTAGTTAATGAATAATGATAATATAAGAAGAACATGTCCTATAGGTTTAATATTTGGACAACAAGTAGCTAAATATGCAAAAGAAAATTATATTGATAAATTGTTATCTCTTAATAAGAGAAGAAGATATAATATTGCTCTTAATAAGTTAAAAGAAAACTATTTAGTTGATACACAAGAGTTATATTTATTATCAGAATTAAAGTCACAGATTTTTAAATATATTAGTGACAACGAAGAACAATTTGATAACATAGAAATTTATTTAGATAGTGTTTCAAAATTATTCGATAAAGATTTAAATTCATTAGAACTTGATGAAGACATGAAAAAAGTTCAATATATGTTATTTTACTTTGCATATGGCTTAGGAGAAAAAGTATAAAATAAATACTAATACGTTATATAAACAATTAATTTAAATAAAAAGGAGAACAAAATGAAAGATTTAAGTTATTTAAATAAATATCGTATACAAGCAAGTAGAATATTTGGAAGTATGGGTGATGAACATAATGGTGCATTTAGAATAAAAATTAAAGATAAATGGTTTATAGTGATTGCTTCTAATGGTGGCGGTTGGGAACACGTGTCCGTTAGTCCAGAAAAAAGTAAACAAACACCACGTTGGGAAGAAATGTGTAAAATCAAAGAATTATTCTTTGAAGATGATGAAACTGTTATACAATATATTGTTGCTAAAAAAGATAATATCAATGTAAAAGAAAATTGTTTACATTTATGGAAACCAACTAATCAAACAGTACCAATGCCGCCAAAATGTTTTGTATAAATAAAGAAAGGGAAATACAATGAAAAATAAACATTTATTAAGAAAATTTATGACAGAAAACAATATTGATTTTGATGTGCCTTTTATAGTTAAAAATGGTAACAATGCAATTAAATATAAAATAACAGAAGAAGAAGGAACGTATGGAACTGTACCTAAAATAAGATTTTATAGAAATGAATGGAAAGAAGCAGATTCAAGTTGGCTCATGTTAATTATGTTTTGTGAAGGATATAAGATTATTAAACCAGCATGGAAACCTAAAGATAATGAAAAATTTTGGTATGTTAGTAAAAAAGGAAGCATTTTTTCTAGATCATATGATTTAGGAGATCCAAATGACACTGCTTTGTTTTTAATAGGAAATTGCTTTAAAAACAATAAAGAAGCAGAAGAGAATAAAGAAAAAATGCTTCGAATATTAAATAGAGATAAACCTTTTATAGATTTAAATCCCTTAAATAAGGAATAAGAAAATGAGTAACGATAAACAAAATAGATGTCTATTATGTCAATATATGTGGAGAGATGAGACAGAAGAACCTTGTTGTGACTGTGAATATAATTCTATGTTTATTGATAGTGAATGTAATAATTGTAAGCACGATAAATGTCGAATGCCACAAGATTATCCATGTAATATTTGTACTAAATATTCCCATTTTGAGTCTGATGAAGAAATTGGAACAGAATATTATGAAGAAGACGATAATAATGAAAGCATGAGAAAAATCTTATTTAGAGGAAAAATTGCTTTTTGTAACGATATCCTTGGAAATAAAATAGGTAGATGGATTTATGGTTCATTATTAACAGATAATTTATATAACGAAGCTTATATTTTTGACTCTATTACAGGTGATCAAATTCAAGTAGATACAACAACTGTAGGTCAATATACTGATTTAGAAGATCATGACAAATGTGACATATACGAAGGAGATATTGTAACAGATTTAGCATGTCATAAATACGGCTTAGTATGTTGGAGTAAAGAAGAAGCAAGTTTTATTATTAAATTTAAAGATTATGAAATATGTATGAATGTAGATAATATAAATAGTTTTATCGTATTTGGAAATAAATGGGACAATCCAGATTGGCAGAAAAAATATTAAATAGGTAAGATTATATGGTTAAAAGAGAAGTTAAAAAAATGATTGAAAAAGTTTTAATAGAACAGAATTTTCCTTTGTTAATAAAAGGTATTGAAAGTATATGTTGGAATGGTGGATGTAATGATGAGGAATGTTCATTTTATAAAAATAAAAAATGTATATTTCCTATTCATCCGGCTGAGTGGTGATAAAAATGAATAATAAAAAATTCTATGCAGTAAAAAGAGGTTTAAATACAGGTATATTCAATACATGGGAAGAATGTGAAAAACAAGTTATTGGCGTTGAAGGAGCTTTATTTAAATCTTTTTGGACAAAAAAAGAAGCAGAAGATTATTTAAAACATGCTTTATTTACAAATACTTTTAATCAAGACGATACTTATTATCTTCATATAGATGGATATTATGAAAATAATAGATATGGCTGGGGCCTTGTAATTTATAAAGATAATAAACTAGTAGATACTTTTAATGGAGAAAGTATTTCTGAAGATAATACTGGATTGTATGAAATGGCTGGACAAATTCAAGCAGCTATGAAAGCGATTAAATGGGCTGTTGCTAATAATAAAAAAATCACAATTTGCCATACTTATATCGGTTTATCTGAATGGGTCTTAGGTAATTGGAATGCAAATAAAAGACTTGTAAATAAATATATTTTTTTATCTGAACAACATTTAGATATGATTAATTTTAAAAAAGTAAATAAGTACAATAATGGTCCAATTGATTTAGCAACTAAATTAGCAGAACAGGCTTTAAGACTATAATTAAATAGGAGTATCGTAAAAATATTAAAAAATGCTAGAAAAAATATTGGCAGTTGTATAGAGCCATTAGTTTATTTAAATAAAAAATGAGGTAGAAAAATAAGAATGAATAAAAATAATAATTTAAGATTAACATTGAAAAAAATTAATAATAAAACATATGAAATTAAATCTTTTATGGAATTAATTCCTGGAGACAATATATCTGTATTTGAACCTATTGAACCAGAAGATGTTCTAAATAAAGGATACGTATACGATTCAGGTATCATTACTGATGATAATTATATTGTAAAAATGAAAGAGCTAAGTCCTAGTTATTTAATTGTAATGGATAATTTTTTACTAGAAGAAGTAAAAGAAGTTTACAATACTAATTTAACTGGAAAAAAGTATTTCATTACATCTAAACCATTAGAAAATGTTTTAAATAAAAATTCTTCAAACTTTGTAGGAGATTTTATTGTAAAAGAACGATATTCGCCTATAAAAGGTTTGATTATTGATAATAAAAAGGAATAATAGCTTATGAATATAGGAGATACTATTCGACAAATAAGAAAACGAAATTATTTGTCTCAAAAACAATTAGCTAATAAGATAGGTGTAAAGAGAAGTACAATAAGTATGTGGGAAAATAATAAACGTACTCCAAATGCATTAGCTTTAGCATCTATCTTTAAATTGTCTAAAACATATATAAATAATAATTCAATAAAAGTAGAGATAAAAGATATGAAAATAGATGAAAATACATTAGTTGATATAAAAGGTATTATAGATGGAGTTGTTTTTATTGATTCTTATACAGATATAGAAGATATCAAAAATAAAGTATATGAAACAATAGAAACAGGTTTAGAATGTACTAATTTAGAAAATGATTTATCATTTATTATTAATTTTATAGATAATAAAGATAATATTCGATTCATAATTAGTATTTATAATACATGTAGGGCAAAAAGATTTAATGTACATAAAATAAGATCACAGTTAAATGATTTTATTTATGATTTTAACAATAATTTTGATATTATAAATGATATGTATCAAGGTTATTGTATTCAAATAGCTGACATGAATGAGGTATGTATCATAAGTAATGAGGAAACAAAAAATTTATCTTATAAAATTATAAAAAAGGAATATGATTGAAAGGTGATAAAATGATAAAAGATTGTTCTATGTGTGTATATAAAGATAAATCTTATCCAGATCAATATCCTTGTACTGCTTGTGTTGATTGTTCTATTTTTACGATACGTCCGTCATGCGACTATTGCGCATGGAATGACAAAGAGAATGTAAATTTTTGTTGGATGTGTAATACTTATGAGGACTTAGAAGATGTTATTTATTTTGAGCCTTCAAAAAAGCTATTGACTAATGAAGAAAAAGAACATTTAAAAAATAAAACTAATAAGAAATGAGGAAATAAAAATGACTTGTTTAAAATTAAAAGATAATTATGTGGCTAATTGTATCAGAAAACATATGAGAATTAATGTAAAAAAACAAGATGAATTTTATTATAAATTAGCTAAAATAGCTAAAGAATGTGTTGCATATAATTATATATATGGTATTGATATGGTTTGGGATTTTAAAAAGAATTGTTGGATTACATCTAAAAATAATACACTTGATATGTTTAATACTGCTTGTAAAATAGGAGCAAATTTAATTAATATGAATATTCAAACATTAAAAAAAGCAATTGATATTGTTTTTGAATTAGGAGAAAATAATGAATCTCAACAATTTTATATGCCATCTACTTCAAGAACAATATTGGCTTTAAAGAAGGAATTTTGATGAATATGATTAATATAATATGCAAATATCAAGAGTGGTTAACTGATAATTTGACAATAAAGTTAATAAGTAATAATAAAAAAGAACAAGTATATTCTATAGTTACTCCTTGTATGAATATGGATAACGATTTTATTGAAATATATATAAAAGTTCTTAATTTTAATAGAATAGTAATAACTGATGATAAAAATTCTATTAGCAGATTAACTATGCAAGGATTAAATGATGAAAATAAAATATTGTTATTAAAAAAAATAGTTATATCAAATGATTTCTGCATAACAAACGATTTTTGTATAGAAAAAGAAATAGATTATTCTGATAAAGAAATGCTAGGATACTATATACAAAAATTAGTATCTATTATGCTCCAGGCAGAAAGTTTACTTTTAATTTAAAAGATGAAGAATATCAAGCTTTGGCTTATAGATTAGAAGATTTTATGCAAGAAATAAACGATGAACGATATGATAATCTATTGAAAGAAAGTTATTTTTGTAAGCAAAATTCTAACTTAAGACCTAAATATAAATTTAATCTAGATCATTGTGGAAGATATATATTCTGCGAAAGTAAAGAAAAAAAACTAGATAAATGTATAGATTGTAAAAGATATGGAGATACTTATATAAAAGTTAAAGAGGTGTAAGTATGTGCCAAACTGGTGTTGTGGAATTTTAAAAATAAGAGGCATAAAACAAGATGTTATTAACTTTTTAACAAAAGGCCTAATTGCTGTAGATTATATAGGAAATGATGTAAAAGAGTCTAGGTTTTATGTTGATGAATATGGAGATATAAATTATATTCCATCTAAAAATCTTAGTTATTTTTGGATAGAAGGTACTAGACGAGGTTTTGTATATCCAGATAATTATAATTGTAATTGTTATAACGAAGAAAAAGATGAAGTAATCGTATGTTTAGATGCTAAGTTCGCATGTACTATTTATACCGAACAGTTATTAAAAATTTCTAAAAAATATAATATAGATTTAAAAATATATGCTTTTGAAGGAGGTATGAAATTTAATTTAGATATAGAAGTATCTAAAGGAAAAGTAATTAAATCAGAAGTTATTAAATTTGATAATTATATGTGGGATTGTATTGATCCTTTAAGTGGAGGTTGATTTTTAAAAGATATAAAAAGGAAAATGATAAAAAATGTCTATAAAAGATATAAATAATGCAATAACAATATTAAGAAATTATTGTAAAGAAAATTATAACGATAATGCTTTTGATAAATGTATAAATTGTAAGCTGCGTGATATAAGATGTAAAGATCCTTGTTTTTATCATGACTATGAGAATAAAAATATAGAACAAAAAGAAGCTATTAATTTACTAAAGAATTGTTTTAAAGATGGAAAATATTGTTCTACATGTATGTTTAGATTTAATTGTGGACAAATTCCTAAGAATTGGTCTAATATCAATTATATAAATCATATGGTTATTTTATCTAATAATGAAATTGAAAGAATAAAACGATGTAATGATAAGTATTATGGTAAAATTATTATAATAAATAATAAAAAAATAAAAATACTTTTTATTTCTCAAGATAAAAATAATGATATTTATGATGTTATTGTTATGGCTGATGATGTTTTATTAACATCATACTCACATTTTAATTTGATTAGTAATTATAGTATTTTACTGAAAGGGAGTATTTTTTTATATAATGCATGATAAAAAATATGTTATAATATTATCCTATAATGAAGTTAAACAAATAAAAGAATATGTATTAAATAATTCTATTTGTTGCATTAAAATACTTTGTATTAAAGATAAAAAAATAACTTTTATGGTTAGTAATTTAAAACGTTATGGATATGAGAATGTTTTTAATACAGGCTTATTTGTTAATGGTTTTAATGCAGTAGAACGACCTTCTACCAAAGAAAACTTAGAAGGTGTATATAAAGTATCTCCCTATAGTATATTATATAAAAGAAAAATAGTAAAAAGGAACAAATTATTATGGCTATATATTATAAAACAATAGAAATAAATTCATTATTAAAAGAATATTTCCCAATATATAATAATCGTTCTATTCTATGTCAAAAATGGATATCTAGTAGATGCAAGATTATAGATGGTGTTCCTAAAGCATATATGATAGATTTAAGAGGAGAATAGAAATGCCTTGTTTTATGAAACATATAAATATAGATAGTAAAGATATTTTAAATATAATTCCTAAAGATGATGATAAATTTCCATATAATAAATTATTATATGTATCTACATTTGAAAATAAATATAAAATAAAAATTTACTTAAAACAAAGAGTACCTGGAGGCTATATAGCATTTAAAATATTTTTATACAATGATAAATTACATGCAATAAAAACATTAGAAACAGAAAATATAGAACAAGGTGAAATTAAATTTATAATAGATAATGATATTTATGTTGTAAATGTAAATGTAATTAATAAAATAAAATATTTTGGAACTATTTTTTTGTCTAAAAAAGATACAAATAAAAATATTATAGAGAAAAAAATAAAACTTCATGATAATAGTAAGTTAGATTTTATATTGTATAATATAAAATCTAATAATGTATATTGTATTGAAAATGCACGTTATATAAATAAAGATTGTGACATAGAAAGTATTCGTTTAGCAGAAAGTTCATATAGTAAAAATATATTTAATGGTTATAGATGTATTCTTTTAAAAAATACAGATTTTAATTATTTATATAACATAACAGTTTATGTTTTAACAGAATAAAAATGATGGTTATCATTTATAAATTTATATCTATTATGTTTTGTAATGTACATAATAGACTTAATAGGAGAATAATAATGTCTTATTTTATTGAATATGCTTCTATAGATAGTAAGTATTTTTATGAAGCATTGAATTTTAAACGTCAATACCCATATTCTAAATCTTTTTATCAAATAAATTTTTCTAATGGATATTTTGCTAAGATCAATTTATCTCAAGAACAATATGACATGATACCTTATTTTACAGTAAACTTATATGATAAACAAGAAACATTAATAGGAACTTATTTTATTATGTCAGATATGCAAGAAATTAATAAAATATCATTTTATAAAAATAATGATTTTTATGTCATATTCATATCAATTATTAATAAACATAAAGTTTTAGGAGTTATTTCTTTACCATCTAAACTTCTAAAAGATAATAAAATATGTTTATCAGAAAAAAAATATACTTTATATAATAATGATAGAGTGTATTTGTCAGTGAAAAATAATGATATAAGAATACATTATAGACTTAATAATCATTATAGTAATATAGACTATATAAAACTAGGTAAAGATTATGAGGATAAAAAAATAGTTAATAGTTATCAAATGTATTCTTGTTTTAAGAATATAGAATTTATGCATATTTTTGATATAAAAATTTATATTTTAATTAGTTAAAAGGTGTGATGATATGGAAATATTAAAATACTATAAGAACTCACAAATAAAAATTATACTAGAAATAGGTATTGATTATAAAAATCAAATTTATAATTTTACAAGAGAATTAAAATATGATATTGACGAAAGTAAAAGATTAGATAAAGACTATGAAGAGTATTTGTTAAGAATTGTTGATAATATTCTTAATGAAATAAAAACTGAAGCAGCAGAATCTAAAATGAACACGATAGATAAAGTAATTGACTTAATTTGTCTAAAATTTAAACCAATAAGAGAAGACAGTTATAAAGAGTTAACATTAATCATATATGAGGTATAAATAGAGTGATAAAACATGAAAGATATGACAGATGAAGAATTAACAGAATATGAAGCATCTATTGATAGGATATTTAAACATACTAATATTAATATTTATGACTTAATAAAGGAGAATAATATTATGGGTTGTAAAGAAACTCACGACATATTCTTAGTTTCTTCAAAAAATAATAGTATTCATTTAGATAAGTTAAAACAATCTATTGAAGTTTTTAAGTATGATAAAGATGAGTTAAGTATTAATAAGATATATGTAAAATTATTAAATCCAAATAGACAATGGAATGAATATTTAGATTATTGTTTAGAACTGATAGATGAAAAAGAAACTTATAATGAAACGTTTAATGAATATTATAAAAACAGAATAGATTTGATGAATTTTACAGATGAACAAAAGAAAATTTATATATTGGAAAATTTTCATAAAGAATATATAGAAGAAAGTATGTTCTTTCCTGAAGATATAACAAAAGAATATGTAGAACATAATTATATTTATTATATAGATATTCACACTTCTGATGATTTACCAGATAAAGAAATAGATTATTTATATTGGTTAGTAATAGGAATATTTTTTAAAGACAATACAATAATTAATAACGTATCTTACTCTATTTAAGGTGATGTTTGTTATGAAGTATGTAGTTATAGATTACGATAAGCTTTTACAGCATGGATTTGATAATAGTAAACAAAAGAATCTTTATTTAAAACAAATAGGAGATTATTTTCTAGTAGTTAATACTCATTATTCTGATGAGCTATTTGTTAGTACAAATTATAAATTTAGAGTTTATAATCTATACGATATAATGCAAGAAATTGATAACTTATTAAAAGATTGTGTTATAACTGTATCTAATTGGTTGGAGAAATAGTTTTATGAAATGTTTAAAATTTAGAAAAAGAAAACAAAAAGAATTTTTAAAAATACAATCATTCAAAGAACGTCAACATCTAAATATAAGAATGTCTAGAGAGAGGATGGTTAATAGAGCTAAAGATTTACTAATGAACGGACTCATTAAAAAAAGAAGTTTGTCTGGATGCGTTGACTATTTGATAGCAGATTTTAAAAAACTTAAAGAAAAATTGTTACAATCATGAAAAAATATGAAGATGATTTAAAACTATTAGAAGAAGTATTGCAGGATTGTCATATAAAGTATAAAGATGCTAAAGACAGTAAAATAAATGGTAAAAGTATTGACGAATATGCAAAAACAATCAATAGAATAATAATATTAGGAGACAATAATGAACGAATACGGTAACAAAACATATATAGTACTTAATCAAGATCTTCTAGAAGAATTTGGATTCGAAGAAGAAGAATATAATAAAGAAGAATGTTGGATAAAAAAAATAGATTTTATGTTATGCTTTTTAGTTAAGAAAAATGATAGTATATTAAGACTAGAAACTGGCGGGACAGATAAATTTGTAAAATATTTACCTGACTTTTATAAAATTATGGATAGTTTAATAAAGAACAATGTTATAAAAGAAGTTAGAAGGTACTGTTAAGTATGAAGAAAAAAACTAATTTAAGTAAAAGATCAATTAAAAGTGCATTTGATACAATTATATTAAATTGTAAAACAAAACATAAAAATTATTGTAAAGGATGCTTATTTAATCAGTTAATAAAACGTCCAGGAGAGTATAATGATTACGAATGGACTGATGAAGATGATAAAAATTATAATAATATAACTTTTTGTGAAGCATTCTTTAAATTAGGCCCTGAATATTGGAATTTAAAAAAGGAAATAGATATTGAAACGGAGTATGATTAAAAGATGGAATATTTTCTAATAGGATTAGGAGCAGCTTTAATGGGAGGAATAACTGTTATAGTAATTAATCAATATATGAATCAATAGAAAGGAATATAAATAATATATGTCAAATAAAGAAATATTTTTAAAATCGTTTACTAACCTATTATATTTATGTGATAAATTCATAAAATATGCTGCATATGATTGTAGTTATCTTGAGAAGAAAAAGAGAGATGAATATAATGATAATTATTATAAGTATTTAAATTACTATAAAAAAGCGTATGAAGAAATAGAAAAAGATAGTTTAGAAAAATATAATATTCAAATTAGTGATATAAAAAAAGTATTATACAATCTTCGATTAGAAAAAGATTTATATATTGTTAAAAATAAACAGAATAAACCTATAGCTATTTCATTTATAAGAAAATCTGGATTTTATAGTTTTTACGATATAAAGAATAGCCTTCCTTATATTAGTTATAAAAATCATACTATAGTAAGCTTAAATTTTTCTAAAAAAAAGATGAAATCTTTTAAAATGAATTATTCAATTATAAATTTAAAAAAGAAAATTGATCAAAAAAGAAATTTAAAAAAATTATATAAATTTATTGATTTAATATTAGATATGTATAATCATAAAACATTTGATAGTACATCAAAAGATTATGATAGCTTAGAAACAAGAACAAAAAAATTTAAAAAATTTCTTGTTTTTTATGATGATTATTTATATAATCGTATGTTTGGTATAAAAAAAGATATTATCTTTAAACTTTTTAACAATAATAAATTGTTTAAAATAGAAAAAGAAGATTTAATTTGTGATCAACAAGAATATGTTATAGTATATAACAATAGTTTAAAATTGATTTATTTTTCTTTATACAAAGAACAAGTATATTGTAATGACTTTTCGTTATATAGAGAGAAGAAAGATAAAGATTATCGTTTATGTGCTACAGAATTTTTACGAAATTATATGACTATGGGATTAGTATGATAGTATATAATAATATGATAAATAAAAATATAGCTATATTTATAGATAATCTAACTGAAAAGATTATTGATGTTTATAATATAAAAATACCTATTATGAATATGAAAGAAGTTCTTAAAAGTATTGGCGGAAAAATAGTATATAAAAATAACTATTATGAGTTAATAGATGGAAATATAATAAAAACTCATGATAAAAAATTTGATATATTGTTACCTATTTTAAATAAAAATAGCAATAATAACTTTACTATAGCTTGTAATTTAGGACATATATTTTTGCATATGGGATATAGAACGAATTTTTCTTTATGGAATAAGATTGTTGTTAACAAACAATATAAGTTTAAATCTTTAAAGCAAGAAAGACAGGCAGAATATTTTGCGTTATCCTTACTTATGCCCAAAACTATATTTTTAAAAGTTTTTTATAAGTATAGTAACAATAACATGGTAGATATGACAGAAATAGCTAATTATTTTAAAGTATCGATAAATTCAGCAAGAACGAGAGCTTATATGCTAAACTTAATAGATAGTTCATGTTTAAAATAAATATGAAAGGAGATATAGTAGGTGTCATTAAGTTGTAAAAAAAGTTGTATATACAATACTTCACCATATAATATGGTTTGTGGTTATTGTAAACGAGGACCTGGTAGATTTTTTACTGGAGGAGAGTATTATGATTTGTATATAGACAATTATCATTTAGATATCTCTGCACAAAATCACGATATGACAAAAAATAATCGTTTTTTAGTTGGGAATATAGCAAGTGTTTTATTATCTGAAGTAGTTAAAATAAAAATAGAAAAATTTTCTTCTATTAAAGTAGTTATTACTGTGAAATTAAAAGATGCTACATTTGAAACAATTTCCATGTATGATAATTATGATGACGCTAAAGAAGCGTATAATAAAATGATGATAAAGTATTCAGAGGGATAATTCAAATGAATAATAATAATAAAAATATTACACATATTTCTATGTCAAAAGAAGGATTATATAATATCTTAGAAAATTGTAAAAAAGATGATACAGTATATAAAAATACATTTAACATTAACATATCTGAATTAAGAGGGCTACTAGATAAGATTGACAACATAAGTAAAACAAATATGAATAAACATATTTTTACAGATATGATTCGTATATTAAATAATTTATTGATTAATAATAAATCATATAAGTCTAATAGACTATTATTGAACAAACTTAATAAACTAAAGAAAGAATGATGTTATTTGACAAGTATTGAGAAAAAATATCTTAGTATAAAAAATATTTATGATAAAGTTAAAAAAAATCATGATAAACTTAAACAAGCTCCAGAATATTTGTTAGTAGTTATGATAAATGATGATATGTCATATTTAAGTTCTAGTATTTTAAGAAAATCCGAAGAAGATAATGATGATATTCATTATTTTAATATGTTTAATTTAGACCTTAATACGATATTTGATTATGGAGTTTCTATTAGTTTAAATGAACTAAAACAAGATTTTAATTTATTATTGTTTGATTTCAATCTAGATTTTGATAAATTCGCTGATAATTATATAAATATTAGAAGCATAATTAACGAAAAATATGAATGTGATTACATTATATTAGATGATTATAAGATAAGTGTATCTGGTTTATATTTATGTGTTTATAAAAAAATTAGTTCTGACAATTATTATGAAAAAATTAAAATTTATAACACGAATAATAACGATTTCAATAAAGAATTTTTTAATGCGATAATTGACTTTAACTGTGAGAATTATCCAAAAAATAGATTAGTAATTACAAATGGAAAAATGAATATTAATTTATTAGATGGAGGTTCGGGAGATATAGGATATATATGTGATGATAACTTTAAAGTTGATTTTATAGGCATTAAAAATAATGATATGATACATGCTAATAGTCAAACATGTTTTATTAGTGACAAACATTTTATAACAATTAATAAATTTGATAATAATTTACGTACAAAAATTAAAAATGGAATTTGTTTAAATAAGTATGAAAAACAAGAGTTAAATAGGCTATTGTCATTATATAACAATATGGGCTACAATATAAAAGCATAGTATGGAGAATTAATATGGAAGAAGATAAAATATTATATGTTAAAAAGGTCTCTATGAAAGAAGTTATTTGCGTAGAAGTTGTAAAAACAGATGAGCATGATAAAGCGTATACTGTTACTAATTATTTCACTAAAGATGGAAAACTTATTGGTGAAACTTCATTAAAAGAAGCAGATATTGCGTATAAAAAATTTCTTGAAAAATTAAATAAAAAGTCTGAATAGATATCATAAACTATCTTTATTTTAAAATTTAACTATAAAAAAATAAACAAAGGAGAGTAAAACAGTATGGGACAGTTTAGTTGGAAAACGAGTGATACAAAAAGAGCTATTACTAAATGTGCCGTAAAGCCCCGTGCTTTAGCACTGGGGATATAAGGCACGTCCGACGAATTTGCGTAAGCAATTGAAGTCGGACCATTTTATTTTGTATATTCATATGCTATCATATAACTACGAATAACAATAAAGGCGGTGAGATAAATGAAAACCTATTGCTTTAAGCTATATAACTCTAAACGAAATAAAAAACTTCATAGGCAGATTAATGCGGCAGGTCTCATTTATAATCACTGCATTGCAATTCACAAACGGTACTATCGTTTATTTAAAAAATCATTGCACAAATTTGTTCTACAGGAACACTTAACCAAACTGAAAAAGCTGGCAAAATTCAGCTATCTTAAAGAAATAGGTTCACAAGCAGTACAAAATATAACTGAACGCATAGACCGTGCCTATAAGTTGTTTTTCAGAAATCAGAAGCATAATGTCCGTTCAGCTCCTCCGTCGTTTAAAAAGATACGTAAATATAAATCATATACTTTGAAAACGTCCGGTTGGAAATTATTGGGTGGAAATGTTATTAGAATTGCCAATCAGAAATATCGCTATTTTAAATCGCGGAATATTGACGGAAAAGTAAAGACTGTAACCATAAAGCGCGATGCTTTAGGCGATATTTATTTGTATTTTTCCTGTGAAACAAATGAAAATGAAGTCTTAACAAGAACAGGTGAAAGCGTCGGTTTTGACTTCGGGTTAAAGATATTTCTCACAGGTTCAGAACGGAAAAATATCATCTCTCCGCTGTTTTTCAAGCAGAATGCAAAATTAATTGTTAAAGCTAACCGCAATTTATCCCGTAAACAAAAAGCTTCTAACAATCGCCAAAAAGCAAGACTGAATTTGGCAAGACTGCATAAAAAAGTAACGAATATGCGCCGTGATTTTCATTGGAAAACGGCACAGTATCTCACTGGTAAATATGCCTTAATTTCTATCGAAAATTTGAATTTAAAAGCCATGCAGAAACGTTTCGGCAGAAAGATATCCGATTTAGGTTTTGCCGATTTTGTAAACAAGTTGAAGTATGAAGCACAAAAGGCAGGTTCCAACGTTGTTGAAGTAGGAAAATTCTTTCCTTCAAGTCAGCTATGCAGTAATTGTGGCTATCAAAACAAAGAACTCAAAGACTTGAGAATAAGAGAATGGACTTGTCCAAAATGCGGCAAACATCATGATAGGGATTTAAATGCCGCTATAAATATAAAGAAAGAGGGAGAAAGAATTTTCTTCTCCCGTAAGTAATAAATAAATATGGGCAGGGCGTTGTCCATTGTGGAAAGAACTCGTAAGACTGTCATTTGATAGCAAAGTTCGTCAGTATCCCAGAATTCCCTAGCTTTAGCTATGGGGAGTACGTCAATTGTTATCAGTTTTTAGATAGGATAAAAAATGCAAAAAAAGATATTAAATCTATTAGTACTAATATTAATGATAAAAATAGACAAGAACAATTAATAAATGAAGAGTTTAAAGAACAAATAGAAAGTATTTTATCGGAATATAGTGCATTTGGTTTTGATTATGATACTATTTTTAATCATATGTGCAACTATTAAAAGGAACAATAATTATGAGTAAATGGACACATATTTTAGCAATTATTACTGCTGTGTATACTGATCATGATAATACGATAAAAAGTAGAGGGAGATTAATTAATGTTTTAAATAATAATTTTAAAAAATTACCTATAATTTCTGGTAGCGAACAAAATGCTACTGTATCATTAAATATAAATGATTATTTTAACCCAGATAGATATGATTATTCTTTTTCAATTTCTATATATGGTAATTTAAGAGATCGTTCTATTAAAGAAACATTAAAAGAATATAATAATTTTTTACAAAAGGTAGATTCTTTTTTTACTGTAACAGATCATATGTATAAAATCGATAATGATCGTTTTAAAACTCTTATATATACATCAAGTAAGAAAAAGAAAAAAATAATCATAGATTCTGAAGACAAAATGTTTAAACGATTAGATGAGATGAAAATTTAATATGAATATTATAGATTTTTTTTTAATAAACAATACTAAATATATAAAGATAGATTTGTCTTATAATGATAATAGTAAAACAATAAGTATAGAAACTATTCATCTTTATTATTATGAAAAGACTAATTATAGTCATTATGATAATAAACATTTAATTAAAACTATTGATATAATTTATAAGATTGTATGTGAATCAATAACAGAATTGGAAAATATTAACATATTAAATAAAAAATATTCTTATAATCGTAAAAGTTATACTGATAAACTAGAACAGATCATTGGAAATAAAATGAGTATGTTTAAAAATTTAACTTCTTTATATATAAGATATATAGATGAAACATTCTTCGTTAAATCTAATATAATATATAAAGAAGTTAATAATGATAAGCATGCAGACGAGGTGGTTCTTTTTTGGAAATAGTAAAGTACTTTTTATCAAAAAATAATAGGATAGATCACGTAAAAATAGATATTATTGTTTATGAAGCAAATAATGTAATAGAAATTGATGAAATTATTATTAAAGATAAACATAATATAATTTTTAAAGATAATGATATTGAATTAAATATAAGAAAAATATGTGAAGAAGTATTTAATTCATTTAAACAGAGATATGGATATATTCATTATAATTTTAAATTTCAACAATATATGACAACAAATATTTCTTTTCAAATTAGTAAAATATATAGAGTCAATATTTTTTGTTCAATACGCTATATATATGAAATAAACAATTGAGAAAGAATTATACTATAATAATGCAAGAAAGGAAGATTTTAAAATGCCAGACTACGCTAAATGTAGAAATATCCAATGTAATAGGAGAAAAAAATGTGCTAGATATATGATGATTTCAGATAAATACTGGCAAACATATGCGTTGTTTAATGCTGATAACGCTAGTAAATGTAATCATTTTATAAGCTTAAAAAATGCTCCATTTGAATGTTGTAAAGATATCTCTATTGCCGATAAAATTGTAAAAGGAGTGAATGATAATATTGGATAACGATTGTGTAGAATATATTTGTGTATCATTAATAATTATTTCATTTTTTGTATGCGTAACTATTAGTGATTATTTTAAATATAAATATCAAAATAAAGATGATAAGGAAGATTGATATATATGTTTACGTTGAATAAGATAAAATTTTTTTGTACAAAAAAAGTAAATGACTTATCTAAAAACAGTATAAACTTTAAATTAGAAATGAATGAAGCAATAGAAAAATTTCTTAAAGAAGATTGGGGAGATATATCAAAAGAAGATTATGTCATGAATGATAAAGCCTTAAAAACTGGTGATAGAATTATTGCAAAATATAAATGTAAAGAATATAAAGATATTTATATTATAGCGGATACTGTATTAAATAATAATGCATATGAACATGCATCAATTTTATTTGTAGATGAATATTAATAGAAAGAGATAAAAATATGTTTAAGAATAAAAAGAATAATAATCAAAAGAAAACTTGTAGTAATTGTTCAAATGCAGTATATAGTGGAGAAGGTTGTTTTATTTGCTTAGAACTAGATGAACCTGTATGCGTTATAGATGAATGGGTACCAACAAATAATCATTTTAAATGTAAAGGAAAGTGCTATTCAAAATTATGATAGATAACAATATTATTAAATTATTTGATTTAACAAACATAGAGAAAGTAGATGATAATAGTTATATTGGATATTCAAATATGACCAACAAATGGTATGGTTGGAATAACGATGGATGGTGTAAATGTTCAACAAAAAATAAGGCTATATCTTTTGCAAAATCTGAATGTTGGTGAATAATTTATAAAATATATTAAGAAAGGAGAAAGAAAATGAGTGTTAGCTAAAATAAATAAAGGACAATTAGTGTTATTAAACATAAAGAAAAGCTGTTCTGAAATAAAAAAATATTTTAAGGAAAGTAAAATTAATATAAAAAAAGGATATGGATATTTTATAAGTTTATATAGTATAATGGTAAAAGGAGAATATGACAAAAAGAAATATTTTATTATTAAAACAATTATTAACTCTTTTAAGGATTTAGTATCTATTAATCGTAATAACTCCAATAAAGATGTTAATACTAATAATAATTTTAATAAAAAAGAATGTACTAGTAACAACTTTAATGAAGAAAAATGTACTAGTAATAACAATAAACTTTTAATAAAAAATGTATTGTGGGTAAGTAGACATAATATGCTTATTGATGGATATTTAGATTTACAAAAATTATATCCAAATTATGCTATATGCGTTTTTCCGTGCCAACCTAGAGTATTGGAAGGAAAAACTGTATACGAATATGCTGAATTATATAATTGTAATATAATTTGTGCAATATTATCAGATAATATTTTTAAAGATATTATTACAGATTTAAGAGCTAATAAATATACTATCTTAAGACCAATTATTACGTCAAAAGAAACTGATGCAAGTGTACGAAAAGGTTTAGGAGTATCTAAACAAAGACAATATGTTTTTCACAATTGGAGAGACATGAAAAATAATATTGATATTAAATTTTAAAAAGGAGTATAATAAAAAAGATGTCCGAATTAAGAATAAATTGGAAGAACTTATTATTAGTTGTTCCATTAAAGAACGGTAGCTTTTTAGATCGAGATTATTTATATAAATATGGCGATATTAACGATATTTATAAAAAATCTTTTTTTGGTCAAAACATTTATATAAAAAAATTTTTTTATAATAATAGTAATCATAATGATATTGATACAACAAAATTATATAACGCTGCTGATCTAGAAGAAATTCTATGGAATATTGGTAATATTGAAATTTCTTTTAAAACACTAAAGAAAATAACAGGTAAAGGATCTATTTTAACTTCTTGTATCAAGAGAATGATTATAATAGATTCTATTATAACAGGCCTAAAGCGATTCGGATTTTATGTAAATGCTGAACCAATCAACTTTTTGCATAATAATATTCCATTTAAAAGAAAATATTATATATCAGACATTCCATGTAATAGTGATAAAAGTATCAATTTAGATGAGGATACATTAAAATACGTAATAAATAATTTTAAAAAAAATTTATCTATTAAGTATGAAAAGATACAGAAAAAAGTTAATACTAATACTAATACTAATAATAGTAACACTAATAATAGTAATAACAAAAACAATAAGTTAAATGAAATAAATAATAATTCTATGATTAAGTTATTTGCTGTTTGTATAAGAATGTTAAAAGATAATAATATTAGAATGAACATCAAAGAAGAAATTAAAAAAGAATGCTCTGATGACGAGATAAATTTTGCTATACAAGTTTTAAAAGAAACTTTATCTAAAGAAGATAGTAAAAAGGAAGAGGTTGTTAGTGTAAATAAAAATAGTTTTATTAAAAGATTTTTTAACTTATTTACAAGAAATTAAGTAAAGAGGTAAAGATAATGAAAAATGAAAACGCATTGTTTAGTTTTTTATATCTAGGTTGCTCTCTCTTAGGAGATATTGGATATAAAGCATCTAGATGTTTAACTATTGGAAGAAATTTATATTATCTATTAAAAGTGTCTGATTGTAACTATAATAATAAAAATAAGAATGGGAGATAGTTGTAATGATGAAAAATGCTGCTAAATTTAAAAAAAATGATATAGTAATTCCAAATGTTTCTGAAGAATGTATAGAAAGATTAAAAGAATTATATAAATTATGTCCTGATGATGAAAACTTAAAGTCATTTATTAACAATATAGAATTAACTAATAAGAAAAAGATAAAAATTGTACAAGTTGTAACAGTAGAAAAAGATGATGGTATTGAAAATGGATATATAACACAGTATGGAGATATTGAATGTGTATATCCTGAATATTATTTAACAAAGTGTACCGATGAAAAAGAAGAAGAAAAAGAAGAAGAAAAAGAAGAAGAAAAAGAAGACTATGAAAAAAAAATAAGTAATGAAAATCAAATTTTTTCAGTAGAATTTTACAATAATAAAGTTATTATTAACTATAAAGATAGAAATTATGGCGCACAAAATATAAAATATACAAGAGTTTCTGAAGAATCTATTAATGATTTGTTTTATAGAACAATGTCTTTAATAACAGATTTATTTAACAGAAATATGGATACTCATGAGTTTGAATTAAAAAATGGAATAAAATATTACCGATTTAATGATGTACAAACATTAAATATTGAAGAATATGTTTTTAGTAATACTAATGTTATTTGTATATTTGATAAAAAAATCGGTAATTATGCAAAAACAAAAGAAGAATTACTTAATAAACAAGAAGAAGTATTGCAAACAATGAAGGAAGTAGGTGTTTAATCAACTTGGACATATTGTCCAAGTTAAAAATATTATGATTAAAAGATTAGCTAAAGAATATGCGTATAAAACTTTTTTTAAAAATGTAGGTGCAGATAATTGGCCATCTGATCCAGAAGAATTTTTGAATAAATTTGGGCCTAATACATGGTGCTACTTTTTAAAAGATGGTGTAAGACATATGGAACCAAAAATTATATATGAACATTTAAATGTTATTCATTTAAAAGAAGCAATAGAAGAGCAAACTGAATTGAATTTATTAATGCTTAGAAAGGAATAAACTATGAATATTAGTGAAGATATTAAAAAAAAGATTAAAGAAAAAGCACTGTGTATGGCTTTTTCGGATTATTTTTGTAATGTAAATGATGAAGGTTGGCCAGATGATCCAATAGATTTTTTGCAAAGAGCTAATAGTGATTATCATAGTGATATTACAATTAGTGGAGATGAGCCTAATTATGATGATCCAGAAGCTGAGTATATGATAGTTGCTGATTGTATGAGTAGTATAATAACACCATTACAATTATTAGAAATGGTTCAAGATAGAGCATATAGTATTGAAACTAATTTCTATAATTTATTAATTAATATTGAAAAGGTGGAATAAAACAATGGAATCAAAACATGAAAGTATTTTTATCGATAACTTAACACAAGAAGAAAAAGAAAAAATTGAAAAAGTCATTAAAGAAGTAAAACCTGATATATATATTTTTGATCAAAGTAATAGTATGACATTAAACTTTGATGATGAATTTTTAAGACATGAAATTGAATTCTATAGAGAAAAATATACTGAATCACAAAAGAAAGAAGCAATGGCTTTTATTTTATCTAAATTTGAAGATGCTTGTGTTGACGGAGAATTTGAAGGAGCTACCGATAGCATGGTAGCTTTTATTGAAGAAAAGTTAGAAGAATTTGATAATGTTAATAAAAATGCTTTTAAGGAATGATATTGAATGTTAATTTCTGCATCTACTTCAAATAAAAATAATAATTAAAAGGAGAATAGTTAAATGTTTATAGGATTATACGCATCAGATCAAGAAAAAGAAAAAGCTATTAAAGAAGCTATCAAAAAGATCGATCCTGATACTGAAATTTTAGATAGCGATAATTGTTTAGAATTTACGTGGGATCAAGAATATCTAAAAGAATCTATTAGATACAAACTAGGTAATATAGATGAAAATGAAATGAAATCTGTATTGAAGTATATCATAAATGATTTTTTGAGAAGCGATTTTCCAGCAATGAATGAAGAAGTAGAAGTATTTATAGACGAATCTATTCAAAATTATAAAAGACTCAATAGATTATAAATAAAGTTTTTATAAAGCTTTTGTTATTTAACTTGGACAATTTGTCTAAGTTGATATATATTTTTTTATCAATTTCAAGGAGGACTATATTATGACAATTAATTTAGTGAAAGGTCAGAAAGTAGATTTGACAAAAGGAAATGCAGGTTTAAAAAATCTATTAGTTGGTTTAGGTTGGGACGTATCCAGCAGAGATGGAGAACGTTTTGATTTAGATGCATCAGCTTTTTTATTGAATGATGATAATAAAGCTGTAGATTATGTGTACTTTAATCAACAAAAATCTGCTAATGGTGCAATTGTATTATCAGGAGATAATCTAACAGGTGAAGGTAGTGGAGATGATGAAACATTAACTGTTTCCTTAGAAAAAGTTCCTAATAATGTAGAACAAATTGCTATCTCTGTAAATATTTATGAAGCAGACTCCCGTAGACAAAATTTTGGTATGGTTAATAATGCTTATGTACGTATCATTGATAAAGATACTAATAAAGAATTATGTAAATATGACTTAGATGAAGATTATTCTATTGAAACTGGTATTATTTTTGGACGTATCTATAGACATAATGGTGAATGGAAATTTGCTGCTGTTGGAGATGGTTATGTAGGTGGGTTAAGAACTATTTGCGATAGATATGGAATTTAATAATAGAGGATTGATAAAATAATGACAATTAGTTTACAAAAAGGCGAAGTTGTAGCCTTAAAAGAAAATGATAACAAACTAAAAAAGATTAAAGTATGTTTAGGATGGGATCCTAAAAAGAATAAAGGATTCTTTTCATCATTATTTAATAGATCTGAATTTGATTTAGATGCATCAGCATTTTTATTAAATGACGATAATATTAATGAAATCATTTATTATGGTCACTTAAAAAATGCTAATAGTTCTGTAACACATAGCGGAGATAATTTAACAGGCGAAGGTAAAATCTTAGATAAAGAACAAATTCATATTAATTTAAATGAATTACCGAATGATATTAACACTATAGTGTTTACTGTTAATATCTATATGGCTAATGAAAGAAATCAACATTTTGGTAAAGTAGAAAATAGTTTTATTAGAATTGAAAATAAAACAAACAAAAAAGAATTTTGCAGGTATGAGTTATCAGGTAAAGGCTTTGACAATTATAAAAGCATGATTTTTGGATTGTTAAAGAAAGTTGATGATGAGTGGAAGTTTAAAGCTTGTGGCGAAGGTTCTTGCTATGGATCTACTATTCCAGAATTAAAAGGAATTGTTAGCAACTATATTAAAAAAAATAATTAATAATAAACAGGGAGAGATTAATTATGGCAATTAGTTTGCAAAAAGGACAAAAAATTAGTTTAGACAAAAGTTTAACTTTAGCAAAAATTGGACTAGGTTGGGATGTAAATAAATATGATGGACAAGCTAGTTTTGATTTAGATGCTTCTGCATTTTTATTAGGAGCAAACGGTAAAACAAGAAAAGATTCTGATTTTGTATTTTATAATCAACCAAGATCAGAAAATGATGCTGTTATTTATGGTGGAGATAATAGAACTGGATCTGGTAATGGAGACGATGAAACTATTATCATTGATTTTAGTAAAATTCCAACTGATGTAGAAAAAGTTGCTATTACTGTAACAATTTATAATGCTAAAAATTTAAAACAAAATTTTGGCATGGTTGATAATGCTTATGTTAGATTATGTAAATTAAGTTCTATTGACGGTCCAGAAGAAGAAGTTCTTCGTTATGATTTAGGAGAAGATTTCTCTATTGAAACAGCAGTTGTGTTTGCAGAATTATATAAACATAATGGACAATGGAAGTTTGCTGCTGTTGGATCTGGATATGAAGGTGGATTAGCTGCTCTTGGTAGAGCTTATGGGTTAGATGTAGAAGAAGAACAGTAATATTTGTAATTTATAAATTAATAGGGCGATAACATTATCGCCCTTATATATTTATGATAAACGAGGTATTTAAATTGAATAATAGTTTAAAAGGATTATCAGATAACGAAGTAATTGAGTCTAGACAAAGATATGGAACTAATTTTATAAAAGAAGCTGAACCATTAAGTTTTTGGCAACACTTTTTAGAAGGTTTCCAGGATCCAATGATTAAAATTTTATGTGTTATTAGCGTTATTATGTTAATCATGTATTATTTTGGTTATAGTGATTGGTATGAACCTGTTGGTACTATCATAGCTGTAATATTAGTTAATTTTGTTACTGCTAAAACGGGAACAGATAATGATAAAGCATATAAGAATTTAAAAGATAGTCAGAAAAAAGATACTGCAAAAATAATTCGTAATGGCAAATTAAATGAAATTGTAGTAGATGACATTGTAGTAGGAGATGTTATTTTATTACAAAACGGAGATAAAATTTTAGCAGATGGTATTTTAGTTGACGGAAAAATTTCTGTAGATAATAGCTCTTTAAATGGAGAAGCTGAAGAATGTGAAAAAACAGCAGCTCCAGAAGGATATGAACTTATTAAAGAAATTACAGGAGATACTTTTGTAGATAAGCATAGTTTATTTAGAAATTCTGTTGTAATTAATGGTGAAGGCTATATGGAAGTTAGGGCTGTAGGTGAAAAAACTATGGCTGGAAAAATGGCTGAAGACATGAAAGAAAAAGAACCAGATAGTCCTTTACAAGTTAAATTAAGTAAATTAGCACATCAAATTTCCAATTTTGGATATGTAGGTTCTATTGTAATTGCTTTAGCTTATTTAGCGCATTATATTGTATTAGCAGGAGGAATTTCTGCATATTTAAATAATGATTTAGGTACAATTTTAGTAGGAATTGTTAATGCAATAGCTATTGCTATTACTATTATTGTATGTGCAGTACCAGAAGGATTACCGTTAGTAATTGCTTTGGTATTAATGCAAAATACTGGAAAATTATATAAAGCTAATGTTTTAGTACGTAAAGCAATTGGTATAGAAACAGCAGGTAGTTTAAATATTTTGTTTTCTGATAAAACAGGAACTATTACTAAAGGTAAATTAGAAGTAGTAAAAGTTTTAGATGGAAATGGAAATAATATCGAATTAAATAAAACAGGATATGTGCTCAGAAATTTATATAAAAGTATTGCCAACAATAGCGCTTCTGAATTTGATGCTAACGGAAATGTTATTGGCGGTAATATGACAGATAAAGCTTTATTAAACTTTATTAATAACAATGAGTATCAAAAAAATAAATTAAATGTAATTAGTAAACAAGAATTTAATAGTACTAATAAATTTAGTCAAATTAGCTATATGGAAAATGGTCAATTAATTACAGAATATAAGGGAGCTCCAGAAGTATTATTAGCACATGCAAAAAAATATATGACAAATGATGGTAAAATTTTACCATTAAATTTAGATAAACTAAATGCCAAAATTGATGATTTAGCTAATAGTGCAATGCGTGTACTATGTTTTGGATATAGCAAACAATCTCTAAAAGAAAACATTATTAATGATGATACCATTATTACATCATTAGTAGCTATTAGAGATGATGTACGTCCAGAAGCTAAAGAAGCTATTAAGGAAGTACAAAATGCAGGTATTCAAGTAGTAATGATCACAGGAGATAGAAAAGAAACAGCTGTAGCTATTGCAAAAGATGCAGGTTTATATTGTGAACAAAATAGTGATATTGCATTAACTTCTAAAGAATTAAACAATATGTCTGATAATGAAATTAAACAAATTCTACCTAAGCTAAAAGTAATAGCTAGAGCCTTACCTACAGATAAAAGTAGAATGGTTAAAATTTGTCAATCAGTTAATTTAGTTGTAGGTATGACTGGAGATGGAACAAATGATGCTCCAGCTTTAAAAGCAGCTGATGTAGGATTTGCTATGGGTTCAGGTACAGATGTTGCTAAAGAAGCTAGTAAATTAGTTATTTTAGATGACAATTTTAATTCTATTAAAAATGCAATTTGGTATGGAAGAACTTTGTATAACAATATTCTTAAATTCTGTAAAATGCAATTAACTATTAATGTTGCAGCAGTAATTGTTTCTGCTATTTGTCCTTTTATTGGAATTGAAGCACCATTAAAAGTAACACATTTATTATGGATTAATTTATGTATGGACGCATTAGCTTCTCTTATGTTTGCAGGAGAACCTGCTTTAAGAAAGTATATGAAAGCTAAACCAAGAAAACGAGATGAAAATATTATTTCAAAAGAAATGGCTACACAAATTGGAGTTATGGGCGTGTGGTTAACATTGATTAGTATTTTATGGTTTAAACTTCCATTTGTTGCTACATTCTTTAATACAGAAAATGAATTTTATACTGGATTTTTCTGCATGTTTGTATTTGCTTTTATGGTAAATGCGTTTAATGTTAGAACAAAATCACTTAATGTGTTTGAACATATTAAAGAAAATCCTACTTTTATTAAGATTTGGTCATTAATAATGATTATTCAAATTGTATTAGTATCAATCGGTGGTATTGTAGGCGAGATTTTTAGTTGTACAAGCTTTAATTTGAGTGGTTGGATTATGGTAACATTATTTGCTTTAACTATGTATCCAGTAGATATGATTAGAAAATTACTTTTTAATAAATAAAAATAAGAGGCACTAAAATGTGCCTCTTTAAAGGAGTTAATACATTGGATAAAAAAATACTTGATCCATGCTGTGGTAGCAGAATGTGGTATTTTAATAAAAATAATCCAAATGTTTTATTTATGGACAATAGAAAACTTGATACAGAATTATGTGATGGACGAAAATTAGTTATTAGTCCAGATATTTGTAGTGACTTTACTAAAATGCCTTTTGATAATGAAAGTTTTTATTTGATTGTATTTGATCCACCACATTTAAAATATGCAGGAGATACTAGTTTTTTAGCTCAAAAATATGGCAAATTACCAAAAGATTGGAAGCCATTAATAAGTGATGGTTTCAATGAATGCTGGAGAGTTCTAAAGAAAAATGGAACAATCGTTTTTAAGTGGAACGAAGAACAAATTTCAACTAGTGAAGTTCTAAAGGTTATTTCAAGAAAACCTCTTGTTGGTCAACGCAGAGGAAAAACTATTTTTTTAGTATTTTTTAAAGATTAATTTATATAAGGAGTTATTAATATGGGAACAAGTTCATATTCAGTAAATGATTGGAATAATTATGTAAGAAGTACAAGATTAGACACAGCGGTAAGTGCGCAACAGATTTATCGTTCTAATTATATTTTACCAGAATTTGATCCAAAAAATATTAAAGTAAGAGAATCTTGTGATTCAAAAGAATTTCCAATTACTACACCTATTATTATCGGTTTAGATGTTACAGGAAGCATGGATCCAGTTTTAATGACAATATCTAAAAGTTTAAACGATTTAATGTTAAAAATATTAAATAATAATTCAATTCCTGGACCTCATTTGATGTTTATGGGAATTGGAGATGCATGTTATGATTCAGCTCCATTACAAGTAACTCAATTTGAATCAGATATAAAAATCGCTGAACAAATGAATAAAATATGGTTTGAACAAGGTGGAGGAGGTAATAAATTTGAATCTTATGATTTAGCATGGTATTTTGCAAAATATTATACTAAAACAGATTCTTTTATTAAAAGAAATAAAAAAGGTATTTTGTTTACAATTGGAGATGATAATCCAATTGATAAAATAAATGCTAAACTTATTCATAGAGTTTTTAATGTTCATCCAGATTTTATCGAAATGCCAGTCCAAGATTTATTGAAAAAAGTTGAAGAACAATATGACGTATATCATTTAATTATTAAAGAAGGTACTTCATATTCTAAAGACGTTTTTTATAATTGGAAAAATCTGTTACATGAAAGAGCTATTATTGTAGATAATGTAAAAAATCTATCTGATATTATCTATAACACTATAGCAATGAATAGAAATAATTTATCAAATAATAATAGTGACTATTCAGAATTTGACCTATAAAAAATAAAGACATAAAAAAACAGCAAGGATATATATATTGTTTTTATATATCCTTGCTGTTTAAAGAGGTATATCAATGGTAAAAAATATAAAAATTATTATAGGAGCCAATTTTGGAGATGAAGGTAAAGGATTGTTCACAGATTATATGTGTAAACAATATATATCTAAAACTCCTATTGTTATAAGAGATAATGGTGGTTGTCAATCTGGCCATACAGTTGTAAGAGATGGAAAAAGAATTGTTTTTAGTCATTTTGGCAGTGGATCTTTATTAGGAGTTCCTACTTTTTTAACTTCGAATTTTATTATAAATCCAATCTTTTTTGCTGATGAATGGAATAAAATATATAGATTATGTCCAAATTTAAAAGTTTTTGTAGATGCTAATACCAGAGTGTCTACGCCATATGATGTATTAATTAATCAAATAAAGGAAATATATAGAAATCAAAATGCACATGGTAGTACAGGTAAAGGTATTTATGAAACCATAAATAGATATGAAGAAGTAAAACAATCTTATTATTTAAAAGATTTATATAAACTTTCTTATAATGAGATTAAGGATTATCTATTACAGATTAGCAATTATCTTTATAAAAAGAATAAAGTTTATTTTGAACATAATCAAAATAAAGAGATTAAATCATTAATAGAGATATATAATAACAATGATTTAATAGACTCTTATATTAATGATTTTATTTTTATGAAAGATCATATTGAATTAACAAACTATTACGAAATAGTAAGTAAATATGAAACTCATATTTTTGAGATGAGTCAAGGTCTATTATTAGATAAAGAATCACATTTATATATGCCACATTGTACACCGTCTAACACAGGATCAAAAAATCCGTTAAATAATATTATAAATAATTTAACAGATTTTAATGATGTAGAGATAGAATTAATATATGTATCTCGTTCTTATATGACCAGACATGGTGCTGGTGAGTTTTTTTCTGAATGTGATATGAAAGATATTAACAAGGCTTTAAAAGACCTCACAAACGCTCCTAATCGTTTTCAGGGTAATTTAAGATATGGATTCTTTGACGCAAAAGAAACATTAAGAAGTATTTTTAGTGATTATAATTATTTTACACAAGCACTTAAAAGAAAAGTTACATTAAGTATTTGTATAACTCATTTAAATGAAACGTCAAATAATTTAATCATAGGTAAAAATCTTTATATTGAACCAGAATCATTATTTAAATATTTGTTTAATAAAAGATATTATTCGATAGGAGAAGATAATAATAAAGATATTATTTATTTAGAATAAATGGAAATAGTTAAATTTTTTATCTTAAAAAAACTTAATAAGATAAATAGAAAAATTAAAATAAATGAACAAATATTTCAATCTAAATATGCATATTATAGAATAGCCTATAAAAGCATTTTATTACCTATTAAATGTTATGTTGATGATAATATACAATTAATGTTCAAAAGAAGACAATCAAATAGAATTGATTTGTTATTGTTTTATTATTTAATACGAAAAGGGAAAACAATATGGAAATAGTAAAATATTATAAACAAAAACATTTTTATGATAATAAAGAAAAAGTAGCCACAACATCAAGCAATAATCTATATAATCTATATAATCTATATAATCATAATCATACTATTGATTTATTATATAGAACTCTTGGTATTGGTACGATGGCAGATACAGATATTGAATCTTTACGTAAACAGATGATGGAACATAGATCTTATTTTACAGATATGTATGACGATTGGAGTTAAAATTTTGTGGTGATTGTTCTCTAGGACTATTTAACGAACTATCTATTCCAAATTTTATAGCTTGCTTAGCATAAATTACTCCATATAAGGTAAGTAAACTATCTAAATCAAAATTTGTGTTCCAATATCCATTACTTAAAAGAAGTATTAAGAATATAATAACAAATATTATAGTACAAGTAGAACTATTTCTTAATACTTCTTTTAGTTTTAACATTATAGGAGTATCTCCTATGACACTATCTAATTTAGTTATATTATCTATACTAGAATTAGTTACGTAACTTATTTTATTAGTTTTTTTAGTTAGTTTAATCATGTTAAAACTCTCCTCTTTATTTTTTTATTCTTTTTCTTTATTTTTATATTACTATATGTTTTCTGCCTTTTATTGTAATTCTCTTTTTGTATTTTATTTATTGTAAAAATATATAGCATCAGTTTTAAGAGACTTTCACATAAAGAAATACACAAACATACATACAAGTTAAAAAAACTTCTTAAAATGACTGCTATGAAGTAACAGGAGGCATTTATGAATTTAATAGAGCCTAAATTTAAATTGTTGGTATATGATAAAAAACAATTTAAGGATAAAGACGAGGCAAATAATAATATAGCGTTAATAAAAAATAGAATATTGGATTATCCAAAAGAATGTTCTATTAAAGAAATAGCTTATTATTGTACTAATGGATATCCTATATGCTTTTCTTATGGAATCAGAAATAATAGATCTAGTAGTAAAGCTTATAGAGATAATAATTGGAGAGAACAACAATTAATAGCTATTGACATAGATAATAAAGATAGGCAAAGATATACAACAATAGATGAAGCTATATGCTTATGTAAAAATAATGGTATTACACCATCTATTGTTTATACTACTTTATCTAGTACTGATATAATTAATAAATATAGAATTATCTTTGCTTTAAGAGACTCTATTAAAGATAAAGGCTTATATTTAGATGTTTTAAATTCACTAGCCAACATTCTATCTGTTAAAGGAAAAACTATAATAGATACTGCATGTAAAGACTTATCTCGTATCTTCTATCCAGGTAAAAAAATAGAATACTATGATGAGAATGCTATTTTAGATATAGATTCAATTCTGTCTTTTAATAAGAAGAACTATATTACTATTAAAAAAGAAAGTAACAATTTAAGACAAAAAGATAATAATAGTATTAAAAGATCTACTATTTTAAACTATGATTTAGATACTAATATGGTTTTAAATGCATTATTAGAGACAACAAAAATAGTCAAAATGGAAAATGAAATGGTCATGAGCCCAATAATGACAAGGGTTAGAGACCAATTGACTAAACTCGGACTGCTAAAGCCTTTATACTATAGGATTAAGCAGTCACCATTTAGCGTAAACCTCTCTAAGCCAATAACGACAAGGGTTCCAGGGTTCTTATTTTCCATTTTGCGCACTATCCCAATGGATAAATTGCTCAATAAGCCTTTAAATACAAGCCTTCCGTGCTTTTTTCATAAGGATAGTCATCCTTCAGCTAGAATTGAAAGAGATAATACTGGTAGATACATTTATCATTGCTATGCTTGTCAAATAAAATATGATATAATTGATTTATTATGTAAGCTTACTAATGTAAGCATTTTAGACGTTAGAAATTTTTTATGCATATTATGTAATATAGAATATGAAACAGAATGGCAATCTAAAATGTCTTATCGTATAATGCAAATGCAAAATTATATATATGATAAAAGTTTTAAAGAGAAGTATCCTTTGTTAGATAAAACATTAACTAGAAAAAATCTTTTTCCAGTTTATTTAATGATGTTAGATTGCGCAAGAACTTATCTGTTTGATAAATATGTTTCTGGCACTAACAATCCAATCTTTTATTTAACTAAAAAACAATTAGTAAAAAGATTTCATAAGTATTATGATTGTAAAAAGAATGAACAAAGTCTATATAAAGGAATTAAGTATCTTGCTAGAATAGGATTGATAAAGATATTAAAAGATTCTGATATACCTAAAAGTATTTTGGATTGTTTAAACAAAATAAAAAGGGATAATATGCATAATAGACGTATAGAATGTTATTCTATACCAGATTTTAATAGTGATATGTTTTATAATGCAGAAAAACAAATACAAAGTGATAAAGATAACTGTGTAAGAATGTCTCATTATTGCAGAACAGAAGCTGTATTAGAAGATAAAAAGTTAGCTAATAACATTTATGTTCAAGATATAGATAGTGAAATAAATCATAAAATAAATAAATTTTATGTTGCTTACAAAGCTAGAGCATTAAAGCTATTAAAAACAAAAAAGTTCTTTTTAGAAAAGAACTTATTATCATACATGAAACAATATACTAGTATACAAAAAGAAAAATATAGTAATTATTGTTTGCCAAAACTTATTAAAGAGTTAAAGTTAAAAAAAGTATCTTTCTCTAAAAAAATAGAGAAACAATATAATATAACTAATAAATATATAGCAAGACATAATATGCATTATGGAGTAACAAAACTATATATAGAAAGAGAGAATGAATTATGATAATCACTGATTACACAGAAGAAACCCAAACTTATTGGCGTACAGAAAGTGGAAATACTGCTATTTTACCATCTGTTAATAATTTTAAAATAATACAAGATGATAATAATAAAGCAATTTTACATTTAACATGGAACGCACTGGATATTCCTAATTTTAGTCATTATCAAATTAGATGTTCTAAAGAATGGAAGCTTGACGAAATAGATAAACATTCTAAAGTTATTGACAATATTAAAACTACTTCTATAGATTTTTATTTAACTGACTATAGAAATGGGATTGCTGATGTAACATTTTGGATTGCTGCATATGACTTAGAAAAAAATCGTTCACAAACACCAACTATGATAAAAGGTATTTTTAAGTTATCCCCTGATCCAGTAAATAATTTAAAAGTAGAACAAGACATAGAAATAAAAGATAAAATAAATATTAGTTGGAGCTATGATAATGTTAATAATAATTCTTTAGAAAGATTTTTAATAACTATCAAAGAAGAAGATTGTCCTGTAGAAAATACTTATGTAAGTAAAGAAGATAGAAGTTATAATATGTATTATGCTAATCATAATGGCTTATTAGAAGTAACAGTTGCTCCTCAAAACAAAGATGGAGCTATATTACAAAAACCTATTAAAAATTTCTACATGATTAACTTAAATCCTGAACCTGTTAAATCATTAAATGTAGAAAAAGATGAATATGGTTTAGTTCATATAACTTATGAGGATCCAATAGAAAATCATATTTCTGATAATGAATTTGATTTTGAAATCATTATTGCAAAAGAAGATAATATTGTTCATAACTTAAAAGCAACAAAAAATAATGATAATCAAAATTTAAAAGATGCATTTTTGAATAATGATAATACGTCATTAGACTCTGTAGTCCTTTTAAATGAAAAAAGTAATCATCAGGGTACTGTTATATATCAAGAAGTACAAAAAGCTCTAGAAAAGGTTATAGCGCTTCCTGAAGATGGTGTATACAGAATAGATGTAATTGCTCATAAACATGGCTGGTATGTTGATAAAAATGGAGTAAAAAAAACATATAATTATACTAGTGACAAATCATCTATTTTATTCACTTATTCTGTAAAATAATTTTAGGAGATGAAAAAATGGAACCACTAATAAGCCCTATGTATTTATATTTAATAGATTTATTAAATACTGTACGAGATATATCATTTATAGGTCTATTGTTGTTTGCAACAATATGTCTTTTAGCTATGTTGACATTCTTTGAAGAAGATGATAATAGTTCTTCAAAAAATATATCGTCAGAAAATGATGAGACTGAATTGACTGAAAAAGATAAGATACTAATATTAAAAATATTATTTTTTATTTTTGCAGTATTTCTTGTTTTATATATAGCTATTCCAACAAAAGATACTATGTATAAAATGTTAATATCATCTTATATCACACCTGATAATATTAATAATATTCATGAAATGGTTATAAAAGATATTAACAGTATCGTAAAAACCATCACAGAAAGATAAATACACAAAAGGAAGATAGAAAATGTTTAATTATACTTTTTTATGTTATTTTAGTTTAAAAAATGAACATTTTTTTTGGCATAAAGGAAAAAACATAATAGTATTAAATTTATGGTATATCTGTTTTTCGTTATATAAAGGAGATTTAATTTCTGATTTTGAAAAGTTTTTAGATGAAGTAGAAAAAGAAACTAAAAGAAATGATTTAACATTTATTGATCTTGTATTAGATAAGAATAGAAGTAATAATATTCTATTTAAATATACTTTCATAATATGTCTTAGTTCGTTATTAGGTAAATTTTACTATTTTAAAAACAAATATGTTACAGCTTTAAATTTGTGGTTTATTTTTTTAGCAATACACAAAGGAGATTTTATTGCCGATATAGCTAAATTTCAACGTAAAATTAAAGACATAACACATAGAGATGATCTTACTTTCATCAAAATAGTAAAAAGACAAAAGAAAGGTAAAAATGATAAATGATAACAAGCATTCATATAAAGAACTTTCTTTCCATTGAAGATACGATATTTGATTTAACTAAACTAACAAAAATAAATCATTTTAGTTTATTATGTGGAGAAAATGGAGCTGGTAAATCAAACATATTAAAAAGCATATCTTTATTAAAAGAATTAATAGATTATGATAAAAATATGACTATTTCTGAAATCTATAACAAATATAAAAATAAAATGTGTAATGGCCCTATTTATCTGGAATATAATTTTCTATTAAACAATAAAAAAGGTTCCTATTTATTGGTTTTGTCTGAGCAAGGAGTCATTGAAGAACAGTTAAGACTTACATTGAATAAAAATATATGTTCATGTTATAGGATTCATAATTCAGAAATAGTTTTATCAACTAAATTTTTTAATAATAATATGAATAAATACAAAGAAATAATTTGTCCTAATTTAAATCAATATACAGTATTAAGTTCTTTAGTTAAGATTACTAATTGTCAATTTTTATCTGCTTTTATAAAAGTAAAAGAAGATTTACCATTAACTTTTTTTTACTTTATCGATTGGATTAATGACATATTAATTTCAGATACGTTTAATATTAATCTATTAAGTGGAATAGCTAATAAAGAATATAGAGATAAATTAACAACATTAGCTAAAATCTGTGAGCAATTTTTACCTAATACTAATGATTTATATTATCTTATTTATCAATATGATAAAAAACATATTGAATATAAGTTATATAATGGCTATAAAGCAATAATAGATTTTAAAAAAGAATCTGAAGGAGTAAAACAGATTATATATTTAATATATTATTTATTAGAAGCAACTAAAAATAGAATTGTAATTATTGATAATATAGATACAAATATACATTCAATTTTATTAAAATCTATAATAGAATTTTTTTGCAATAAAATTGAAGGGCAAGTTATATATACAAGTTCTAATTCAATGATGTTACTAGATATAAAAGAATTGAAAAATATGATATATATTGTTGATCATGGAGATATAAAAAACATCAATTCTTTTAGAAGAATATTCGATAAAAATAACTTATTAAATTTATATTGTAAGGGAACATTTGGAGGTATTCCTACAATAGATCAAGATAAATTAAGTGAGGCAATAAAGAATGTTAATTAAAAATACTATTAAACATATAAAAAATGTAATAGAGCATAAAAAATGGGTATTTCATTATGCTTGTAAAGCAGGAATTCCTATTCAAGGAGCAATGCATGATTTAAGTAAATTTCATCCAGTAGAACTCATAGAATCTATAGTATATTACAAAGATGGAACTAGTCCATTAAAAGAAAGTAAAAAAAGAAATGGATATTCTATGGCTAAACTACATCATTGTCATGTGAATAAACATCATTATGAATATTGGCAAGATAATTATGATCATGGATGTGAACCATTAATAATTCCATATAATTATGTTTTAGAACTAATCTGTGATTATTTAGCTGCTGCTAGAACATATAGCGAAAATAAAGATAGTATTGATTACAAAAAAGAATACGAATGGTTTATGGAACATAAATATAATAATAAAGCCATATCTATGCATCCTGCCATGCTAGAATTCATTAAACAAGTCTTTGAACAAATGGCTAAAGACAACTCAGATGATATTTTGGAGAAGCATTCATTTATGGAAAGATTGTATAACACTATTGTTTTAAAAAGTTTAACAAATAAAGGCTGTGTGATTTAAATGGATGTAATATTATGTATATATGTAGCTCTATATTCAGCTATTCAATTAATATTCATGATTAGTATATACTTTATATTAGGATTATTTATAGATATTTCTGATACAACACAAATCATTATAATTTGGTTTTCTGGATTATTTAGTGCAACGATATTATTTTATATATTATTATTATCTGATATAAATTTTACAATTAGTTTTTAAAAAGAAAGCGTGATGATATGAATAAAATAAAAATAAGTATTGTTATAATTATTGTTTCTGTTATTCTTACAATTGCTTTAGATATTATCTCTGCTTATAAGAATCAATTAGTTGATTATCTTTTAAATAATATAAAATCATATACTATAATTGATTATACTAAAAAAGAAAAGATATTATCTATGTATTATAAAGAATACGTAGTTGCAACTAATAATAGTGATAAAGATAAAATAAAAAAATATATAAATAAACATTATAACAATATTGATATTAATAATATTCATGATCCATTAATAAAGCAATTCGTATTAGAATGTAGAGGTGAATAAAGTGGAAAATTTTAATATGGATATAGGACTAAAAGAATGGCAAGAGTTATTAAAGGGCTCTCTAAAAATTGCTTCTGCATTAGAATCATTAAAAATTCCATTAGAGGAACCATTATTAACAAAAAATCAGTTTAAAAAATTTAAAAAATGTGCTAATACATTTGTTCCTGATGCTAACGAACTATCTAAATTTAGAAGAGACTATCCATGCAATATGAGAATATGTCCATATTGTAAAAAAAAACAAAATTTAACGTCTCAATATTACTTGCTTGATATTATCAATTATTTTAAAAAAAATATTTCTGATATACGGTTCTTAACTGTTAAATTATCTATTAAAACTCCAAAAGATAAAATAGAAGATAACATAAATTTATTAAATTCATCTTTTAGACATATTGTTAGTTTATCTAGACGAAAAGCATTAGGAAAAAAGATGAAAGAATTTATTAATAAATGCTATCTTGGATATTATAAAACTTTAGAAGTAACTTATAATGAGAAAGATAAACAATACTATATAATATTAAGAAGCGTATTCGCTATAAAACAAAATTATATATATGAAGATAGATATTATGTTGATACTAATAAATGGAAAAAATGTTTTCAATTTGAATTAAAAGATAATATTATATCAGATCTTAAAATTGATTATACTAATAAAAATAATGATATAACATATGATTTCTTAGAAGAATATACTAAAAGTACTTTTGATTTAACACCAATTATGAGAATGGAAGAAAAAAAAGAAATAGTAGATGTGTTAAGAACATATATTAATATTTTACATCGACGACATAAATTTGTGTCTACAGGAGGTATTTTTCGTATAAATTAAAACTATTAGAAGTTCCTCAAAGAAACTATTCTAAGTATAAAGAGCAAATCATTCCTAATGATATAAAAATCATAAATAATATAGTTAATAATTTTTTTGAAAGAAGTGATATTGATGAATCCTAATACGAACATAGATAATAAAGAATGGAAAAGACTTTTAAATGAATCTGTTAAGATTGACACTATAATGGAATCATTAAAAGAACCTTTGTTAACAACTAATCAACTTGATAGATTTAAAAAATGTGCCAATATGTTTGTTCATAAAACAAATGAATCAAGTAAAATTAAACGAGTATATTTTTGTAAGATGAAAATATGTCCACATTGTAAAAGAAAACAAGAAATAGAACATCAATCATCTTTAATTAGATGTATTGAACAATCGAAAGTTAATAATAAAAATATGCGTTTAATGGTTATTAAAACATTTATCAAAATTCAAGATGATAATTTAACAAACGATATTAAAACATTAAATTTATCTTTTAATAAAATATTTAGATCTTTTAGGAGAAAAATGCCTATAAAAATAAAAGATTTTATCGATAATTGTTATTTAGGTTATCACAAAACTCTAGAAATAACTTACAATAAAAAAGACAAACAATACTATATAGTATTAAGATGCATCTTAGCAATTAAAGAAAACTATTTCAAGAACCAAGGTAGATATTATGTAAGTGGTAATATATGGAAGAAACATTTTCAAAATATCTTAAAAGACAATGCGTTATTAGATTTTAAAGTTAAATATATTAAAGATGATACAACATATGATTTTTTAAAAGAATATGTTAAGAACTCTTATGATTTAGAACCAATTTTACAAACAAAAGACGAAAAAGAAGCATTAAATATATTAAAAACGTACACTAATGCTTTATATCAACAGCATAAATTTATTTCTACAGGTGGTATATTTAGTACTAACTTTAACAAACTATAAATTCAATATATAATAATTAGAATAAGGTGATATTAATGGATGAAGAATATAGTCAATTTGATGAGGATTATGAGTATTATATTACTCCATTTGGAAATTACAGACTTATCCTGAGATTGCAAAAAAGTATATAGATAAGATACCTGAAAAATGTGCAATGGGCGATACTTTAGCAATAGTTTACAATCTAAACAAAGGAGAATAAATATGGTTGAATTTGTTAGTTATAACGGTAAATATCCTAATTTGTGTGGTGGATTATTAATTATAAAAGTAAATGGTAAAAAGCATGAGCTTAGATTTTTCTTATCTAGTGGTGGTAATTGTTATATAGATAATAATAACGAAGAAATTGTAACTCAGGGAGATTGGAGAATAAATAAACGTATGCTTGAATTCTATTATCCAGAGCTTATGCCATTCAAAAAAGAAATTGAAGACGTAATTAATAAAAATATAGAAAAAGGTTGCTGTGGCGGTTGTCTTTAAAAATAGGAAGGAAACGTAAAAATGAAAATATTAAAAGTTTATATTTATAAAAATATTGGGAAGACTACAAAATTAGAAATTGAAGTAGATAATGATATTACAGAAGATGAGGCAGAAGAAATAGCAAGAGATGAATTTTTTAATGAATGTGGTTTTGATTGGGAATTAGTAGATGTAAATAATGTTAACAGATAAAGAAACAGAAAAAGCTTTTGAACTTTTAGATGAGCTATTAGAAGAATATAATATTCCAAATAAAAAATCAGAAGACGGTATTGCTAAAATTGATGGCTTAACCATTGAGGAATATTTTAAGACAAATCCATTATTTGATGAAGATAAGGAGAGATAAAAATGTCTATAAACTATGGAACTAAATATCTTTTATCCATTAATCATAAAATTGATATGGAAAAAATTGAACAATTAGATGTATTTAATGTTTTTAGAAAACCTAAAGAGAATTGTGTAGAGCAAGATGTATCATCTTTAATTCTATTAAATAAAAATAAAACATTATCTGGATATCTTGATTCATGTGAAAAAATAATTGATGGTCCCAATGCATTAGATTATTTTAAAGATATTTATGAAGAAATTTTGCCAGAATCAATTGATTTATTAAAATTAACATATAATCAAAAACGAATTATAAGTATAAATGATTATTGCGTAAATGATTTATATAACAAATATCAATTTTTTCCTAAAGAATTAAGTTTATCATTAATTGAAAATAGCTATATATATCTTTTAGATATAGAACATTCTAATAGTGATACAATAGTAGAAGATACTTTTGATGTTTTAAATACTGTTTTAGAAGATGATAATAGTGTTTATACAATCTTATCTCAGAAAAATTATTGTTACTAATGGAGATCATATTAACTATATATGTTTTAAATGAATAAAAGAAAAGAGTTGAAAAAATGTTAGCTGATAAAATTATTGTAATAGTATGCTTTTTTTATTTAGTAATTGTATTGGGTTCATATGTTCGTATTAAAATAGACAATAATTTAAATAAGTATACTTATTTAGCAGTTTTATTTATGCCAATTTTATGTATTGTTTTTGTGATTAAAAGATTACCTATTATCGTGTCGCTTATAGGTAGAGAAATTTATACAAAAACAAAAAAATAAATATATATTTACTATATTAGATAAAGGAGAAAACAATGGACTTAATAGATATATTGAAGTGCACATTATTAGTAATAGGAATAGTAATATTAACACCTATTGTATTTTCTATACTATTTCCTATAATGAGTATTTTTTTATTCATCTTTTCAATATTTGTGATACTTATATTATTCCCTATTTTAATAGCAATAGTATATGAAAATCCATGGATAATAATTTTGTTGTTTATAATTGTTATAATGTTATATTAATAATAAATGGAGAGTTTTATATGCAAATAGAATATAAAATAAGATAATTATTAATTTTCCTACTAAAATACACTGGAAAAATAGTTCTCAATTATCGTTTATAGATAAAGGATTAGATGCTTTAATTTTAGCTATCTATAAATACGATATTAAAAGCATATCAATTCCAATGTTAGGCTGTGGATTAGGACAATTAAAAAAAGAAGATGTTCATTCACTTATTATAAATAAACTATCTAAATCTTTAAAAGATAAGCAGATAATAGTTAGAATTTATTCAAAAAAAGAGGTTATATTATGAAAAAAATGTATATTAAAAGAAAATATCACATTAATGAAGTTAAGTTTATTCCATGGACAGATTATTTGAATAAAACATTAGAAAAAGATTGTAATATTATTAATAAACTTAAAGATCAAACAAAAGTTTTGTATTCAATTGCTAGTTTAATTTGTACTAAATAAAATTAATATTATAAAGGGAGAAAATAACATGGAAAATTTTGTATTGAATGATAAAATTGTTTTTACTGTAAGAGAGTATAATAACGAGAGAGTTTTACCATTTTTTGCTGTAGATATTTTACATGGGAAAGAATCAGGTACAACATATAGAAACTTTCAAAGGAATAAAAAACATTTTTTAGAAGGAATAGATTATTATTATTTTAGTGGAAACAAAGGTAAAAAACTATTAGAAGAAAGATATAATACTTTAAGAGATTTACCAAAGAGTAATAATTTTAAATTTCATCTATTAACTTTTAAAGGATATTTAAATATATGTAAATGCTTCTATGATGATTTATCATGGGATATTCAAAAAAGATTAGTAGATTATTTTTATTACAGTATTAAAAATAACTTTAACACTCTTTATGATGGTCTTAGAGCGTTAATAGATAAGTTAGAACAACAAGATAACAAAATGAGCATCTTAGAAATTAAACAAGAAGAAAATAATAGACTAATAGAAGATATTACTTGTAAAATGATTACTCCTATAGCAGAAGGAGCCATTACTCCAATGGAATTAGCTCAGCAATTAGAAATCTATAGCAAAACAGGAAATCCACATACAGCATTAATATGTGATATATGCAATTTTTTAAATATTAAAGTTAAATATAAGGTGATTATTCCACAGGAAACAGAATATACTCAATTTAGGTTAGAAACTCAAGGTAACGTTCAAGTTGTTCAATGTTATCTAAAACTACCTGCTCAAGATTTAATAAAGAAATGGTGGTATGAACATAAAGAAGATTATAAAACTATAGAGTATTACAAAGTTAATACAAAAACACATATGAAAGGAGATGTTAAAGACATTTATTATTTGATTGGAAAAAGTAAAAGATATATTTTATTATCGCAAGCAGCATAAGGAAAGGTGATTAAATGTTTGAAGCGAGCAAAGATTTCACAAAGAAGATAACATCTATTATGTTAGCTATTACTGTAGCATCAGGATTATCTGTAACAGCAACAAATTATTTTAATGCAAAAGAAATCGAACAAAAAAATTTAGAGATTGAAGCATTAAAACAAGAAATAGAAAAAACTTCTTTAGAAGTTAATGAACGCAACAAAGAAAACGATATTAAAGCAAGAGAACTAGAAGTTCTTAATCAAGACAATAATAAATTAAAAGAAGAATTAAAAAGAGCCAGAGAAGAAATATCTAGAGGATCTAGAACAATGGATTTTACTATAACAGCATATAATGTGTCTCCAGAACAATGTGGAAAATATGAAGGAGAAGAAGGATATGGTTTAACAGCAACTGGATTCGATTTATCTGGACATACTGTATGGAGTGCACGAGTTATTGCTGTAGATCCAAACGTAATTCCTTTAGGTAGCAAGGTTCAAATATCATTTAACGATCCATATATGAAAAAATATGATGGCATTTATACAGCCATGGATACTGGTAGCAGTATTAAAGGTAATAAAATAGATTTATTTTTAGGAGACTCTCAAAATGAATCTATAAAATTTGGTGTTCAACAAGCCAAAGTAAGATTATTATAAAATAATAATTATTATTTAAAAATAATACTTGATTTCTATTAAATAAAGTGCTATTCTATATGTAGTGCATATGAAGATACTAATATTTTTAGATACAAAGATGTTAATATTTGTTTATACTAGTACAAACTTTTATAATATAGTAATATAAATAAAAGATCTTTATGCACTACATATTATTCTTATCAGAGTTATTTTTATTTTGTTTTCTATTTTTTCATAACTCTGATAAAGAATAAAATATAACTATATATAGAACTAGATATTGTTAATGGCATTAAAAAAATCCCTAATGAGACAAATCTATTTTTGTTAATTCTATTTAGAATTTAACATATTGAAAAAATCATTTTCATTGCCAATGTGTATAAGATTAACCTTACTGCCAAGTCCAACAATAAGGCTTCTATAAATTTCACAACAGCTAAGATTATTAAGGCTTTCATAATTGAGGTTGCATTAAAATATGGATTACTTATAAGCTTTTTATTCCTTATTAATATTAACAATATCTAGCTCTATATGTAGTTATATTATAATATTTCTATGTAGCAAAACTTTATAGTAATGTAGTTTTATAGGATATGCGTTTAATACAAATGTCTTAATTTTTTAGTTACTAAATGCGAGCGTAAAGCCTCTAAATTTATTTATGGGGATATAAGTTCACTATTTAAAACTATTTATATGGTTTTAGTTAGATCATTTTCTTTTTATAAGAAATGTATACTATGATCTAATTTTTCGGCACAGTTATCGTATCTAATGTCAGTAAAAAAACGATAGGAAGTCAACATAAACGAATAAAGAAAAATCTGAGATTGATTTTTATTAAGCAGAGATATAAATAATAAAATTGTGGATTTATATTTTATATCTCTGTTAGCATGGGCCCATAGCTCAGCGGTAGAGTCCCCGGCTCATAACCGGTTTGTCCCTGGTTCGAATCCAGGTAGGCCCACCAAAAAATATAAGTGTTAGATGTTAAAATTAGTATAAAAACATTATACTAATTTGGAGAAGTACTCAAGCGGATTAAGAGAACTGTCTTGAAAACAGTAAGGTGATAGTGATATCATGCGTGGGTTCGAATCCTACCTTCTCCGCCACATAGCCCCTTAGCTCATTTAGGCTAGAGCGTTTGATTCATATTCAAAAAGTAGTTGGTTCAAATCCAGCAGGGGCTACCATTAATAATGTCTAGTCGTATAATTAGGTAGTACTTAGGACTGTTAATCCGAAAGGTGCAGGTTCGATCCCTGCCTAGACAGCCATATGTTCTATTAAAGGTAAAAGTCTTTAATAGAGCTAAACGCATATATTGTAAAAATAAAATATAAGTATAATATAATTATTTCTTATTTTTATTTTTACAATTAAATTAATTAAATGAGCACTTACAGCAATTTACAAGAATAAATTTGAATGGTATCAAATATATATTATGTGCTCAGTTAAATGAACGCTTACAGCAATAAAATTATATAATACTATGATAAGCATCTATAAGACCGAGAAATCAATATACACTATGCGTTCAGAATATAACCTCTTTATGGACATATACAGCAAAAATTATACATAACAATTAATTTATATCATATGTCCAGAATATTTATCAAAGCCGTAGTGTAAAAAACTACGGCTAATTTAATATAAAAGGAGATTTTATAGTGGATTTTTTTGATAGAATGAAAAATAATATAATGACTAAAACAACAAATGGAGCATTATGTTATTCTACAACAGGAAATTATTTAGTAGATATAAATTTTAGTGTTTCTAAATTTAGAAATATGTTAAATAATAAAGAAAGTCTATGGGAAATGTTTTATCCAGCATTAATGCAAAATCCAAGATATGCATTAAAATGGTTATTATATTTAAGAGATGTCAGATATGGAATAGGAGAAAGAGATGCTTTTAGAGATCTATTATATAATTTAATAGTAAATACAAAAGTAGATTCATACTTTATTAAAACTTGTAACATACAAGAATACGGTAGATATGATGACTTAATTGATATTTATTTCAGATTATATGATAATAAAAAATTATCTAAAACAAAACGTATAAATAATATTAAAAATATTATAATTAATATAATAAAAGAACAACTTAACTTAGATTTGAATAATAGTAAAAATAACCTTTCAGTTTCATTATTAGCCAAATGGATGCCAACAGAATCTACATCTAGTCTTAAAAATAGACGTAGAGCAAAAATCTTAATGAATAAGTTAAAATATAGTCCTAAAAAATATAGAAAAATTTTAGTTTTATTAAGAAAGAAAATTGATATAGTTGAAGCTAAAATGTCAACTAATAATTGGGATAAAATTATTTACGAAAATGTTCCTTCTAAAGCTAATCTTTTATATTCTAGAGCTTTTATTAATCATGATTCAGAAAGAAGATTAAAATATATAGATGATCTTTCTAATAATAAGACTAAAATAAATTCAAAAGCCTTATTCTTACATGAAATAGTTAGTAAATATAAAAAAGAATATGAAAGAAATGAAGTTCTTGAATCTATGTGGAAAAATATACCAAAACCAGATAATTTTTCTGATACATTAGTAGTAAGAGATGGTTCTGGATCGATGTGGCTACGCTTACCTAATAGTACATCTACTATTTTAGATGTAGCTAATGCTCTAACAATTTATTGTAGTGAAAACAATAAAACATTTAAAAATAAGTTTATAACATTTTCACAAAGAGCTGAAATAGTAGATTTAACATCTTGTACTAATTTGTATGAGAAATTAAAAAAACTAGACGGGTATTATGATTATAGTAATACAGATATAGCTAATGTCTTTAATTTGATATTAAAAACAGCTATAAAAGAAAAATTGTCTAAAGAAGATTTACCAAAAAACATTTTAATAGTTTCAGATATGCAATTTGATGAAGTAAACAGTTACGATATTGACTCTTTGTTTGAGATTATTAATAAAAAGTATAAAAAAGCAGGATATGAAATGCCTAAACTGATCTTTTGGAATGTATCTTATTATGATAATACAATTCCAATGAAAAATAATAAGAATGGTTTAATATTATTATCTGGATATTCCACTTCTTTAATGCGAATGGTATGTTCTACAGAGCTAGATCCATTTAAAGCTTTAAGAGAAATACTAAATAATAAACGTTATTCTATTATAAATACAATAACAAATAAAAAGATTAAAGAATACTTACAATCTTGATTAATAATATAGCAGTAAAAGCGTATAGTTTTTGCTGCTATATTAATTTTATAGATAAAAGGAGTAATGATATGGAAAAATATATCCAAACAGAAGAACTTGATGAATTTCGTTACTTAAATCCATTATGGCTTAAAGAATTAGCAACAGGATTAACTGAAGGAGCTAAAAAATATCCTAACGAAACATGGAAAAATATTCCTGCCAAAGAACATGCTTTTAGAGCTATGAGACATTTAAATGAATTTCAAATTGATAATAATGTAGAAGATTTAATGCATGCGTCTATGAGATGTATGTTAGCTTTTAGTGTATTAAATCAAAAATCAAATGAGGAAAAAAATGAATAAAAGAACAAGACAGTTGCAACGTACTATGGAAAAGAGAAATAGATATTCAAAAGAACAAATATGGAATTTGAATGTCTATTTAACAGATCATATTTATTGTGCATTAAAACAGTTTAAAAATCAAAGAATGTATAGCTATCCAGCACAATTCAATTCTGAAAAAGAATGGATAGAAATATTAAACCAAATTATATGGTCTATGGAAGAAATCAAAAATGATTATCCAAATGATCCTTTATATAATTATAAATATTGTATACCTATAGATGGTAAAGATATTTATTCGCAAGAAGAAAGAGATAAAATGGAAAAAGAATCTGATATTTATTATAAAAAAATAGACGAAGGATTACATTTATTTGCCAAGTATTTACAAGATTTATGGATTTAATCTTCTTTCTTTTTTTCTTTCCTTTTATTTATTTATCTGCTAGCTCTAAATTTTCTGCCTTTTATTGTAATTCTCTTTTTGTATTTTATTTTTTTGATAAATTAAAGAGGTGTATATATTATGGATAAAAAAAACAATGTTCAAACAAGTTTCTCGTATTATGAAAAAATAATTTTAGACAGGCATTTAAGATTTGCTAGTGAAATTGCTTTTGATTTAAAAAAAGAATTTGAAATAACGACATTGACAGGAAAACCTGCAACATTATTTGTTTCTGCTTATTTAAATAGTAGATTAAGAGAAAAGAACTTACCATCGTTATATTATCATGGCAAAGAAGGAATGATTCAGGTTTTTCAAAATGAATCAGATATTGCAGATTCTTTTTGGAAAATGCAATTTAATCCAAGAAGAAAAAGTATGAAAGGAACAAATAAAGATATTGTTGTATTAAAAATTAATGATAAAAATTATAAATTACTTGTTCCAAGGATTAAAACAAATAATACAATAGAAAAAGAGGAGAGATACGTAGCATGAGTTTAGTACCTACAGTACTGGAAAAAGAAGGAAATTCTGAAAGAGCAATGGATCTATATTCTAGACTTTTAAAAGATAGAATCATTATGGTTACCGGTCCCATTGAACCAAATATGGCAAATATTATAAAAGCTCAATTACTTTTTTTAGAATCTGAAGATCCAAATACCGATATTATTATGTATATCGATAGTCCAGGAGGAGAAGTAGCAACAGGAATGGGAATTTATGATACTATGCAGTATGTTAAACCAGATATTAGAACTATATGCGTTGGAATGGCTGCTAGTATGGGTTCTTTAATTTTAATGGGAGGAACAAAAGGTAAACGTTCAGCACTACCTAACGCTGAAATCATGATTCATCAACCATCTGGCGGTGCTAAAGGAAAAGCTACAGATGTTGAAGCTAATTTAGAACATTTATTAAAAACAAAAATTAAATTGCATAACATTTATGCCGAATTAACAGGGCAAAATATAGAAAAAATAAAAGCAGATATGGAAAAAGATTATTGGCTCACTCCATTAGAAGCAAAAGAATATGGACTAATCGATACAGTACTAGATAAAAGATAAATATAATAGAGGTAATTTATGAATAAGGTAAATGATAAAATGCAAAAATGTTCATTTTGTGGAGCAATGGCTTCAGAAAATGATGATAATGTATTAATTCAATCGGAAAACGAAAATTCATTCATTTGTATTGATTGTATTGATACTATAAGTTTGAAAATGCAAAAATTTAAAAAAAAGAAAGCTGCTATTATGTCTAAAAAAAATTTAGAAATGTCTTCTTTAACTCCTAAGAGAATAAAACAATTCTTAGATGATTACATCATAGGACAAGAAGAAGCTAAAAAGATTATATCTGTAGCAGTTTATAATCATTACAAGTCTATTTCTATTAAGGAAAGGGATCCGGAAATAGAATTAGAAAAATCTAATATTATTATGCTTGCCCCTTCTGGTTGTGGTAAAACAGCAGTAGTTAAAGCATTATCAAAAATGCTTAATGTTCCATTTGCAATAGCAGATGCTTCTACTTTAACAGCGGCTGGATATGTTGGATCTGATGTAGAAGTTGTATTACAAAGATTATTATCAGCAGCTGATAATAACGTAGAAGAAGCGCAAAAAGGTATAGTTTATATAGACGAAATTGATAAAATCTCTAGAAAAGGAGAAAATTTATCAACAACAGCAGATCCAGGACATGAAGAAGTTCAACAAGCACTTTTAAAAATAATTGAAGGCTCCATTGTAGATGTTCCTCAAAAAGGTAATAGAAAACATCCACAGGGAGAAAATATAAAAATGGATACTAGTAATATTTTATTCATTGTAGGAGGTGCATTTGAAGGAATTGAAAAAATAGTTGCCAAAAGACAGAAAAAAGGTAAAACAAAAATAGGTTTTGGATCAGAATTAAAAGATGATGAAAAAACTTATAATGAATTAGTTAATAATGTTAAAGTAGAAGATCTTAAAAAGTTTGGTATGATTCCAGAATTATTAGGAAGATTACCTATTATTTGTACAATGAAAGAATTAGATGAAAATGCATTAATTAAAATTTTAACTGAACCTAAAAATGCATTAATAAAACAATATAAAAGATTATTGCAAGAAGACGGAGTAGAATTAAATGTTTCTGATTTAGCATTAAAAGCTATCGCTAATAGAGCTAAAGAAAGAAAAACTGGAGCACGAAGTCTTAGAAGTATTTTAGAAGAAATTTTAAATCCTACAATGTTTGATTTACCAGAAAAAGAAGTAAATCAAATTACATTAGATATTAATAATAATGATTTTGTAGTCAACTATAATAAATAAAAAAAGAGGTAAAAAAATATGAAAAAAATTACAAATCTTTTTAGAGAAATGATTAATGCAGCGCTTGATTCTGCTGATAAAATTACAGGAACTGATATGTATTATAAAAAAGCAGTTATTTATTCTGAATTAGCTAAAGCATTAGCTTTAACAGAACAAGTTGATTATAGTTCAGAAACAACAGAAAATGTAAACGAAGAAGAAACAGTTGCTAAAGGTTCTGAAGATAAAGCAAGAGATCCTAATTATGATAGTGCTACAGGTACAATTAATAAGTTAAAAACAAAAGAATCTAAAGACTCTTTGAAAAAGAAAACAACATCAAAAACTAATGATGTAAAAGAAGAAAAAGAAGAAGTAAAAAAAAACGAAGAGTTAACTGATGAATGGAATGATTATTCTCGTAATCTTTTTAAAGAAGAATTAGAAAAAATTTCTGAACATAAAGATTTTCTAGGAGAAAAACTATTGAATGGATTTGTATCTGAATATACTGAAGGAATCTTTAAAACAGTAGATGAAGGTATTAATCCGTTAAATGTAAAAGGTTTCTGTGCATATTTAGATAGTTTTAAAGATTATATTGATATCTTAAAATATATCAATAATAATTATGACAATGGTGTTGAACAATGTGTAGTTAATGCATATAGTGGAAAAATTAATAAATTAGAAGATGTTCCAGTAGATCAATTTGTTGACTTTGTTAAACTTTGTCAATCATATATTGGTGAAAGTAATGAGAGTAGCCAAAATTGAGTTAAAAGATATAAAACCAATAAAATTTGAATATCCATTTTAATATAAAAAGAAAAGAGGAAATTAATATGACAAATCCAAATAATTTATGTATTTTTACAGGAGTTATTCCTACATCAGACAAAATTCGTTATGAATATTATAAAGATGAAAGTTATTCTCGTATGAATGGTTTTTTAAATGTTCGTCGTAACTGGAAAAAGAAAGATGATGAATATTATGCTAATGATTTAATTAAATTTGTAGCATTTGGACCTTCTGCTAATTATTTAAATGAATACGTAGAAAGAGGAAATACTATTCAGCTTGTCGGTTCCATTGAAAAAGAAGATGATTATGAAAAAGATGGGGAAAAACGTTATGGACAATTATATTTAAAAGTTGATAGTGTTTCTAAAATTAGAACTGGAGATGATGGTAAAAACACTACAACTCAAACTCCTAAATTATCTATGAGTAGTGCAACTAATAAACCTAAATTATCATCTTTTAATACAAAAAGTACATTTAATCTTTCTGGTTTTAAGAAACCACTTTTTTGATAAAATAAAAAAAGAGGAAAAAACATGACAGAAGAACAATTAAATGATATTGAAAAGAAATTATTAGATGAAATTGATAAACCACTAAAATTAGAAAAAGAGATTAAAGAGCTATCAAGTAAGATAGCTCAAGATCTTCTTTTAAAACAAAAAGTAAGAATAAATTTTAATGATAAAGATTATTATATAGTATATAAATTAATAAATAATAAAATAATCTATATACTAGCAGCTGATACTGTAAAATATAAATTATTAAATAATAAATATAAACCATATGTAGCTTCAGCAGAAATAATGCAAAATGTAACAGAATATGAATCTGTTAGAGGCGTAATAGAAGCACTATTAAAAAGAATGGTTGATATTATTGAGCCAGAAGAAATTGAATAAGGAGCTGATAAAATGTCAGATCAAGCACATATAGGAATTTTACGTTTTCCAGACAACGTAAGAAAGCGTAGAGGTATGTATTTATCAACTCCTGAACATTGTCTATTTGAGATCGTAGACAATAGTGTTGATGAGTTTGTTGCTGGTAGATGTAAAAATATTGCTGTTCATTTTAGTAATAATACCTTTACCGTTGAAGATGATGGCGGAGGTATTCCTATAACTGAATGCAAAGATCCAGAATTTAAAGGTTTATCTGAAGCACAAGTAGCAATGTCTACATTACATGCAGGAGGAAAATTTGGCGAAGAAAAAGGCTATAGTACAAATACTGGTGGATTAAACGGAGTAGGTGCAAGTTGTGTAAATGCTGTTTCGTCAAATTTCAATTTAACTATTTGGAATGGAGAAAAAGAATTTTTAACTAAATTTGAAAAAGGTATTGCTACATTAAATACTAGTATAGTTGGAGATGCTAACGGAAAAACTGGCACTTCAATTACTTTTACTTTAGATGAAGAAATTTGGGGTAAAAAAGAATCACTTTATGATCTTAACTTAATAGATAAACGATTAAAACAATTAGCTTTTTTAAATCCAGGTTTAACTTTATTTTTTATAGTAGAAGATACTAATGGACATATTGTAAAAAATAAAAAATATTGTTATCCCAATGGGATACAAGCATATGTTGATGATTTATCTTATGCAAAAGATGTATTAATTAAAACTGTTAATATTAATAATAACAATAATAATGATAAGATTAATATTTCTTTCACCTATACAGATACTTATAATTGCATTATGAAATCATTTGTTAACAATATTGCTACAGATGATGGAGGCGTACATGAGTTAGGTTTTAAAGAAGGCATATATAAAGCTATTGTCAAATATGCTATAGAAAATAATTTTATAAAAGATAAACAAATTATTCCAGAAGATACAAGAGAAGGTTTAATAAGCATAATAAATTTATCTATTAAAGATCCTGTTTTTGATGGACAAAATAAAAGAAAATTAATTTCTCAAAACATCAGAGCAACAATAAGAGAAATTGTAAGCGATTTCTTTTATGATTATTTATCTAAAAACAATAAAACAGCTAAAATATTAATGGATAAGTTTTTATTAGCTGCTAAAGTTAGATTAGCAACAAAAAAGGCTAAAGATGCTGCTAGAGGATTAAAAGCTATTACTAATGATTCTAGTGGAATTCCTGGCAAATTAGCAGATTGTTCTTCTAGAAATCCTGAGGAATGCGAATTATTTTTAGTTGAAGGAGATAGTGCTGGAGGAAGCGCAAAACAAGGTAGAGATAGAAAAACTCAAGCTATTTTGCCTGTATTTGGTAAAGTACTAAATACAGAGAAAGTTACTCCTGATAAGGTATATAGTAATATAAAATTTCAAGATATTATTAAAGCTTTAAAGACTGGAATAGGAGATTCTTTTGACATTAGTAAATTAAGATATCATAAAGTCATTCTATTTTCAGATGCAGATTAATTTTAAAATATTTTTTTATAAATATTATTTCCGTAAACCTTTTTTAGAATTACAAAAAAAATATGAATAAAATTAGTCGTCCTCACAGGAATGTGAGAGATAATGAGCTACTTAACCTGTAATTGCAGGGTGTCTTACAAATAGTAAGGCTAACGGTTGGAGTTGAATAAGAACGCTAATATGACGATTATTAGCATAACCATGTGCGAAGACGCTCCTATTAACAGAACCTACGGTCTTAATAATAATAAATTAAGATAACAGGGGATACCGTGCAAAGCTTAATTTATATAATTAAGTGTGTGTAACGACTATCAGGGTTGCGCCTGTTAGCAATGAGATGAAATGCTTATTGCGAAAGAGTAGCTATCCAGAACGGATAAAAATATAGTCTAGTCCCAAAAGAAATATCTCGAAAGAGAGGGTACAATCGGTTGATGGAGGACATATTCAATGTTTACACATGACTTTCTTCTATCGTTATATGAGACCATTAATTGAAAATGGATTTTTATATGCTGCTTGTCCGCCATTATTTAAAGTATTCAAAAAAACAGGAAAAAAAGAAGAAGTACATTATTTATATACAAAAGAAGAATTAGATTCTTTCAATACTGAAGGATATACTGTACAGCGTTATAAAGGATTAGGAGAAATGAATCCCGAACAATTATGGGAAACAACTATGAATCCTGAAACAAGAAAATTAATCAAAATTACAATTAATGATGCGGAAGAAGCAGAAAAAGCTTTAACTTTATGTATGGGAAAAGATACTATACAAAGAAAAGAATTTATTCTTAATAGAAACTTATTAGAGGAGGAACAAGTAGAATGAGTAATGTATCTTGCGTAGATTTTGCTCCTTATCTAATTGGTAATTTTAACTTGTATGCAGGTGATGTAATTAAAGAAAGAGCACTGCCTGATATAAGAGATGGTTTGAAACCTGTTCAACGTAGAATATTATATGCAATGTATTGTTTAGGATTATATTCTAACTCACAGTATAAAAAATGTGCCAGAACAGTAGGAGAAACATTAGGTAAATTTCATCCTCATGGTAGATAAAAAAAGCTAAAAAATATGTGATTAACCAAAGTAATAACCAATATTTTGTAGGTAATGATACTTCAAAAATAACAAATTGGAGGTATTATATGCCAGCGAAATATAATATTACAAATGAAGAAATACAAGAATTTTATCGATTAAGAGTTCAAAAAAAATGTCCTATACAGCTATAGGAAAAAAATTTAATATTAGCGCACAAACTGTACAAAGAAGATTAGAAGATTTTACAAAAGATAGTAAAGTTGATTTATCTATTAATTATAACTACGATAAATACTATTTTTATGATATAAACACTCCAGAAAAAGCATACTGGTTAGATTTTATTAATAGCAAATCTATATCTTTGTATAGAAAATATAAAGATGCTAAAATAAGTATTCTTCATGAAGTTAATCAAAAACAAAAAGCTTTGTTGCCGTTTTAGATAGAAATATCTAAAATTATTAATGGGGAATTAAACTGGAAGGCTTAACTGCTAATCAGAGACCGAAGGCTATACTAAGTATAGTCAGGCGCAACGCATAGGAAGTGAAAAGATATAATCTTCCCACGAGTCCCCGTTACGATAAGATATAGGCTTATCTTTTGTAGATAAAAGTGGACTACAAAACCTAACGTTAAACGAGGGTAAAAATATATGCTAGACTGGATTAGAATAGACTAATCGATGAAAATGAACGAAAGTTCCAGAGCATAAGATAAAAAGCTTATGGATAATAACAATTCGGATCAAAGTGTTTATGATGCTTTAGTTAATATGGCTCAATTTTTTACTAAAAGATATCCATTAGTAAATGGACATGGTAATATGGGTTCTATTGATGGAGATGGTGCAGCGGCAATGAGATATACAGAAGCTAAGCTATCTTCAATAGGGGAATTATTACTTAAGGATATAAATAAAGATACTGTAGATTATATTTCAAACTATGATGAATCAGAAGAAGAACCGTCTGTGTTACCTGGATTATTTCCACAATTATTATGTAATGGATCTACTGGTATAGCTGTAGGAATGGCATGTAGTTTTGCTCCTCATTTTGCAAATGATGTATATAAAGCTTGTGATAAAATAATTGAGGACTGTATTAATAACCAAGAAACTGATATAGATAGTTTAATAGATATCATTAAGGCACCAGACTTTCCTACTGGCGGAATTATAGTAAATCCTACAGAAGTAAGAAAAGCTTATAAAACAGGTAAAGGTAAGGTAGTTATTAGAAGTAAATATATTATTGAAACTAATAAAGATAAAAATAATATTGTTTTTACTGAAATACCTTATAAAGTAAATAAAAGTAATTTAGTTATTCAAATTGATAATTTAAGAAAAACTAAACTACCATCTATTAAAGAGGTTAGAGATGAATCTGATAAAGATGGTATTAGAATTGTTGTTGAATTAAAAAAAGGAACAAATGTAGAATGGATACTTCAAAATTTGTTTAAAGATACTATGGCAGAATCTTCTTTTTCTATTAATCATACAGCAATAATTGACGGAAAACCTCACGAAAATATTGATTTAAAAACTTTAATAGAATCTTTTGTATTACATTCTATTAATATTATTGAACGTAAATGTAACTATGATTTAATTAAATCTACTAATAGAAAAAATATAGTAGATGGAATATTAATTGCATTATCTAATATTGATAGAATTATAGACATAATTAGAACAGAAGATGATGATAAAAATATTATTAACATTTTTAATGAAGAATTTGGATTAAATGAAGTTCAAACTAAAAATATTATTAATACTAAGCTAGGAGTATTAAAAAGGGCATCTATTGAAAAGTTAGAAATAGAACAAGAAGAATTGAATAATACTATAAACAAATTAAATGATATATTAAATAATAAAATTCTTCTTTTAATAGAAACTCAAAAATCTCTTAAGGAAATATCATCTATATTTGATAAAGATGAAAGAAAAACTACTATTCAAAAAGTAGATACTAATAATACTGTTACTGAAAGAGAACTTGTTAAAGATGAAAATGTAGTTATAACTTTAACTAATAATGGAATAATTAAATCTGTAAAAGAAACAGATTATAATGTTCAAAAACGTAATGGCACAGGAGCTAATACATTAACAAAAGTAGAAGATAAAATACAATATGTAATGAATCTTTCTACTAAAGATGATATTTTATTATTTACAAATACAGGATATTGTTATATTTTACCAGCATATTCCATACCTATTAGTAAGAAAAATTTACAAGGTAAATATTTAAACAATTATATCGATTTAGAAGAAAAAACTAAAATATTAAATGTTATAGCATCAACTAAGAATGATAGAAATAAACATATTATATTAGTAACTAAAAAAGGGCTGTTAAAACTTATGACAGCTGATACTATCAAAACAAAACGTGATAGATTAAAAGTTATTACGTTAAATGATGATGATGAAATTGCTTCTGTTTTATTTATAGATAAAACAAATCAAATATCATTATTTACATCAAAAGGTTATTCTATAACGATTAATATTAATGATATTAGGCCTATTGGTAGAACTGGTATGGGTGTAAAAGGTATTAGGTTAAAAGAAGATGATTATGTGGTTAGTGCTGCTATCTATGATAAAGATAAAACTTTTTTAATATCTTCTAAAAACGGAATGATAAAAAGATGTTATTTTCATGAGCTAAGAGCGCAAAATAGAGGTGGATCTGGTGTATCAGTTTGTAAATTAAATACTAACGATAATGTAGCTAGTGTTGTATCATTATTGGATAATAATGATATTTTATTGACCACTCAAGAAGGTAAAACTATTAGAATAAAATCTGATTCTGTTCCAATTCTTGGAAAACAAGCAAAAGGTGTAAAAGGAATTAAATTATCAAGTACAGATTCTGTAATAAGCATCAATTTACTTGAAAAAGATATAGGAGAAAATGTATATGAATAATAATTTAGAAAATGCATTTAGACAAGGTTTTATTCAATTTTTAGCTGGATATATAGATAAAGCAAGTTCTTCTAATGCAATAAAAGAAATGAAAGTTTTTAAACAAAAATTAGTTGCTGCTACATTAGAAGAACTTGTTAAAATATCTAATAATGATTGGTTTATTGCTAAGCCTATATTTAAATGTGCTCTTTATTTAATAGATAAAAGAATAGAATCTTTTAAAAACTTTATAAAGGTAACAAGTAATGAATCCTTAAAAGAAGAAATGGAAAAAGAACTTATTAACTATAATATAGCAAAAAAATCACTAACTAATTTAATTAATACTATACAAAAACACTAAGGAGAATAATGCAATATGATAGTAAACAAAGTAGAGACAACAAGAGTTTTTAATATTAATTTTAAAAATGATGAATTTAATAGTTTAATTGATGAAATTAATAAAATTTATACTAAAGTTCCGCCCGATCAAATTCCTACAATTCTTGCTTTAAAAGATTCATTAGTATATAGCAATAAAGAATAGAAGGAGATAATATGGCTAGTTTACTTCTTAGAGAGCAAATACCTATTACTAAAAAAATAGATATCTTAGATAAGATATCTGAAAAAATGAATAAAAAATATGGTAAAGTTATTATGGGACGTATTGGTGACGTACCAGAAATAATGGATAGATTAACCATAAAGTATATTCCTACACCTTCTTTAGAATTAAATGAAGCTACAGGTGGCGGATTTCCTAGACGTAGATGTACGATTATAGCTGGAGCTGAAGATAGTGGTAAAACTTCTTTAGCATTAGAAACTATAGCACTTAATATGAAAAAAGATCCTAATTTTATTGCTGTTTGGTTAGAATCAGAAGCTTCATTAGAAAAAAAATATATTGTTAATACATTTGGAATAGATCCAAATCGATTCTTTTATATGGATGTAGATAATAATTTAGGAGCAGAAGGAACATTAGATATTTTACATGATATTCTAAGAACAGGAACTGCTGACATGTGTGTAATAAATAGTTTAAGATGCTTAGTTCCAGAAAAAGAACAAGAATCATCACTAAAAGACATTACTATAGCTCTTCAAGCACGTATGAATGCTAGAATGACTAGAAAATTTTTAACATTAATAGCAGAATATGAAATAGCTTTTGTAATTATTCAACATCTAGCCACAGATATTGGAAGTATGAGTAGAGATCCAATGGTTGTAGCTGGAGGACATGCTATAAAATATTGGTCGTCTTTAACATTAGATTTAAGAAAACGTTCTGTTTCTGATAGTGATCCTATTGGAAAAGAAGATGGTGTTAAGATTGGAGTAAAAATATTAAAAAATCATTGCACACCAGATAAATTTGCTTATGTTAAGTTTGTATATTATGCTATTTTTGGAGAAGGCATTGAACAATATTTATCCACTTTAGATAAGGCATGTAGGCAAGGGATTGCTGAATGTAAAGGAGCATGGATATATTGGTATGATAGTGATGGTAATGTAAAAGAAAAGTGGAATGGAAAGATGTCATATCGAAATTATATGATAGAAAATCCAGAAATATTTAAGTCTTTTACAGAAGCTGTCTCTCCAGAAATTAAAGCTATGTCTAACGAAGAAATTGAAGATATTAAGCAACTAGAAAAGACAGTAGAAGATAAAATGTTATATGATAATAGTATGCCTTTAAAAAATAAGAAAAAAGAACCAAAAGAAAATACAGTTGCATAATTAAATTAAATAATAAGCAGTATAATAAACAATGTTATACTGCTTATTATTTATAAAAGGTTGTGATATTATTAATGAATGTGAATATGGATATATAGATTGTGCTAATCAAAATATAAAATGTTCTACTTGTTTTGTTAATGGCCAAAACTATAAAGCAATTAAAGTTAAGGTATATAAATTAAATAAAAAAAGATCTAAACAAGATAAAAGAATGGGAAGTGAATTTGAATATAAAAATCATAAAAATAATGTTAATATTTTAAAGAACGATATTGTTTCATCTATGACATTAAATAGTGGAGCTACAGTTCTTGAAAAAGGTGATGAACAAATATCTGGCATTATAAACGTAATGGAAGAATTAAAAACACAAATGCCGGATAGAGCAAAAGGAACTAAAACTTTTACTATAAAAAGACAATGGCTAGATAAATTAAATAAGGAAGCCAAAATGGAAAATAAAGAATTTTGGTATTTAAAATTTAGTTTTAATGAAGATGAAGCTAATCATTCTAGTAGTAATATTTTTGTAATAACAGAACAAGATATTATTATGAGTATGATTAAAACTATGGTAGAAGATAGAAAAGTAGCCAAAAACGCAAATGCCAAAATTGAATTAGCGAATAAAAGAGCTGCTTTTATAGAAGCAGAAAATATAAAATTAAAAGCAGAAATAAATCTACTAAAAGCACAAATAAAATATAACAAAGAAAATAATTTTGTCTAGACTTCTAAAAATAATAATAGTAAAATAATAAGGAGGTTAAGATATACATTGTGTCGGAAGAAGTTAAGAAAAAAATATATAATTTAGTAAAAGATAATTGTCCTGATGACTATAATCCTATAGATTATGTATTAGATATAATTAAACCATTAGCTGTAAAAAAGATTAACAATTGTATAAAAGATTGTAACACTTGTGCTATTTGTGATAATAAAACTAAAACAGTTTTTAATGGTAATGGTACAGAACCTATATTGATTATTGGAGAAACAGCATTAAGTACACAACCTTTTTTATCAGCTCCATTTGATTCATCTAAAGAAGGTAATTTACTTATATGCGCATTAGAACAATTAAAAGTTGATACTAGTAAAATAATGTGGACTAATACCGTTAATTGTTTTCCTTATCATAAAAATATATCTGGAACCAAGATAAAAAGACCTCCTATGTTAAAAGAAGTAGAAGAATGCTCTGTATTTTTAGATTATATAATTAGATCTTTTCAACCTAAAATGATAATTATTTTAGGAAATATAGCACTAAATACTTTTATGAAAGACACTATATTGAATGTAAGAGGTCAAAAAATAGAAATTAAAGGTATTCCTGCTTTTGCTACCTATAGTCCATCTTATTTAATAGATATAGAGTCATTGGATTTTATAGATGATTTAAAAAATACTTTTATAGATGATTTAAAAAAGGCTTTTACATGGTTTAATTTAAAATATCCAGATGATAATATTTTTAATAACTAGAAAGGAATTATATATAAATGAGTAGTTTATTAGATAAAATTAAAATGCAAACAGCAGCACCAACATTAAAATTAAATGCAAAAAGTTCATTGAAATTAAATACAAAAAATCCGTTTGTTTTAGATAAAACAACGTTAAATTTAGATGAAAAAAATAAAACAAACTCTCCATTAAAATTAAATTCTAATACAAAAGAAGTATTAAACAAAAATAAAGAAGATGAAAACAATAAACAAGTATATACAAATGAAAAAGATTTAAACAAAGTAGAAGAAGTATTAAATAAAGATGTTACAAATACAGAAGATGTTACAAATAAAAATGAAGAAGTAGTAACAACAGAAGAAGAAACAGAAGTAGAAGAAAAGCCTAAAAAAAGAAGAAAAAGAAAAAGTTCTACATTATCAGATCAAGAACCTAATTCAATTACTAAATGTAAATTTGAAGATGTTAACATTGATGTATTTGATACTAAATATTCATTTGAAGAAGCGGCTACTATTATTCAATCTAAATTTGTAAATGATGAATGGCTTGATTTCAGAAAAGAAGTATTAAAAGATTTAGAAGAAATTAAAATAGACAGCGATTTAAATCCTGGAGCTATTAAAGTAGTAATAGAACAATTAGCAATTTTATATGACAAAATTGCTATTCCGTTACAAGAAGCAAATGATGTGATTACATGTATTTCTGATAAAGATGTTGGTATTGGAACAATTTATAAAGCATATGCAGCTTCAAGTATTGAAAAATCTAATGCAGATATTAGAAGTGCAGCAGGATATAAGGTTTTAGAAAAAGTTAATTATAATGGTAATGAAGTTAATCTTTTAGTAGTTTTAATGGCTGCTAAATTAAGATATAATTTTTTAAATAGTGTTAAAAACATTATTGATTTTAAAAGAAATTTATTAATTACTATTAGTAGTTCAAACAAAATAGAAGCTAGTTTAATTTAAGGAAGTAATATTATGGCTAACTATTGTTATACTCAATATACTATATTTGGTCCGTATGATATATGTAAAAAATGTTTAAATAAAATACAGTCATGGATATTAGATGATTCTCAAAATGATTGGAGTTTATATGGTATTTCAAAAAAAGCCAATATTAAACTTGATAACTACAAAGGAGAAATAAATTATATTTCTAAAGATGTAGAAGAAAATGATGAATATAGTAATTTCATGATAGAACTACAAACTGCATGGATTCCAAGACATGATATTATTAAATTAATTTTAAATAAATATTTCCCAGATTTAGAATATCGTTATTTGTCAGAAGAACCATACAATAAAATTTTTGAAAGTAATGATATTAATCAAGACTTTTATGATGTAGAATATTTAATTTCATCGATTAATGATGAATATAATTATTTAAATGAAAATATTTGCGGATATTATACTAAAAATGAATTAGAAGATTTATTATTTAAAGATAATATAACATCTGAAATATTCAATGATTCTTTAGATATTTTAAAAAAAATGTACAAAGTAAATATCCAATATATAAAGTATATTTCAGAAGGGAATAATAAAATTGCTAACTAATTTAGGAATTGAAGACAAAATTAAAGATTTCATAGGAGAACAAATACCTAACGATATAATCAAACAAAGAGATGGCGGTACATCTAACGGTAAAAAAATTATGTTAGATTATATTAGTGGTTCAACCTGTATAGATAAATTAAATAGTATTTTTGAATATGGATGGGATTGGGAAGTAACCGAACATTTTATTCAAAAATCTGTTGATTATCAAAACAAATATATGAAAGAAAGAGAAATGAGTCCTGAACCACAGCCACCTGTTGCTCATGTATTTGGAATTTTAACAGTTCATCTCAGAGATGATAAAACTGGTCAATTTTATGACATAAAAAAAACAGGCTGTGGTTCTAAAGTTATAATTGGTAAAGCAAATGATCAAAAAGATATTTTTAAAGCAGCTAGTACAGACGCTTTAAAAAAAGCTGCTTCATTAATAGGAGTAGGTTTAGATCTATATAGAGATGCAAATGAACAATATTATTTTGAACTTCTTTTAAGTAGAGATAAACAAAATAATTTTTTAAGAAACTATTCTGATGAAGAAAAAAAACTTTATTTTGATTCTGTTAATTATCTTCAGGAACTAACAGAATCAAATAATGATATTGATGGAGACAGTATGTTATCTTTATTGATGACTTGGTCTAATAATAAATATAATGATTTCAATACAATTCCGCCAAAAGAACTTAACAATTTTGTAACTTATATAAAACAAGGTATAGGAGATGATAAATAGTGGCAATCTTTTTTAAAGATAAACATTTATCTTGTCCTAAATGCAATAATACTGTTTTACAGAGAATAGAACAATATAGATATTCTTATACAAAAGAAAAGAATAAACTCTTAGAAGAACCTTATGGATACGCATTATATTGTTCTAAATGTAATACATTAGTTAAAGAACATATTATGCATGAAACTCATGCACCAACAATTATAGAATTATAAAAAGAGGTTATATATGAAAATTTACAATGCAAAATGGACTAGCACTTCCGCTGGTCCATCTCCTTACAATAATTATCGTACAGAAATTTTTTTATATGGTTGCAATAGAGCAATTATGGGAGAACCATGTAAAAACTGTTTTAATCCTTCTTTATGGGATTCTAGTAAATGTATGAAAGAATATTCGCCATTAGAAGTTGCTACTCAAATTATTAAATATTCTCCTAATAAATATGTAACATTTGTCGGTGGAGAACCATTAGATCAAGCAGAAGAATTAGAAGAAGTATGTTCAATTTTAAAGAAATTTAATTATCATATAATTGTTTTTAGCAGTTATGTACTAAATGACCAAAGTAATTTTTATAAATTTAATCATATTTTACCTTATGTTGATATTATAATCGATGGTAAATACGATGAAAATGAACGAATTTATAGAGAAGATTTCGGAGATGGTTTTACAGATGCAATAGGATCTGGAAATCAAATTGTTTGGGATATTAATCAACAATCTAAAGAAATTAAAGGTTTTTATGCACGAGATTTAAGTGGAATTTATGTATCAAAAAATAATAGTTTAAAATTTATTACTAAAAACAATCAAGTTGTAGAACAGACGTATCAATATAATAAAAAAATAGCTTGTTAATGAGAGGAATATTATATGATTAATTTAAATGATTTTAATAGTTTAACAAATGATGATTCTAAAGATATATTATATAGTGTTGAATCTTCAAAAATGAATGATGGAGTTGCTATAGTAGATAATTATACTTTAAATGATTTATTATATAGTACAAGCTATTACAATGTTATTCATATTTTAAACAATAAAAAGAGTTTTGATTTAAACTATAAATTTATAAGAGATAAAGATGAAAATTGTATATATGTATGCACTAATCTTTTTGAACATACTGGATATAGTACAATGGACTCAACAAAATTCTATAAAAAAATAATAGATTATTTGTTGATAGAAGATCAAGTTTTTAATTATGATAATCAAATAAATTCTTTTAAAGAAGCATATTATGACTTAAAAGAAAAATTGTTTAAATCAAACTATATTTCTGATGACACATTATTAAATGGAATTGGATTCATAAAAAAGAATAATAATATCATTGCTACTGTTGATTCTATTTATATTAATAAAGAAGAAAAGAATTATTGTATTGATATGAAAGATATAGTAGGCAATTTAAATAATTTAGAATCAGAAGATAATATACTATTAGAATTTCATCAAAAAAAAGATAAAAAGAAAATTCTTTTTAATAATATTAGAGTCATAAAAGATGAAGAAAACGATAATTTTATGATTATTCAATATCAAACATGCAGTATGGAAGATGATAATGATAATATATCATATGTTTCAAAACAAGATTGTTGTAATGATGATATTTTTATAGAAGAAAGAACAAAGTTCTTTACTGTAAATGATACTTTTTCAAGTATAGATTTTGATGATTTAATTTTATAAAGAGGTGCAGGACAATAAATGAGAGAATGTATGACTGATTTGATAAATTCTATTAAATCAAGAAAATCATGTATCTGGATAAAAACACAAGAAGAAAGTTTAACAATAAAAGATATAAGACAAATATCAATGATTAATCTTCCTAAAGCAAACATAGTAATTTGGTCCCAAACAGAAGGTGCAACTATTTATAATAGTGTAGACAATTCGTCTTCTGGTAAGAGTATAAAAAAATTAGCTAATATAGACAACTTATTTTCCTTTATAAAGTTAAATACTTATGGAGGAACAGATAATAATGATAAAGTAGTTAAACCAGAACCTAACATTTTTATTTTAAGAGATTATAATAATCTTTTTAATGATCCTAAATCTATTAGATTTATTAGAGATTTAAAAGAATATCATAAACAAAAAGAAGCATACAATCCAATTATTATATTATCTCAAATAGACAATATACCTACTCAATTAACTAGATTATTTAAACTAATTGATTACGGACTTCCTAATAGAAATGAAATATTATCTTGTATGAATGAAACTATTAACAACATAAAAGCCGTTTCTTTAAAACAAAATAAACAATGTAAAATTCCAACACAAGAAGAGTTAAATAATTTAGTTAATAGTTGTTTAGGATTAACAATACAAGAAATTCAAGAGACTGTAATAGAAAGTTTTATAAAGTTTAAAGAAGCTAATTTAGATTTTATAACTCAGAAGAAAATTGAATCTATACAAAAATCTGGTGTATTAGATTATAAAATACCTAATACTACATTAGAAGATATTGGCGGTAATGAAGTAATTAAACAATGGCTTTTAGAAATGAAAGAATTGTTTTCTGATGAAGCTAAAGAATTTGGATTAAAAAAACCTAAAGGATATTTAAGCGTAGGTGTTCCAGGTGCAGGTAAAACATGTTTAGCTGAAGCTTTTGCAGGTACAATGCATATGCCATTGTTAAGTTTAAGTATGGGAAGAATTATGTCTAGGTTTGTTGGAGAATCAGAACGAAAAATTATGCAAGCCTTAGATGTAGCTAAAGCGTCTGCTCCTTGTGTCTTATTGATTGATGAAGTAGAAAAAGCATTAGGCGGTATTAATTCTTCTAATAATACAGATGGTGGTGTAACTGCCAGAGTATTTATGGAGATATTAAAATTTTTAAATGATAACGACTATGGTGTATACATCATCATGACTAGTAATGATGTTAGTCAATTGCCCCCAGAATTAACAAGACAAGGACGTTTAGATGCTAAATGGTTCTTTGATTTTCCAAAAGAAAACGAAAGAAAAGAAATATTTAAAATCCATTTTTCTAAATATAATAAAGAAATTAATTCTGATTTACTAGATTTAGCCGTATCTAAAACTAATAATTTTACTGGTGCAGAGATCCAAGAAATCGTAAAAAATACTATACGAAAATCTTTTATTCGTTTTAAAAAAGATAATAATGATGAACTAAAAGAAGAAGATATAACTTCAGCTATTAATGAAATTATACCTATTTCTAAAACATCTAAAGAAAGTATTTTAGCATTAAAATCATATTGTTCTAATAGATTTAGATCAGTTAATGAAGAAAATGATTATGATGATGACGATGAATGTTTATCTGCACAATATCAATTATAAAAAATAAAAGTTATAGGAAACATATATATGATAATTAAATATAAACCAACAAATAAACCTATAACGATAAATAGGTCTACTTATAAAAAAATAAAAGAACAAATACAAAATGAAACAGATAGCGTAGAATTACAAATTGAAAATTTGTATGCTGCATTACAAAATACAATAATATACTCTGATGAAGCTGAATATATTATAAAAGATGTACTGATTCCAATTATAAAAACTAAAAAAAATTTTTTAGAGGATAATAATGTTAATAGTTTAAGTCTAGAAGAAAAAAATTATAGACGTAATCTTCTAAGAAAGATAATGAATAAATATGGTATAGAGGAGAAATAAAAATTGTTAGACTGTAAATTAATTAATCATAGTTTTAATCCAGAAAATATTGTTGCCATGTCAGCTAAGTTATGCTATAGCGATAAAACTATTAATCAATTACTAAACGAAATGCCAGAAGTTAATAGTACAAAAAATTTTATTAAAAAATTAAAAGAAATGGGGCATTTATCTCCATTTGAACATATTACTTTTACATTTGCTATTGAAGGTATTTCAAGAACATTATCTCATCAATTGGTACGTCATCGTATTGCTTCTTATTCTCAACAATCTCAGCGTTATGTAAGTGAACATGATTTTGAATATATTTTACCGCCATCAATCGCTGAAAATGATGAAGCTAAGGCAAAATTTGAAAATCTAATGCATACAATTCGCCAAATTTATGATGAATTAGTAGCTATGAATGTTCCTAAAGAAGATGCTCGTTATGTTTTAGCTAATGCTACCGAAACAAAAATTATAGCAACATTTAATGCTCGTTCTTTAATGAACTTTTTTAAATTACGATGTTGTACAAGAGCACAATGGGAAATTCGTAAATTAGCTAATTTAATGTTAAAAGAAGTAAGCAAAGTAGCTCCAAACATATTTGACGATGCAGGAGCTACATGTAAAAAAGGATATTGCTTAGAGGGTAAAATGTCTTGTGGATTAGCTCCGACATTACAATCTTTAATAAAAAAGGATTAATAGCTAATGAGTTATGATATTTATATATATAATCCAAAAACTAAAAAAATTATAAGTTCAGATTATGCTGGATATGTAGATAGTAACGATTATGATAAATTACTATATTTAAATTTAACTTATAACTATAGCAGCATTCTTCAAAAAATATTTGATAATAAAGATGGAATATATATTTTAAATAATAAAAAAGTATCTCGAACAATTGATAAGATACAAAATGCTATTAATAAACTAAATAATCAAATGAATAAAGATTATTGGGATGTATCTGAAGGAAATGTTAAATTCGCTTTACTCAAACTTTATCAAATTGCCTTATTAGGACAAGATGGAGTTTGGAAAATAATATAAATAATTTAAAGGAGGCAACTTAATATGAGTTGTTGGAGAAAATATCAATCAAAGGCTTTAAAAAATGTGGAAAGAAGATTTTTAAAAGAAGCATGTGAAGAATTAGGTTTTTCATTAGACTTTAACGTTAATGAAATTGCTGCGTATGGTAATTCTGCAAATGTTACATGTGCATTAAAGCAAAATTCAAATATTCTTCCGTTAGGATTTATATTAAAAGAAAATGAAAATGGTGATACAGAATTAACATTAGAGGGAGATTTCTGGGGAACTGGATTAAATGAATCTAGCTTTTTAAATAAGTTGGCTCAAACTTATCAAAAAATTAGAATTCAGACAGAATTAGAAGAAAAAGGATTCTCTATTGAATCTATTTCAACTAATGAAAAAGAAGAAATTGAACTGGTAGCTTGTTGTTAGTTATATATATAGATAGAGCAAGAATTTTTACTTGCTCTATCTATATATAAAGGAGAATAAAAATATGTATTTAAAATATCCTGCATTAATCATAAAAATAAAAGATATGTTTAAAGGACAATATGGAAGATATATTGTTTCTTTAATAGATTACAAAGAATGTTTTTCTTCTGCTTCTACTTTAGAAGAAGCATTTAAAAATGCAAATGAAATGTTAATTTTGACTGCATGGGAAGAAAGAAAAACACCATCTGATGTTTATACATTAGATTTAAGAAGTGCTATAAGATCTTTTTTATCTGATGCAAATATATCAATGGAATGTGTAGATTCTAAAAACAGTATTTTAACCGTATTAAACATAAATACAGATGATTATACTGAATCATTTAAAACAGTTAAGAACAATATTATTTGTGAAATTATTGATAAAGAGAAAATTAATAATAAAATTATTAGATGTCCTAACTGTGGAGCTAGTTATGATAACTTAGAAATAGTATTATCTTCTCCATTACAATTTAAAATGAAGTTAAATGGAGAAATTTTATACGATGATTTTAGTACAGGATATGTTACAGCTGAAAATGCTAGATTAAATGTAGATTCTGATTCGAATTGTTATTGTAGATCATGCGGTACTTATTGTATTCCTTGTTTTGATAAAAAAGAAAGTCCTACTAAAGTAGTTAAGTTAGAAAGAGTAAATTATGATGAGTAATAACTATTTAAAATGTCATAAATATCAAGTAGATGTTACTCATATTGATATATATTCTTCTAGTATGTTTTATAAAAATAAATAGTGAAAGGAAAAGATTATAAATGAAAAAAGTAAAATTTATTATTGATAACGAAGGAAATTTTACAGCTGAAACATTAGAAGGTTTTTCTGGTACTAGTTGTGAAAATACTTTAGATGAAATTGTTGCATCTATTGGCGGAGCAAAATTAATAGATGAACACAATAAAGATGATAAATATAAAAATGATGATATTGAACAATTTATTTCATCTTTATAAATTTTATTAAAATTTATGGGGCATATTGCCCCTTTTGTATTTATATAGAAAAGAGGCAATATGCTATGACAAATAAACAATTAATATTAAGTGAATTAAATGAACAACAAATTGGTCCAGTAGTTGATTACAATGGAGCAATGGCTATTATTGCAGGTCCAGGAAGTGGAAAAACTAAAACAGTAATTAGTCGTTGTGCATATATGATAGAAGATGGCATTGATCCAAATAAAATTGTATTATTTACTTTTACTAAAAAAGCAGCGAATGAAATTAAAGAAAGATTATATAATAAAATTGGCGATATTTCTAATATGGTTACTGTAAGTACGTATCATAGTTTTTGTGGTAAAATATTAAGAAAATATGCTGATAGATTAGGATGGAAAAAGAATTTTTCTATTTATGATGATAACGATAAAAATAGAATTATTGAGCTTATATTAAAACGTAATAACAATGATCGAATTAAAGCTAGACAACTTAATAGTAGTTTTTCTAGATTTAAAGAAAAAATGATTTCACCTTCTTTAGCAAAAGATAATGCTACTAATAAATATGAGCAAATGGTTGCAGAATATTATGAAGAATATGCCAAAGAATTAAAAAATAATAATGCTTTTGATTTTGATGATTTAATTTACTTTGTTATTAGATTATGTGAACAATATGAAGATATTTTAAGTAGTATTAATCAAAGATTTGAATATATTATAGCCGATGAAAGTCAAGACAGTTCTCCTAGAGATTTAAAATTAATTTTATTTCTAGGTGGAATTAATATGAATATTTGTTTAGTGGGCGATGATGATCAAAGTATTTATTCTTTTAGAGGAGTAAATATTGATTCTTATTATAAATTTATTGATAACTATAATTTAAAAAAATATATTTTAGGAAGAAATTATCGTTCTACAAAAACAATAGTAGATGCAGCTCAGTCTGTAATAGCTAAAAACAATAATAGATTAGAAAAATATCTTTATACAGAAAATAATAATGGCAATAAAATTGCTTATATTTCACTTCAAGATAATGAATCTGAAGCGGAATATGTAAGTAGAACAATTAAAGCACTTATAAATAATACTAACCATTCATATAAAGATATTGCGATTTTATATAGAGTATCTTTTTTATCTAGAATAATTGAAAAAACTTTATTTAAAAACGGAATACCATATACTATTTCAAATGGCTGTGCTTTTTATAATCGTATAGAAATTAAAGATATTATTGGCTATTTAAAATACGTAGCTAATCCTCAAGATTTAGTTGCATTGGAAAGAATTATTAATGTCCCAAGACGTGGTATTGGCGATATTAGCTTAGATAAAATTATGCAATCTTGTCAAGATTATATTATGTGTGATAAAATGGGGCTAGATGCACTTAAGAATATTAAGCTAAAAGGGAAGGCTCAGAAGGGATTAAACATTTTTACATCAATAATTGAGCAAATAAGATGTGATTTAAGCAATGGCATTTCTTTAGATAAAATTATAAATAAAATCATAAAATTAACTAAATATGAAGAATATTTACTTGATTTAAGCGAAGAAGAGCTAGATGATAGAATTAATAATTTAGAAGAATTAAAAAAATTATCACTCAAATATCAAACGTTAGACGAATTCTTGGAAGCTATTACCTTATATGAAGAAGATACTAAAACAAACGAAGAAAACGATACGCCCGATAAGGTTTCTTTAATGACTATGCATGCTTCTAAAGGTTTAGAGTTTCCTATTGTTATAATTGTTGGAGCAAATCAAAACATAATTCCATATCAAAAATCTCTTAAAGAAAATAACGTAGCTGAAGAACGCAGATTGTTCTATGTAGCTATGACTAGAGCAAAAGAAGAACTATTTATTACTAGACCAAAAAAAATAATAACTGGTTATCAACAAGTAAGCTTTTTACAGTCTCAATTTGTAAATGAAATTAATCCGTCCTTTATAGAAAGAAGATAATTAAGTGCATGGAAAGGAGTTATTTTTATGCACGAATTACCATCTAATCAAATAAAGGATTATATACATTCTGATTCGGTAATAGAAAAAAGAATTTTAAAAGAAAAAGAGTTTTTGAGTGAAAACAAGGAGCATATACAGACAATAATTTCTAACATAAAAAACAACAAAGAAGGAATATCGTTAAGAGTAAAACAATTAGCTAAAAAATATAATTTGAAAATTTTAGATTCATATAAATTTGCTCATATTATAAAAAGAAATACAAATTTTATTTTACATCAAAGAGCTGAATATAGCGCATCAAAAACATACATTGATATTAAATTTGTAGAAAATATTTCTAGAGAAGAAATTATAGATAATAGACTTCCGATATATAAATTTGATTCTTCACCAGATAATAATTTCATAAAGGAAATTTTAATGGAAAATACTAGCATAAACGTAGATGATTTTTTAAGTATTTATCGTTATTTATTAAAATCTAAATGTGGAGAAAAATGGGTTAATTTATTTTTAACAGCAAATATAATTATTAGATCTTTTGTTGATACAAATAAAGCTTTAGATATACTACAATTATTAATGGATAAAAAATTATTGATAGTATTACAAACCAATACAACTTATTTCAGATTAACAAATAATGATAAAGATATACAAAAATTTATAGATGAATTCTATGCTAATAATAATGAAGATAATGAAAAGAAGATGGTTATAACAGAAAATCAAGTAAATGATGACTTAAACAATGAAAATAAAATAGATAACGCTGTTAATAATCTAAATATATCTACTACTAATGAGAATAAAATAAATAATAATGCTAATAATGATCCCAATCATGAATTCAATATTTTAAAAAGTAATATAAACAATTATTTTAGTATGTTGCATAATCAAGTTAATTCTTGTTTACAACAACAACGCCAAGAATTAAATCAAGGCTTTACTGTTGTAGATAAACTAATTGAAGAAAATAACAGAATTAATGATGAGTTAAAGAAGCAACAACAAATTATTATAGAACTTCAGGCTCAAAATAAAAAACTAGATGATTATTATTATGAGTTGTCTAATCATGCAGCTGAAGTTTTAGAAATTTTAATGGGACAATTAAGCAACATATTAGACCAGTTTAGCATGCTACCTAGACATAAAATTAATCAAGAATATTCAGTTACTAGAATAAAAGGGAAAATGCTTAATACAATTGGTCAAAGTGTAAATGAAATAACTAATTTTATTGAAGAAAAAAAAGATATCCCAAATGAAATAAAATAAGGAAGAGTTTTATGCAAATAATAACGTATAAAAAGATAGAAAATAATGAATACGATTATGCTATAAAATTTAATAGAACTAGACGTACTATTAAATTTTTTAATGAATTTGCACAAATTCTCGCTCATCCTAGTAAAAAAACATATGATGCTCAAAACAAGTGCTGGCTAGTAACTAGTACTTGTTTTGAGGAATTTGAAGCCTTAGATAAAAAAATTTTTCCTAATAAAAATAATAAATTAAAAAATATAATAAAAATATCTTCAGAAGATTTTAATGTAGTTCAAGATTTTACTAATATTGGACATATGATGAAATTACAGCCTTTTGATTATCAAAAAAAAGCTATTAAGTTAGCACTTGATAAACAAAATGCTATTATTATAGGAGGTTGTGGTTGCGGTAAAACTCCTATAGGGATAGGTATTTATTTAGAAGCTAGATTACAAAATATAGTTTCTAATCAAGGAATGATAGTAGCTAAAGCTTCATTGAAAAAACAATGGCTAATGGAAATTAAAAAATTTTCTAACTTAAAAGCACAAATTGTTTATACTAGAGCAGAATCTATTAGTATCAAAAAGAGCATAATTCGTAACAAAAATAAACTATTGAAAAAAGAATTAGATATTGAAAAACAAAATATCATAAAAAATGAACTAGATGTTCTTAATAATACAGATTTTTTTGAACATCAGTTTGAAAATGATATAGATTTATTTATCTTGAATTATGAAACATTATTAAATAATGAAATAGTAACAAAATTAGAATCTATAAAATTAGATTTTGTATATGCAGATGAAATTCATTATATTAAAAATGATACTTCAAAACGAGCAGAAGCTTTATGTAGATTTAACAATGTTAAATTAAAATATGGTGCTACAGCAACTCCGATCCAAAGAGATCCTAGAGATATATATAGTTTATTTAAGTTCATAAATCCGAACGTATTTCCTAGCAAATCTCAATTTAATAGATTTTATATTAAATGGGGAGGATACGGTAGACCTATTGGCGCAATTAATGAAGAAAATTTAAATCAAAAAATTAGTCCATATATGATAATCATTCCTCAGGAAGAGATTGGAGCTCAGTTACCAGAAGTAGTTGTATTGCAAAAATATTGTGAATTAACACCTGAACAACAAGAGATAAATAATAAATTGTTATCTGAATTAGAAGAACTTCATGAGAAAGAAAAGGTATTACAACAAAATCCAGAAGAAAATAAAGAAGAATTAGCTAAAATAGAAGCTAATATAATGATGCGTCAAACATTTGCACAAGAATTAGCTGATTCAGAAGAATTACTATCTTTAAGTGATTCTTTATCTGCTAAAAATTATATTAGCAATACAGAAAGTAATAAGATGAATCTTTTAATGGATCTATTAGAAGAGATTTTAAATTCTGGAGAAAAAGTGTGCATTTTTAGTAGATTTACTAAAATGCAGGATATTATTACTAATCGTATATCAAAAGAAAAATCTAATATCTTTAAGGATATTGAAATAGCATATATTAATGGCTCTTTAAATACGAATGCAAGATACGATGAAGTTTATAATAAATTTAGAGATAATGAAAATTGTAAAATATTATGTTGTTCAGATGCTGGAGCTGAGGGTATAAATTTAAGTTGGTGTAGATATGTAATAGAAGTAGATTTAGCTAATAGCTATGCTATACAACAACAACGTCATGGTAGAGTTAAAAGAGCAGATTCAACTCATAAAACTGTGTTTGTATATCAATTAATATGTGAAAACAGTTATGATGAAATAGCTCAAAAAATAGTAAATAAAAAAGAGTACTATGATAAAACTATTATTAATGGAATAAAAATTGAATAGAAATATATTAAATGTGCTTATATATCTGTATATAGGCACATTTAATATTAAAGGAGAAAATAGTTATGAGTGTATATGATTACAATAGTTTAAAACAACATATTGGACATAATATTGTATGCGTATCTTATGGTAAAGATAGAAACGTGTCGCTCGAATGTGAAGATTGCAATGAAGTTTTATTAAGTTATGATAAAGAAGAAAAAAAAGATTTTTTAGTAATTTGTCCAGAATGTCAAGAAATGTTTGATGTTGAAGAATGGAATCTATCAACATTCAATAATAACTATGATGAAAATTATAATGCTTTAGCATTAGATGAAAATGGTGATCTTATGCCAGGATTAGAAAATGAATACTATATTTGTCCTAATTGTGGTGAACCTATTAAAGGATCAAGATTGGAGTAAGAAGATGAAATATATTGTAACAATTGAAGAAACATGTTCTCAGGATTTTGTAGTAGAAGCAGACAATATAGATGAAGCTAAAGATATTGCAATTGAAAGATATGATTCAGGAGATTTTATTTTAGATGATCCATGTGTTACTGAAAAATTAATGTCTGTTAGAAACGATTCTAACGAAGAAGAATATACTGATTGGTTTGAGTTCTAAAGGAGTAAAAATATGAATACCTTAAAAGAACAAATGTTAGATAAAATAAAAACTGCTGATCATGCATATTATGCTTTAGATAATCCTATAATGACAGATGCAGAATATGATAGTCTTAGGGCAAAATTTATTAAAACATATGGTATTAGAGATTTAAATTATGTTCCAGGAGAAGTGTCTAATGATTTTATCCCTTTTAAACATCAAGTTCCAGTAATAAGTTTAAGCAAAATAAAAAGAACTGATACGGATAAATTTTTAAAAGAAATTAAAAAATTATGGCCAGTAGTATACGAACCTAAGATTGATGGGTTAACAGTCGTTGCTTATCCTAATAAAGATGGATCTTGTAAGTTTGTAACAAGAGGTAATGGTAAAATTGGAGAAATTTTACCTAATTTTATATCAAAATATATGGGAACAAATGTTAATAATACTGGTTATCCTATTAGAGGAGAAGTATATCTAGGATATAATGAATTTAAAGAAATAAATTATGATAGAAAAATAAAAGGAGAAACTTTGTTTAAAAATCCTAGAAATGCAGCAGCTGGAATTTTAAGAAATAAAGAGTGTAGTCCTTATATAAATAAATTAAATTATTTATGTTATGATATTTTAGGTCAAGATATTTCTGAAAAAGATAAATTAGATTTAATAGAATCTAAATCAAAATTTACAACTGTACCATATTTTGAAGGAGATAATCCAAATGATATAAATGATATGGTTGAAGATTTTTATGTTAATTATGTAGATGGTAACATTCCTATTGATGGAGTAGTAATAAAATCTAATCTAAATAAAAGTTTAGAAAAATTTGGTTTTACGAATCATCATCCAAACAATGCTTTTGCATGGAAAGATATAGGCGAAAAATCTATAACTAAAATTTTAGACGTTAAATGGAACGTAGGTCGTTCTAAGATAACTCCAGTTGCTATTCTAGAGCCTGTAGAGTTAAATGGTTCTACTATTTCTAAAGTATCTATTCATAATTTAAATATAATAAAAAAATTAAATTTACATTATAACGATACTGTAGAGATAGAAAAAGTAAATGAAGTTATTCCTCAAATTACTAGAGTAATCAATCGTGAAGAAAATTCTACTCCTATTAATAAAATACTTTATTGTCCATGCTGTAATAGTATCTTAGAAGAACAAAATGGTCAATTATATTGTACAAATAAGAATTGTGATGATAGATTGATTAGAGAAATAGAATATTTATCTTCAAAAGAAATGTTTGACATAAAAGGACTTTCTAATAAAACAATAAAAAAGATTATACAAGCTAATCTTATAAAAGATGGTCCTATGTCTATTTTTAATTTAAAAGCATCAGACCTTATTTCTTTAGAGGGATTAGGCCCTAAATCTGCCACTAAATTAATTCAAGAAATAAATAATGTTTTATCTGTAGATATTCCTTTATCTACTTTTATAGCTGCAACATGTATCAATGGAATAGGAAAAGATGTTGGTAAAATATTAGCCACAAAATATAGAACTATAGATAAAATTATAAATGCTTGTAAAACTAAAGAAGATTTTACTACATTATATGGTATTGGTTCAGAAACGAATATTATATTACATTCACAAGATTTTATTGACAAACTAGTATATTTATTAAAATGGTTAACTCCTAAAGAATGTAACAAACAAATTAATGCTAATAGTAAATTGTTTGTTATTACTGGAACATTGACTAAACCTAGAAATTATTATAAACAATTGATAGAAAAGCATGGTCATAAAGTAGTAGATAGTATATCTAAAAAAGTAAACTATTTATTAGTTGGTGAAAATGCTGGAAGTAAATTAGATAAAGCTGTAAAAAATAATATAAAAATAATAAATGAAGATACATTATTTAGTATTTTAAAGAAAGGTTGATATGTTATATGAGTCAGTTTGAAACAACAAAAGATTTATTGGATTATATAGATAGTATTGATGAATTAGAGTATGCTAACGATAAAAATACAGATCATTTTAAAATATCTAGTATTGATCAAGCTAATTATTATGTAAAAAAATATAAAGAATTAGAAGAAGAATATAATAACATTAATCAAAGCGCAAAAGATTGTTTAGAAGAATATTCTCTCAAAGTAGATAAATGGAGAGAAAATAGTATTAATCCTATTATAAATAAAATGGATTATTATAAAAACTTATTAGAAGAATATGCTCATAATCAATTAGATAATTCTAAAAAGAAAAGTTTAAAACTAATAGAAGGTATTATTTCTTTTAGAGCACAGCAACCTATTATTAATTATGATGAAGAAACTATGATTAATTATTTAAAAGAACATAATAACAATTGTTTAAGAACTACATTTAAAGTAGATAAGAAAGAATTAAAAAGTCTAGGACAAATTAAAGATAATAATTTTTATTTTAATGATCAATTATTAGACTTTGTTAATGTAGAAAATAAAGAACCCACTTTTTCTATTAAATAATATTAATTATTATTTAAAAATTAATATTGAAAAGAATAATAAGCTATGATATTATAAGAAATAAGGTCAAGTTATTATGTTTTCTAGCAATTTTAAAGACAAAATTAAACAAAAAATAAATTTGTTGGAACTAATAAAAGAGTATACAGATTTAAAACCAGCTGGAGACAATATATGGCAAGGAAGATGTCCTCATCCTGATCATGATGATACAACACCATCTTTTCGTGTATGGAAAAATAATGATAATACATGGAGTTGGGCATGTATGGGATGTCATGTTGGAAAAAAGGATACAAAAGATAATAAATATAGAAATTATGGTTCTGATTGTTTTGCTTTTGTACAATGGATGTCGGATCATAAAAATAGTAAACATATTTATAGTTTTACTGAATCTATTATGATCTTAGCTGATAAATATAATATTCCATATTGTTCTGATGATAAAAATAATAAAATTGCTTCTTTATTAGAAAAAAATTATATTAAAGCAAAATGTTTTAATATAAATTTATCTAATCAAACTAAAAAATATTTATACAACAGAGGATTAGATGATTATGATATACAAAAATGGTGTATAGGATCTAATCTATTTAAAAGTGGTTTTAGAATTACTTTTCCTTTGTTTGATTCTAAAAAAAATGTATTAGGTTTTTCTTCAAGATTAATATCTAAACAAAATAATTATAGTAAATATATTAACTCAAAAGAATCAGAATGCTTTCATAAAAGATCTTTTTTGTATGGAATTCATTTATTAGATGAATCTTGTGATGAAATAAGAATAACAGAAGGTGTATTTGATGTTATTTTGAGTAATAAATATAATACAAAGAATGTTGTTGCTACTTTAGGTACTGCATTTACTAAAGAGCATGTAAGCATTATCAAACATTTAAATAAAAAACCAGTATTTTGTTTGGACGGAGATAAAGCAGGACAAAGAGCCACTTATAATGCTGTTAAATTATTAGCTGAAGAAGGTATATATTCTAAAATATGTATCTTACCAAATAATATGGATCTAGCGGACTTGGCCAATCAAAAAAAGAATGATTTAGAAAAATATATTCAAGATAATTCATTATTATATTTTCAATTTTTATTAAAAGATTGTTCTAAATTATTTGATTCTAAATTAAATGAATTAAGATTAAATTTTCTTCCTAAGATATTAGATGTTGCTAAAAGTGTTAACACTAAAGAAGAAAAAATAATTTTTAATAATTTTATACAAGAAAGGTTTGGAATAAAACAAATATGTTGATTTGTCAATCTTGTTTAAAATCAGAAGTTTGCTATATTAATATCTTTTTTTCATCAAAATTAAAACATATAAAATTAGATGTAAAAAATTGTTCAGAGTATAAGGCTAATGTTTTTGCTACTAATAAAAACAAAAAAGAATTAACACATTATACTCCTAAAACAGAATATAAAAGATTAAATTCAGCAGATGTAAATAAGCATTTAAATAGTAATGATGTTACGGTTGTATGCGATAAATGCAAAAAAAATATACTGTTTGAAGATTGCATAGAAACTATAGATCATAGAACTTTATGTGAAGAATGTTTTGATAATGAAGAACCAACAAGATTAGATTAATATATATAATAAAGGAGTCAAAAAAATGACAAAAACAGAACTAATTACTAGAATATCCGATGAACTAGGAATAACAAAAAAGGAAGCAGAAAAGAATTTTAATGGAATTTTTTCTGTTATCAAAGATGTTCTTTTAGAAGATGGTATAATTCAGATTAATGGATTTGGTGCTTTTTCTATTAAAGAAAGAAGCGCTAGAAATTGTTATAATTTTAAAACTAAAGAAAGTATGCTTGTTCCAGCATTTAAAACAATTTCTTTTAAACAAAGTAGAACATTAAAAGATTTAATAAATAAATAGTATATTACTGATGCGTATATGGATTTTTATTTTATCCCATATACGCATCAGTAATATAAAATAAAATGAGAGAACATATGAGATCAACAGAGTTAAAAAAAAGATATAAAGATGAAAAAGTATATGTAATTCCAAATAAATATTTATTTAAAGTACCAAATGGATTTACAGATATATCTAAATATAATAAAAAACAGATAAATAATTTTATGTCTATTTTTGAGAATAAAGGTTTTTTTATTCCTAGATATGATGCTGAATATAATGATGCTATGCAACAAATCATACCTTATACTATTATTTTAAATAAGAATGAGTCAAAAATGTATGTATCTTATAGAATAGATGGAGATCCTAGATTAAATAATGTATATTCTTTAGGATTTGGAGGGCATATAAATATTGAAGACATGTATAGTTTAAATAATGACAACTATTATTCTTTAATAGAAAGTGCTGCTAATAGAGAAATACAAGAAGAAATTTATATACATAACAATTCCATCAATAAAACTTTAATAGGATTTGTTAGAGATATAATTAGTGAAACTAAAGAACATTTTGGTATTATATATGCATTAAAATTTAATAATAAAATTTCTATAAAAGAGACGAATAAGCTCAAAGGAAAATGGATGTCAATGGCAAAGATTGTAGACAATTATTATCAATTTGAAGCTTGGTCTCGTTATATAATAGATCATCTCTTTGTTCTACATAAAAATAATAAAAAATTATTAGAATAGAGGAGCCTTATATGCACTATAAAATTATGAAACGTTCTGGAACAATGGAAAATTTTAATATAAACAAAATCATAAATACCATTACAAAATCAAATAAAGATGTTAAAAATAAAATTAACAAAGAAGAAATATGTGAGTTAGCTAATAATATTTTTAAACAGTTAACAAAAAAAAGTAATTTATTAACGGTAGAAGACGTTCAAAAATCTATTGAAGAAAATTTAATGCAAAAAGGTTTTTTTGAAGTAGCTAAATCATATATAGCTTATCAAAAAGTTCATATAGAAAGAAAAAAAGCTGCTCAAAAATTAATGAAATCATATACTGATTTATTATTTGCTGATGCAAAAGACATGGATTTAAAAAGAGATAATGCAAACATAAATGGAAACGCCCCAATGGGTATAATGCTTAAACTTGGTGCAGAAGGAGCAAAAACGTGGGCAGATAAATATGCATTACCTTCTAAATTTGCTAAAGCAGATAATCTTAACTACATTCATATTCATGATAAAGATTTTTCTTATATTTGTTGGAATTGTATGAATATAGACTTATTAAAGTTATTGCATAACGGTTTCTCAACTGGACATGGTTTTATTAGAGAGCCACGATCTATTCGTTCTTATGCAGCTTTAGCTTGCATCGCTATTCAATCAAATCAAAATGATATGTTTGGCGGACAAGCAATTAATGCTTTTGATTATGCAATGGCTGAAGGTGTAAGGAAATCTTTTAAAAAAATAGTGATAGAAACAATATATGATTTTTGTTATGGATATATTCCTAATGTAAATATAGATTTTACTACTTTTAAGGATAAAATAAAAAAAGAATGTGATAAGTATACTATAAGATATACAGAAAAGTTAAAGAATAAGAAGTATTATTTTGATTTTAATTCTATTAATAGTATTTATTATGTATTAAATTCTATATTAGATACAGATATTGATTGTGCATATCCAGATAGAATATATAATATTGCATGTAGAAAAATAGAAGAAGAAACAAAGCAAGCTATGGAAGCAGTAATACATAATTTTAATTCTCTACATAGTAGAGCTGGCGGGCAAGTTCCGTTTAGTTCTATTAATTTTGGTACAGATATTTCTCCTGAAGGAAGACTAGTAACAAAAGAAATTTTAAATGCTACTTATGATGGATTAGGAAATGGAGAAACTCCTATATTTCCTATTTCTATATTCAAACTAAAAAGAGGAGTAAATTATGATACTACAGATCCTAACTATGATTTATTTAAATTAGCATGTAAAGTATCAGCTAAACGACTATTTCCTAATTTTGTTAATATAGATGCTTCTTATAATTTAAAATACTATCAAGAAGGAAATTATAATAGTGAGATAGCTACAATGGGTTGTAGAACAAGAGTTATTTCAGACATAAATGGTAATGATATTACTGGTGGCAGAGGTAACTTTAGTTTTACTACTATTAATTTGCCTAAATTAGCATTAGAAGCTAAACAAGATATAGATAAATTTTGGGAGTTATTAGATAAATATATTACATTATCTCATGACTATTTATTATATAGATATAACATTATAGTTAAAAAGTATGTATATAATTTTCCTTTTGCTGTAGGTCAAAAAATAGCTGTAGGATCAGAAAATTTAAAACAAGAAGATACGTTAGAAGAAGTATTAAAACATTGTTCATTATCAATTGGTTTCTGTGGTTTAGCAGAATGTTTAGTTGCTCTTACTGGTAAACATCATGGAGAATCTATTGAATCTCAAAATTTAGGTATTGAAATTATTAAATATATAAGAAAAAAAACAGATCAATATACTAAAGATGAACATTTAAATTGGAGTACTTTTTCTACTCCGGCCGAATCAACAGCAGGATTATTCCAAAAATCTAATCAAAAAGAATATGGAATAATAAAAGACGTAACTGATAAAAATTATATGACTAATTCTTTTCACATACCTGTATATTACAAGATTAATGCTTATCAGAAAATTCAACTTGAAGCTCCTTATCATGAATTATGTAATGCAGGACATATAAGTTATGTTGAAATGGATGGAGATCCTACAAAAAATTTAACAGCTTTTGAATCTATAGTTAGATGTATGCATGATTCTAATATGGGATATTTTTCTATCAATCATCCTGTGGACCGTGATCCTATTTGTGGTTATACAGGAATTATAGAAAATGAATGCCCTCATTGTCATAGAAAAGAAGAAGAACATAAACATTTAGCTTTAAAAAAATATAGTAATAACTAATATTTTAGATAATAATATATCTAAATAAAACAATAAAATATAAATAGTGATCCTAAATAAATATTGTTGATATGAGTAAATTTTGGAAAACTATAAATGAACATAATAAACAGAAAGGTGTTGTAAATAAAATGCAAATAAAATCAAATTTTAAAATGTCTGCTAAAGAACAAGAATATTATTTAAATGCTTTAAAAGAAAAAGAAGGTACACTTGATAATATTTATGAAGTTTCTTTTTCTTTAAATGAAAATAATGATGAAGTAAATGTAGATTATACTATTAAAGAACCAAGATTTGAACGTATTAGACGTATTACAGGTTATTTAACAGGCGATTTAGATAGATGGAATAATGCTAAACAAGCCGAAGAACACGATAGAGTAAAACATTTATAATAAATTAAAAGGCACCAATAAGGTGCCTTTTAATTTATTATAAAAATAGGAGAGTTGTTAATGAAAATTTTTAAACAAAAAAATATTAAAGTAATTACTATTGAGGGACCTATTAAGGCTTATGAAAAAAATGGATTTTCTAAGCAAAAAAACACTATTGAATTATTAGATGAATTAAATAATATAGCTAATAATAAAAAAATAGATGGTGTTTTATTACGATTAGATAGTCCTGGAGGTGCTGCTGGAACTTCTGAAGAGATTTATCAAGCAGTTAAACATATTACATCTAAAAAGCCAGTTGTAGCTTCTATTGGTAATACAGGATGTTCTGGAGCTTATTTAATAGCTTGTGGTACTAATGAAATTGTAGCATCTAATATGTCAATTGTTGGATCAATTGGAGCTATAATGACTATCCCAAATGTTAGTAAATTAAAAGATAAAATTGGTATTGATGTAACAACTATTAAATCGGGAAACATGAAAGATATCTGCAACGTTTTTAAAGATATGAATGAAGAAGAAAGAAAACTTGTTCAAGATCTCGTATCTGAATGTCATCAAAATTTTATTAATATTGTAAAAGAAGCTAGAAAAAATAAGATGTCTGATAATATTGATGAAGTATTAGATGGTAGAGTATTATCTAGCAGAACAGCTTTACAATATGGTTTAATTGATAAAATTGGAACATATGATGACGCTATTGAGCTATTATGTAAAAAATTATCAACAGATAGAAGTAAAATTAATATTAAATATGAAAAACAAAAAACTAATATTATTAGCAAATTGATTCAAACATCTGCTTCTGGTTTTATTGATTGTTTATTAAGTAATGATTTTGATAATATTAATTGTTTGCAAAAGTTTAAACTTTAATAAAAAGTTTATTAATAAAAAAATATAGTTTTAATCAAATAAAAGAAGTAATTAGTAAAAACTAGTTTCTTCTTTTATTTTTATTATACTAAAAAAATATAGATTAATATAAGGTGAAATAAAAAATATGTTAAATATAGAATTAAAAAGATTTAAAAAAAAAGTAGAAAAAGAAATTGATGAAGCTTTAGTAATTGAATGTAATATTAAAGTGGCAAATCCCAATAAACTAGTGGAAACTATTTTAAACTTGTGCAAAGAATATCATGAAAAAGAAAAAGAATTAGAAATAAAATAAAAGGACGTGTATGTTAATGTTATATTATCCACATCATGTTCATGTTGCTAATGGAAGCGTAGGAGATTCTATACTAAGAATAAAAGATTACGTTAAAAAAGGAAAAGAGTATGGACTCGATTCCTTAACAATTACAGATCATGGAAGTTTAAGTGCCATGTTTGATTTTATTTCTGAATGTAATCAGAACAATATTAAACCAATAATAGGTATGGAAGTTTATGAAACAGAAGATGCTTCAATTAAAGATAAAGAACATAATACTAGATATCATCTTGTTTTATTGGCAAAAACAGAAGAAGGAATATCTAATTTATTAATGATTCATAACATAGCATCTACAGAAGGATTTTATTATAAACCACGAGTAGATTATAATATTTTAAAAAAATACGGCAAAGGTATTATTGCTTTAAGTGCATGTGTTGCAGGTAGAATACCAAATGCGATCTTGCATAATGATTTTAAAAAAGCAATTCGAATGATACAACAATATAAAAAAATCTTTGATGATTTTTATTTAGAAATACAACCGGGAGAATTTGATGAACAAATTATAGTAAATGATGCATTAGTTAAATTATCTAAATTAACTAATACTGAGTTAATAGCGACTAATGATATTCACTATTTAAATAAAGAAGATTCAATAGCTCACAATGCTCATGTGTTACTAGGAAGAAAACAAGAAACATTATTTTTAGAGAATAAAATGATATATCCAGATGATTGTTATTGGTTTATGGATAGAAAAAGTATATTTGAATCATTTAAAAGAACAAAGTTTGTATCTGACGATATAATAAATGAAGCAATAGAAAATACTATTAAAGTATCAAAAAAATGTTCATATAAAGTAGATAATAATATATATATGCCAAAATATACTAAAGACAATCAAGACGAATTGTTGTATAATCTATGTTATAAAAGATTAAATAATATCATTCAAAATAAAACTAATCCTTTTATGTATGTAAAAAGATTAGAAAAAGAATTAAATGTTATTAACAATTTAGGTTTTAGTGGATACTTTTTAATAGTTAGAGATTATATAAATTGGGCAAAAAAAAATGATATAGCAGTAGGCCCTGGACGTGGTTCAGCAGCTGGAAGTTTAGTTAGTTATTTATTGGGAATATCTAAACCAGATCCAATAAAATATAATTTATTATTTGAACGTTTTTTAGATGCTAATAGAGCAGCTATTCCTGACATAGATGTAGATTTTTCTCCATCTAAAAGAGATAATATGTTTAAATATATAGTAAATAAATATGGATATGATCATTGTGCTTTAGTAGGTACATTTCAAATTAGAAAAGCCAGAAAATCAATTAAAGATGCTGGAAGATTATTAGGTATAGAACCTAAGATATGCAATGAAATTTCTCAAAACGTACCAACTGTATACTATGGTGATAATGATGAAAAAATGGTAGATTTAGATATAAAAACTAGTTTAAGAGTTAATAAAACTTTATCTGACTATGAAAAACAATATCCAGACTTATTTAAATTAGCTATAAGTATAGAAGATTTACCTTCTTCTGTTGGCGTTCATGCTGCTGGTGCAATTATTAGTCCGATTTCTTTAACAAATAAAATACCGCTAATAAAACCTAATAAAGAAGGTATTTTAGCTACGTCACTAAATCTAGATGGAGCAGAAAAAAGTTTTGTAAAATTTGATTTTTTAGGATTATCATATATAGAAATAATTCATAATACAGAAAAAGAAATAGGAACTTTTTTTGATTTTGAAAATGATAAATTATTAAACGATAAAAAAGTATGGAATATGATTAGTTCAAAACATACAACAGGTATCTTTCAAATATCTAGTAAAGTTTATAAGGACAGAATGTTTAGGTTAAAACCAAAAACAATACAAGAATTAGCCGCTTGTTTAGCATTAATTAGAGGACCTTGTATATCCACAAAACTAGATGAAAAATATATGCGTATATTAGAAGGAAAAGATAAAATAGAATATATTTGTGATGAATATAATAATCCAACAGAAGATACTTTAGGAATACCTGTATTTCAAGAACAAATTATGAATATTTTTGTTAATTTTGGTTTTGATTTAAGTACAGGTTATAAATTTATTAAAGCTGCTGCTAAGAAAAAAATAGATAAACTAAAAGAATATAAAGAAGAGTTTATACTAAAAGCTAAACAAAAAAATATAAGTACTGTTAAAGCAGAAAAGATATTTCATATATTAGAAAAGAGTGGAGAATATAGTTTTAATAGAGCACATGCTGTATCATATGCTTTTATATCTTATTGTTCTGCTTATTTAAAATGCCATTATCCATTATATTACATGAAAAATATCTTAAGTAATGCTTTTGTTAAAGTAAAAAATGATAAAAATAAAGAATTGTATAATGATATACTAGAAGAGTGTAGATTTTTAGGAATTAAATTTTTACCGCCAGATATTAATAAATCTGATTGGGAGTTTTCTGTAGAAGATAATAAAATCAGAATAGGATTATGCGCTATTAAGGGATTAGGCGAAAAAGCTTTTAATCATTTAAAAGAACTACGACCTTTTAAGAGTTTTGACGATTTATTAGAACGTACAGAAGCTAAATCTTTTAATAAAAATTGCATCAATGTATCTATTTTTTCTGGCATATTAGATTCTTTATTAAAAGATGATGAAACAAGATTAGATTTATTCTATAAAAAGAATAGCGATATAGGTTACGCTAAAATAGCTGGAAAAGAATTATCTATTAATTATCTCATGGATCCAAATAATTATGAAGCTATAGAAAAACTTTTATTAGGAGAAAACTTTATTTATAGTATATCTAATAATTTAGAAAGTATAAATTGGTTATCAATGAAAGAAAAACAAACATTTAAAATAGATAATGTATTTATCCAAAAAGTGACTAAACCTAAATTAGATAAAAATGGTACATTATTATTAACTACTGGTAATGGAACCATTTCATGTAAAATAATGAACAATACTTATAAAAGAAACTCTAAAATAATTAATGGTATTAGAAAAAATAAAATGTATAAAATAATAGCAATTAAAAATAATAATGATTGTTATCTACAAGAAATAGAAAAATGTGCATAATATTAATATAATAGGAGAAATTAATATGCTTTATTGTTATTATTATTTAAGAGATAGTATAAGTAGATTAGAATATTTAGAAAAAGTTTTTAAAAAACAAATAGAAAATCCTAAAAAAGATTTTAAATTTACATTGCATACGGCCAATATAAAAGAGACATATTGTGATATTTGTTATGCTTTACAAGAATATTGCGTTATGGATAGTTATTATTATAATAAAGCAATTCCTTTTTTATCATTATTGGAAATAGTAAAAAAGGAACTATTAAATGCAAAAGATGTAAAGGAGTTTTACAATGTTGTACAAACTTGTAATCAAATTACTAAAAGCATTATTCTTAAAGATTTTGAAGACGCTTATGAAGGAGATTATAGCGAAAATTATGCAGAAAGTAGAACAAAAGAATACGATTGTTTTAAAAAGGAAATATTTGAATCAATACGTAATGGAATAAGTAGTCAAAATAGAAGTATTAAAGTATTACATTTAAATGCTAAAATTGGATTAAGCAGTGATAATTTTAAACAATGTTTTTTTGAAGATTGTTATGAACTTTATGGTGTAGATATCAAAGAAAGTATTGATACAATATATAAATATAATTATAAAAGAATAATATATGGTCCTTTAACTGGTTCAATTATTAGTAATGGAACATTTGATTTTGTATTTTATTCTACTAATTTTTCTAAAGAAAAGAAAGATTATTATAACTTTAATGCAAAAAGAGAAGAAAAAGAGTATTTAACAAGAGCAATTCAATATTTAAGAAAAGATGGATATTTATTGTTAAATATTCCTAAATTTAAATTGTATAAAGATTTATGTTTATTATTAGTAAAAAACTTCTATGATATTAAAGTTATTAATCCAAATAATACTAATAGATTATATGATGTTTATATATTGGCTAAAAAAAGAGCTAATAAGGAAGAAGAAATTGATCAACAACTTTATAATAATCTTAGATATAATATAGATTCAATTACAGTAAATTTATCTTCTACAATGGATTTAAGTATAGTATTACCTAGAAACGAAATAGATTTAAAACAGTTTAGAGGTAGTATTATTGGAAAATCTGAATTGATGTCTTTGTATAAAAAATCAACTGCAACTAAAATGTTTTGGGAACAACAAAATGAAAACATGTCAAACAACAATAATAAAATTCCATTATTACCTTTTAATGCTGGACAATTAGGACTAGTTTTAACATCTGGTTTTTTAGATGGAGTCATAGTAGAAGATAACGAACATTGTCATGTAGTAAAAGGTAGAACTGTTAAAAAAACCGAGAATAATGACAACATTGAAGCTATTAATGAAACAATAGAAGTTACAGAAATTACATCAAATAGAGTAGAAATAAATGCTTTTTTACCAGATGGAACTTTTAAAAAATTAGCGTAAAGGAGTTGTATTTTATTGTATTTTGAAATAGATGATATAAAAGATATGCATGCAAATATAGTTTCTGCTTCATATAATTCAGGAGTATGTTATGCTTCTATTTTTGGATATATTCAACAAACAAAAAATATGTTGAAACTATTAAAGAAAAAAAGATGTACTTTTAATGTACACGGTAGATATTTTACTAGTTATCCAGATGATTATAATATTTATACTACTAAAGTTCCTGACAGTGACTTTAATCATACTATTATTTTTAAAAAAGATAAGGTGTATGTAGATAGTAGTGGTGTAGAAAACTATAGTGGTTATATATATAGAGAAATAAGTAAAGAGAATTTATCATTATATCCTGGATATGATAATGATGCTTATAGAGATATTGATAGTTTTGTTTTCCCAGAAGACTTATTAAATAGTATTTTTAATAAAATTTATAACAACTCTTCTTTACCTATATTAAAAGAATGGACAGAATATATTACTTATCAATTATTTAAAAAGCGTTATATTTCAACACTTAATTTTGAAATGGAACAAGAAAGTAATGATGATTATACTTTAATCGGATATGTAATAAATGTGCCTATTCCATCTTTAATAGAAATCATATCTTCTGGTTTAAAAAATCATGATATTTATATAGATAAAAATTTATCACTTACTCCTTCAGATTCAATGAAAGCTATTGAAGGTTTAGATGGATATTTGAATACGTTCTCTGATGTATTAGCAGAAAAAGTACAAAATAGTTTTATTCCTAGATTCATACCAAATCAAAATAATTATAGTCAAGAATTATTAGACTTTATAGATTATGTTTCTTATAAGAGAAAGATAAAATTATATCCTGCACAAAAAGATGTAATTCAAGCTGTTAGTAATTGTTTGGACGATAAAAATGCTGCTTTTATTATTGGAAGCTGTGGAACTGGTAAAACTGTTATGGGCACAGGAGTTGTAATGGTAAACAATAAAAATAAAAAGAAAATGACAAATATAATAATGTGTCCAGCTCATTTAGTAAACAAATGGAAAAAAGAAATAGAACTATCTGCTCCATTATCAGAAGCATATATTATTTCTAATCTTAAAGATTTATTAGCAATTGTTCCAAAGATTAAGCAGAAAAAATATAAAAAAAATATATGGTTAATATTAAGTAAGGAATCTGCCAAATTTGGATACGAAGAAAGACCTTCTGCTATATGGTCTTATGCAAAAAAAGGATATATATGTCCAGAATGTGGCAAACCATTATTTAATTATAAGTATGAAGGAAGAGGCAGAAATCGTGTAAGAAAAATAGAATTCTTTAACGAATCAAGTTTTTTAAAGCATACATTTGAGAATAATGTTTGTATGAATAAAATAAAAAAATTTAACAACATTAAAGGCGCCTATGAAGAAGTTGAATGTAATGCTAAATTATGGGAACCATGTATAAAAGATTCTTTATTTGATTGGGTTAAATTAGGTAAACAAGGCTGGATAGAAAAAAAGCTAATTAATCAATTAAAGAATAAATTAGATAATAAAAATATGCTTAGTAGAAATGAACGTGAATTATTAAAGGCTATTAATGATACATTAGATAATGAATATCCGATTCAAAAAGCACCTAAAAAATATCCTATTGCTAAATATATAAGAAAATATTTAAAAAATTATATTGATTATTTTATAGCAGATGAAATGCATCAGTTAAAGGGAGCTGATAGTGCACAAGGAGAAGCTTTCGGTGATTTAGCATTTGCAGCTAATAAAGTTATAGGATTAACAGGAACATTATTGAATGGATATGCTTCTGGTTTATTTTATATTTTATATAGAACTTTTCCAAAATTAATGAAGAAAGAAGATTTTCTATATACAGATGATGATAAATTTACTACTGAATATGGTGTTATTAGAAAAACTAGTAAATATAAATGGGAAAACGGTATACAAAAAGATAAATTTGGAGTAACAAAAGTAAAAGCATTACCAGGAGTATCTCCATTAGTATTTACTAAATTTTTGTTAGAAAATGCTGCATTCATTAGTCAAGAAGATATTTCTAGTGGATTACCAGCTTATACAGAAATTCCTGTTCCTATAGAAATGGATGACGATTTAAGAAGTGCTTATAATTCATTAGAAACAGAAGTTCAAGGCAATATAAAAGGCGGTTCTAATCTTAAAATAATGGGACAGTTAATACAAACATTATCTATATACCCAGATATGCCTTATAATGTATCAAATGTAATTCATCCAGATACAGGAGATGTAATTATTGAACCACCTTCATTAGATAGTTCGGTGTTAAGAAATAAAGAAGCACGTTTGTTAGAATTAGTTAAAAGAAAAAAAGAAGCCGGAGAAAAAGTATTAGTTTATTATCATTGGACTAATAAAACAGATTTAGATACAAAATTACCTGCTTTACTAGAATCAGAAGGTATCAAAACAGCTGTATTAAAATCATCTGTAAAAGCAGAAATTAGAGAAGAATGGATTAAAAAACAATTAAATGAAAACATTGATGTTTTAATATGTAATCCAACTCTAATAGAAACCGGATTAGATTTATTAGATTTTACTACTATTATTTATTATCAAATGGGATATAATTTATATACTATGCGTCAAGCATCTAGAAGAAGTTGGAGATTATCTCAAACTAAAGATGTAGAAGTTTATTTCTTATATTACAAAAAGACCATACAAGAACAAGCATTATCGTTAATGGCAACTAAACTACAAGCTTCTATGGCAATAGAAGGAAAATTTAGTGAAGAAGGATTAAATGCTTTGTCTAATAATGAAGATATCTTTAGTCAAATTGCGTCCAGTGTAGCGGAAGGAATAAAAGATACTGTAGATATAAATGTATTCAAAAAGATATCTGTAAATAGTACTATCGAGCCTAAAAAAGAATATCAAAAAAATACAAGTTATAATGATATGAATAAAATATCTTATTCATGTTTTATAGATCCTAAGAAAATCAATAAAAAGAAAATAATCAGCAAGATTGATGGTTTAGAATTAAAAATTCTAAATAATCCTATTTTATTATTTAAAGCAGGATAAAATGTCCTGCTTTAAATAAAGGAGATATATAGTATATGAATGTATTAGATTATTATAAACAAATTGTTTTATTAAAAAAAGAAATTTTGAATGCATTAGTTACATTTGAACGTTCAACGTCTATTAGTTCTCTTAATAAAAAATTGAGAACCTTTTTTGTTCATACAAATTATAATAATTTAAATATTATATCTGTTAGAGTTAGGATTAAAGATGTTAACTCATTAGAGATAATATTTAAAACAGATAGAAATCAAAATATTAATATATTATATAATAAAAAAGATTTATTAAGAGGATAATAAAAAATGAGTTATGTAGTAATGAGATTAAAAGATTCATATAGTTTAGATTCATATAATGAAATAAGACCATACTTAAAATTGGTGATAACTATAATGAAGCACTTAAAATCTTTAACGATTCAGTTACTATAGCGATAGATGATATAAAAAAAGATGAATGTAAGAAATTTAACAATATATCTATAAAATTAATGCAATGTAAATACGATAAAAATAATGGTATTACCTTATTAGATAATAAAGATTTTGTCTTATTAGAATATAAGTCTTATCCAGCGTATAATCGTATGATTAATGATTTATTCTATGGAAAGGATAATTTATCTTATAATTGGCAAGAAATACCAGAAAATGGGCTGTACTGGCCAACTAAAATATAATTTTTTAAGCTATTAATATCAAATATTAATAGCTATACATAGAGGTGCTAATATAAAATGTTACAACTTAAAAGAATAACTTGTCCTACGGACTTTATGAAATGTAAAGCTTCTGGAGAAATATTAATGTATGGAGATTTTTATTATCAAGATATGGATGATCCTTCTATTGTAATAGGTGCTAGATATTATAATAATATGAAAAAACAACGTAAAGAAAATCAATTTGATTACACTATACTTAATAACGCCAAAAGTCAAAAGGAATATCAAGATCAGTTACAAAAAGCTGAACAAGAATATTTACAATCTACAATGTTAGATATGCCAATACTAGGACAAGAAGCAGAAAACTATGAAAAGGAGTATAACAATAAATGACAGACATTCCTAAACAGATATGGGATTACCTTGCTAAGAAAAAAGGTCTAGGTAGTGTTACTACAGCAGCTTTTATGGGGAATATGGCTATTGAATCAAGATATGATCCTACAGCAGAAAATGAAATAGGAGCATATGGATTATGTCAATGGCTAGATAGACGTTCTAATTTAGAGCAATTTACTTCCCAAAAAGGTAAACCTATTTCAGATTTAGAAACTCAATTGGAATTTATACTGTATGAAATAAGTGGAAGTGAAAATGGTGCTTATAGTCAAATGCTACAATACACTACAGTAGAAGAACAAACTGTAGCTTGTTGTGATTATTACGAACGTCCAGGAAAAGGAGAGCATAAACATGATCAAAGAATAGCAGCAGCTTTGGAAGCTTTTCAAAAACAAGGTGAAGGAATTACTATAGATAATACATATGATGCTTCATCTAGTTTTTATGGCGGAAGTAAACCATTATCTTCAGATTCTGGTTTTAAATACATAGAACATGGAAAATCTGTTACAATTATTAAACTTCCAGAAAATAAAACATTTTGTGAACCTATATATCCAGACTTAATTACTGTATCAGATACAGTACCACAATGGATTATTGATGTAGCTGTTCAAAATCAAAATGCTAAAATAGAAGAAGCTAATAAAAAAACAGACACTAAATAAATAGTGTCTGTTAAAATAGTCTATGCAAATATTAATGCAAGTATAATAATTAAAATAATTAAACACCCACAACCTCCCATAGAAGCTGCTTCAAATGCACCTCCTATAAGCGATATTGCAAGCCATACTATTACTAATCCAAGAAGAAAATCCATAATCTTTTTTCCTTTATTCGTTATTTTTTATTTTATAGATTATTATTTTAAGAATAGTAACTATGACGTATTTGTGTTTATTTTATAAATATTTTTGTTATTAATTATTTGCATTTTAATACCTTCTTTCAAATATAAATACAATATTAGTATACTATTTCAAATAAAAAAAACAAGGAGGAATTATTTTTTGAGTACAGATAATACAAATTTAACAGACAAAGAAATAGAAGAATTAAAAAAAGAACATCCAGATTGGATAATTAATGGAAAATTATATTTAGATCCAGATGAAAGAGCAAAAGCTAAAGCAGAATACGATAAATTAGCAGAGGAAGCTAAGAAAAAGCAAGAAGAAGAGGATAAAAAAAGAAAAGAAGATTTACTACGATATGAAACAACTAGAGGCGTAGTAATTGGTAGTGATGCTTCTGTTGAGTTAAACAATGAAAATTTAAAAGAATTAGTTGGTGGTATAGATTTAAATGCTGCGTTAGGTAATGCAGAGGAAATAAAAAAAAGACAACATTTATTAGATCCTACAAATTACTATACAGAAATAAAAACACCAAATCCAGGTAAACCGCCAAATAATGAAGATCCTTTTCCTGTAGATTTAAAAATAGAAGAATTAGAAGTACATAAGCCAGATATAAAAATATATAAAATTACTACTCCTCAAGAAGGTAGGGAAGCTGCTAAAGCTGCTATGAAAGTATCAGATACAGCAGAAAAAAGAATTATAAAATTAGAAAATATGATGGCTACTTTAACAAGATATTTGTTCAGACTTGGTTCTCGTATGCAAATAAATTGTGTATACTACGGTGGACAAACAACTTTCAACAAATATGCCTGTATTCGTTGTCTTAATGATAATAGAATTCAAGATGGACAAAATGTCCAAATTGACCAATGTCTTAATTGTACTAGATACGAACCTGTTTTTGGACAATGTTACGAATTATTAAATGATTTAGGAGCAAATGTTGCTTCTATATTAGATGATAATCAAATGAGTTATACAAATATGGAAAGTTATATAGAACAAAATCGTTCAGAAAATTATCATACAGAAACAGAAAAAGCTAGTATAGATTTATCTACAGTTACAACTAAAACAGAAAAATCTTATAATGATAAAGATTTTAAAACAAGATGGGGAAATGGCATTCAAATGAAATGGGATTTAGTTCCAAAAGAACAACAAAAGCCTCATATAAATTGGAGACAATCTATTAACGATGATGGATCTCATCTTAAAAGACTAGCTTCTTTTCCTCAAAATGAAACTAATTTAGGTTCAAATATAGTCAATAATAGTGCTTTCCAAAATATATTTAAAAAGAATAGAGATGCAATGGAAGGAAATTCTAATTCTACATTAACAGATTGGATTAACGTAGGAAAAACAGCTGGAAATAATATTAGTGATGAATTGATAAATAAAATAAAAGGCGGTTGGGCACAAGAAATACGTTCTGCAATAAATGGTCAACAAGGTCTTGATGCTTTAGCTATAGCTTGTTGTGCATTTATATCTAAAAATGATATTAATTCTATTATTTCTAAATTAGTTGATATACAAGGTGTAACTGGTGTAACAAATCCAGCTTTAAATATAGCAGCTTATATGGCTGGTATTAATGCAATAATGGGATATGGAAATATTCCTCGAATAGATAAAGTGACTAAACCAAATGATGATAACCCTAGTCTTCCTCCAGAAACATATCATTTAAATTGGAACAATAGAGATACGTGGTATTGGACTGAATTTGCTGAACCTTTGTCTATTAATGCTACAGCAAATGGAAATACAAGTTCTAATGTGATGCCATTTTTCCCTCAAGTATGTTATTTATATTGTGCATTATTACCATATTGTAAAACGTCAGAGTATGATGGTGATTGGGCAGCTTTTCCATTTACAGATGAAGAAATATCTCAAGGTTTATACTTTACTTCAAAATTTGGTTATCGAGGAGAAAGAATGCATCATGGCATAGATTTAGAATGTGCACATGGAACTCCTATACATGCTATTCAAGATGGTATAGTCATAGATCCTAGTGGCTGGGGATCAGTAGATTGTAATGCTGTTATTATAGATCATGGTAATGATATATATAGTAAATATTTACATTGTGCATCACACGCTGTAAATGTAGGAGCTACTGTAGCTAAAGGCGATATTGTTGCTTATGTTGGCGGATGGGGCAATGGACATGATGGAACATATACTCCACATTTACATTTAGAAATAGGACCAGAATCATTAGCTGGAAGTAGTCAAAATCCAATTGATTATTATCCATTCCTTTCTGGATATGAACCAGAAAGAGGTAACCATTATTATGATTTAAAAAACAAACAAATGTATTAATAAAAAATAAAAAGGAACTATAAAAATTTTTATAGTTCCTTTTTAAGCGTTATCGACTATTTCTTTTGCCCATTGTTCATATTTTTTTATAACATGTATATATAAATCATGCTCTATTGATTTCATATTAATTACAATCTTTAATATTTCAGCTTTATGCATTGTAGTCGATTTATGTGTTCTAATATAACATGTTTTTCTTAATTTTAAATTAGGATATTGTTTAGGATCTATCTTTATATCGTAATCAACATCTATATTAGAGCTAATTGAAATTGAAGAAATAGGTAGTATTGTATAATCATTATTTCTTGGTCCTGCAATTATTAATGCTGGACGATATTTAAAATTATTTTTCTTTTTTAATGCATCATAATATTTAGTTTGTGTTATACATATATTACCTATCATAAAAACAACTCCTCTGGAGAATCTGCAAATTCATCATAATACATGTCATAAACATGATCATATGGTCTAACTTTTTCCGCATCTTTTTTAATGTCTTCTAATTTCATTGTCCTATTTCCATTTTCTCCAGACTTTAAGCCTATTCTAGAATTTTTCCATGAGATTTCTTGATGAGATATTTTGCTTAATTTCCAAGAAGCATATTTTCCATAAGTATAAATAACATTTCTTATTATATACATGGCATCAGGAGAAATTTCTTTTGTTGTAGCATTGATACCAGTATCGCTCATAAAAACACTTCTTACTTTTTGTGATACTGGACCATATTTCCAACCTTTTAAAGCACTTTTAAATAATGGTTCTCCAGTAATAGCAAAACATTCTCTTTGTGCAAAATATAATAATTTTTGTAGTTTCATTTCATCAATTTTTGTTTCTGTTATTTTTAAATATTCATCAAATATGAATTGAGCTACGTCTAATATTCTTTCCATAATAATAACCCCTTTCTTTTTATTTATATTATATCATTTTACTATTATATTGAAAATAAAGAGAGAATACAAATATATTCTCTCTTTATCATTAAACGACTCAACGTGGTCCGCATTATTAAAATGCGTGTTGAGTTCTGTTACAATATATTTTTTATTCTTCTGTAACTGTTTTTTCTACTATTTTATTTAATGCAGTTTCAAACAACCATATACATGCATTAAATACCAATGGTAGAAAAATAGCATCTCTAAATTTGTTCCAACCAGTTTCTTCTTTAGAAGAAGATTTTAATTCTGCTTTATATTTTTCTACAAAATCTTTTACTTGTGGAAGCATAGTATCTTTTAACCAAACTAAAAGAGCTGCTTTAGCTGTTTCTGTAACATATTCTTTTATATCCATATCATTCATTATGTCTGTAAAATTCATTATTATTATCTCCTTTTAATTATAACATTTCACATTGATAATCTGTGATACCTCTAGCAATAGCTCGTGCAAATTCATCTGTAGCGTTTTCTAACAAATAAGCATCTTCACTATTATCTATAAAAGCTGTTTCTATTAATACAGCTGGCATAGATGTATGCTTTAATACAATTAATCCAGGATATTCTTTAACTCCTCTATCTATTGTATTTAAAGAGCTAACTATTTGACTTTGAATGCAGTTAGCTAATAGTTCAGAATCTCCGCCAAAACTATATATTTCTTGTTCTGTTCCTCTAGCACGTCCTGAACCAGATGCATTACAATGAATACTAACAAATATATCTGCGTTCCAATCATTTGCTTCTTGAACCACAGCAATTTTTCTGTCAGCATATCCACTATCATAATATAAGTTGTCTGATTGACGCATTTTAGTTTCTATGCCAACAGCATTTAAATATTTTTCAACTAGCTTACCTATTTTAGAAGCAACATTTGCTTCTTTTAATCCATTAATAGGATTTACAGCACCTGGATCATAATCTAAATCGTGTCCAGGATTTAGATATACCTTCATATAAATAACACCTCGTTTTTATAATTTTCAAATATATATTACTGTTAAAATAGTGTTATTTATTTTTTATAAAGAAAGGAAAATAAAAAATGGCTAAATATTTTAAAAAAATATATCTTAATTCTTTTATTATTAATAACATTGAGTCTATTTGTTCATCATTATCGGAAGATATTCTATATGAAGCTGTAGAATTTGATAATGGTTATGAAGCAGATTTGCATTTTGATTTTATTCAACTAGATAAGAAATCTATAATACAATTTTATTTTAAACTTTATGATGAAACTAATTGTTTTATTGATGATGGAAATGCTATTTATCATTCGCCCTTAGGTAAGTATTATCTGGAAGATGATGATGATAATACTTATGTAATAGAAGTCATGGAAAAATCTATAACTAATATTAATAAAGTAAATATAATATTATCTAAAAATAAAATAGAAATTTTTAATAAACATAAAATCATTAAAGATTCACTAACGTTTGAAAATACTTACTTAGAATATAAGAATAATAACCATATTACAATAGCTGAATTCTCTGATGGACATAAAATATCTTGTAATGTATTAACAAATATTAACAATATTGGACATAAGTTTTTTCCATCTTCTGGGAACGATAAAGAATTATATCAAAAATGGTATATTATTGATTCTGAGATACAAGAACACGATATACATGTTATTGATATTAAAAAAGAATAATTTTTTTGGCACTCCTTTTTTTCTTTTTTTTCGGAGTGCCAATTTTATTTTAAGCAGCAATTCTCTTAGCTTTATTTATGATTAAGATAGTTTCTCCATCTTTTTTACCATTTTGTTTTTGTCCTTCTACATATATCTTTTTAGTTAAATTAGTATCAAAACAAGAAACATATCTACTATATTTATTAGAATATACAGTAGCATTTATTTTACAATTATTAATTTCTAATTCAATAAACGCCATTAGTCTACCTTTTTTATCAACTATTTCTTTAGTACTTAATAACGTAGCTTCATTACTTACTTTTTCTTCTAAACAAATATTATCCCACCAAGATTTATATGTTATAGAGTATCCTAATGTATCGTGTTCAAATTGCATACAGACAAATTCATTATAAGAATTTGGATCATATCTTTCATCTTTTTCTTTTCTTAAATCATAAAACTTATTAATTAAGTTATATCTATTAGAATCTTCAAAATCAAAGGCTCCTGATTTTATTAAATTTATAGCCACTCTTTTATTGAAAGATTTTTTTGGTATTTTATTTAAAGCATCTTCTAAATTCTTATAAGGTCTGTTTTGTATTATATCAATTAAAGAAGATTCTCCTACGCCTTTAACTGAACTTATTCCATATAAGATATTATTTTGGTTAGGAGTAAAAGATTTTTGAGATAAATTTATGTCAGGAGTAGAAATTTTTATATTCATACTTTGTTCGCATATAGACATATATTTTTTCCTTTTATCTTCATTAGACATAGATAATACAGCAGACATAAATTGTACTGGATAATATTTTTTTAACCATGCAGTCATAATTGAAATATAACTATATGTTGCTGCATGTGATTTATTAAAACAATAATTAGCAAAACCCATTATATAATCAAAGTATTGTTTCATTTCTTCTACTGAATATCCATTAGCTAAAGCGCCTTTTATTTCATCTCCATATGTTCCTTTAGGATCATACCATGGAGCATTATCATTACTTTCCCAGCCTTCAGGCCCTTCACAATTTTTTTTACCGTAAATATGACATCTAATAAGCATTGGAAATAGCTTTATTTTTTTCTTCGTTGATACCGTCGGTTTCCCGATATTTCTTAGCGGACTAGACTATCTCTTCATCTCCTTATCTAGGAGAGCTTAGCGTTTAGTCGTTACACCCGATTTAACTTGGCACGGTATTCTCTGCTATCCTTTCGATAAAGGACCGTAGACTCTCTTACGAAGCGGCTTCGCCTATGGACGCTCTTTTTGAGCGGATTATGATTGTCACATAATCAGTCTTATTCAACTTCTACCGTTAGCCCGCTTTTAGTGCGGACACCCTATATTTGTAGGTTTACTAAGATTCAGATCAGTATGTTGCCATACTTCTGGCCTAAGTCTTTTAAATATTTTTTCTTGTTTTCTTTTTAGATATAAATCTATACTATCTTTATACATAACATCGCTAATCTTCATCGTATCTATTTTTTCTCCCCATTGACAATAATAGATATGATTTAATTTATTATATGTTACTTTTGTATTTTTTACATTATATAATTCAACAAAATAATCGTGGATTTGATTAACTATAGTTTTGGAACCGCAAAAACCAATATAACCTTCTTTTTTAGCAATTCCATCTCCATCAAAATATCCACGGATAAAATGTGGTATCAAATCACATGAAAGATTTGGAATAAATATACTATCTTTTGCACTTTTGTTTTGAATAATACCATATTGTTCTAAATCATTTGCTACTTGTATAGAGTTTATAGTTAATTTATATCTACTACTATTATCTCTTATATCATGATATATATGTGCATCGAAATTTCCATACTCATTTAATTTATCTAATATATATCTATCTTCTTCTAAAAGTTCAATAGAAATTATAGCTGTTTTATTTTTCTTTTGTTTAACAACTGAACCATCAGCAGCTAATAATCCAAGAAAATATGCTTTATCTTTAGTATTGATATTTTTAAAATATCTATTTTGCGAATTTTTTCCGCAAGCATGTCCTTTCATTTTTGCACCATATTTTATCATATATTCTCTTAATGTGACATCACTTACTCCATATATCATAGCAAGTTTATATATTGGTACTCTTTCTTTTTCATACATTTCTATACAAAATGGAATGTCTACTATTTTCTCATAATATTTTCTTATATGCCAATCCTTTTTATTGGAAGTATAATGAAATTTTTTTGCTGAAAGTGCTTCATCGATTTTTTCTTCATTTAATCCATGAGATAAAAATATATGTTTAATTTTTATTACATCTAATTTCATAATGTTCACTCCTTTATAGGATTTATTACTCGAAAAGATGTTTTATAATAACAAGAAAAAATATTAAGACCTTTAAGCTATTATCTTTCTGGTAATGCTATCGGCTTGTCCATCATTAAAGCCAGATACTTGTTTAGATATTGCCATTAATTGTTCTTGATATAAGATAGTACCATATGTTTCTTTTAAAATATTATCTATCCCTTTTAACGGAAATTTAATATTTTCTATACCATTTTTTACATTAGCATACTCTTTATCCATACCAACACTAATAGGGCCTGGTCTTGCTATTGCGTTAATAGCTACAATATCGTTAAATTCAGTAGGCTTTATTTCATCTATAATCTTTTTCATGAGATTAGACTCTATTTGAAACATAGCGTCTGTATTCTTGTCAGATATATATTCATATAGTTGTGAATCTGTTATATCAACACAATCATATAAATTTTCTATAGATAGTTCTTCGTTAATGAGTTTTAATGTATCTTGAATAATACTAATAGTTTTAAGCCCAAGAATATCATATTTTATAAAATTATATTCTTCTAATTGAGGTCCTGTATATAATGTTATAGTTACTCCAGTATTTTTATCTAATCTTGTAGGGACATAATCATTTACATCACAAGGAGTTACTAATATTCCTGAAGCATGAACTCCAAAATTTCTAGGAATTCCTTCAAAAGCTCTTGCTAGTCTAAACAATTCTTTATTTTGTTTTTCTAATTTATTAAATTCTATCCATTGTTTTTGTTCATTATCGTTACCATCTTTTAAACTATCGTAATCTTTAAATGTTGGAGTAGTTTTATCTATATTTATTTCATCAATTTTTTTACATATTTGATTATTAACTAAATCAAATGGCATATCTAATACTCTTCCAACATCTTTTAAACCGCTTTTAACTCCCATAGTAGTATATGTCCCTATATGAGCAACTTTTTCTTTTCCATAATATTCTTCAAGATGAACTATAACATTATCTCTATTATTATAATCAAAATCTATATCTATATCTGGCGGAGCTGTTCTGTCTTTAGTTAAGAATCTAGAAAATAATAAATTATATTTAATAGGATCTATGTTATTTGTTATCCCTATAGAAAACAATACTAAGCTTCCAGCTGCTGAACCACGTCCAGGACCTATTGGACAATCATGTGTTTTAGCCCAGTTAGTATATTCATATACAGCTATTATATATGGAGCAAATCCTTTATTAATTATAATATCTAATTCAAAAGCTAATCTTTTTTCATATATTCTGGTATCAAGCTCTTTATTATTACTTAAATATTTATATAATCCATTCCATGCTAATAATCTTAAATATTGTTCAGGAGTTAAATTATGAGGTACTTTTACATCAGAAAATAATGGTTTGTCACTACCTAGTTTTATATTATTATCTATTCTATTAGCAATTACATTAGTATTATTTAATGCTTCCATATAAAAATCTATATAACTATTATTATATTGATTATTATATTCTTCATTAATAGTTTTTAATTGATTATTAAAACTAGATATCATTTCTTCTTTTGATTTTATCCAAAAATCATTAGAATATTTCATTCTATTAGTATCATTTTTTTTCTTATTTGTGCCTATGCATAACAAAGTATCATGATCTTCATAGTCTGAATAATTTGTCCAGTGAACGTCATTAGTAGCTACAGGATTAATATTATGTTTTTTACATAATTCCATATATTTTAAATTCACTAATCTTTGTTCTGGTATATTAAGAGGCTGTATTTCTAAATAAAATCTATCTTTAAATATATCTTTCCATTCTAGTATCAGTTGTTCTGCTTCTTCTATTCTATTGTTTATTAATAGTTGTGCCATTGGAGAGCCAATACAAGCACTTTGGCATATAATGCCTTCACTATATTTTCTTAATAAAGTATTATCACATAGAAATCGCCCATTAAAAGTACATAGTCTAGATGCTTCAGACTGTAGTTTAACTAAATTATGCCATCCAATTTGATTTATAGCTAACAAAATAATATGATATTGTTTTGTATCATACATATAATCTTTAATAGTTTCTAGATAATCTTTTTTCTTGTGTTTAGTTTCTAAATAATTATCTGGTAAGACACCTGCTTCAATGGCTCTATTTAAAGCATCAGCTTGTCTTTCTTCTAATGTTTTAGAACATTCTTTTATGTCCCATGTATAATAACCTTCTAATCCTAATATTGGTTTTATATTGTTATTAATACATTCTGCTTGAAATTCTGGTATACCTGCCAAGCTATTATGATCAGTAATAGCGCATGCAGACATTCCTAGCTCTTTTATTCTTGATACAGCTTTTTTAATAGGATTATATCCATCTAAAAAACTATATGATGTATGAAAATGCAAATGAACAAAATCCATAAAATTTACTAACCTCTTTCGTTTTTACTATTTATCTAGCCAATCAAAAATTTTATTCTTAATTTTTAATTTTAAACTTAAAAAGATACTTCTTTTAAAACTAGAACCGGCACAATATTGTCCACAATCTAACATATTATTGCTACATATATCACAAAGTAGATTTATATTGTATTTTTCTTTCAAATACTCGTTCGCTTCTTTTTTATCGTATACATCTTTATGCTTTTCATTATAATACTTAACTATATTCATATTTTTACTCCTTTGTTTCATTTATTAATCTACTTTTATGTTGAGTATTGGGATCTCTTGTTTTATTACTTATAATAATTTTATAATCTTTTATTTTATATAAAGGAACAAATAAGCTTGTTCCTTTTGTAGCATTTTTTTGATATAATCATTTTTTATATTAGTTACGAATTCTGACATTATTTTCTCCTTTTTTTATATCTATGATAATAAAAGTAGCTTTATTAGCATTATTACCAAATCCATAATCTAATCTACCTATTACGTCTACTTGTTTAGGAGAACCAATATTTGCATACATTTCTCCAATGCCCCATCCCCAATAATCTCTAACTACATTATTTCTGTCCTTAAATGTAAAACAAATATTGTTACTATTATTAGATGATGTTTTTGTTTTTATTACGTCTAACATTCGTAAACAAAAAATAGGAGATTTAAAATTATTTTTATCATATGGTATACTATTTATTTCATATAAGTTATTATTATTAATATCTATTAAATTTATATAAGAATCTATATCTATACTATCTTCTATTTCTACAATAGAATCATCAATAGTTAAGTTTAAAGATGATTTTAAATTATTAATTTGATTTTCTTTAAAAGATAATCCAGCTGCTTCAGCATGTCCGCCACAATCTATAATGTTGTTGCTTTCTTTTTCTTTTAATAATAGTTCATACATATTCAAACCAGATACACTTCTTACTGATCCTTTATATATACCATCTTTATCTTTTGTTACTACTATTGCAGGTTTATTATATTTTTCTGTTAACTTACCTGCTATAATACCTGCTATTCCTGAATTATATTTAGAAGAATCAAATATACATACTTTATCATTATTATAATTAACAGAATCTGCTTCTTTTATAGCTTTTTTGACTAAGCTTTTTCTCTGTTCATCTAATTCAATAATATATAAACAAATATCATCAATAGTAACATCGTCATATTTATCTTTTATCATATCATCAAAAAAGAAAAGAGCTTCTGCTATATCTAATCTATCCATACGACTACAACTATTAATTTTAGGTGCAATATTCCAAGCTAAATCTTTACTAGTTATTGTTTTTAAACCTAATTTATTTGCTAAAAATTTTAAATTACTGCTATAATTTTTATCGTTCAGTATTCTTAAACCTTTATTTATTATTGCCATATTTTCTTTAGTAATTGGCATTACATCAGCTACTGTTGCTAATGCTATATACGGAAGATAATGTTCTATTAAATTAAGTTTATTTAATTTTTCTGCTATTAAATAACATATTTTCCAAGCAATAGCAGCTCCACATAAATGTTTTCCATTACTATTTTTATCAATAAAAGCATCACAAATAATAGTTTCTGGCAATATATTAGATGATTCATGATGATCTGTAATAATTACATTGATATTATTTTGTTTTAATAATTTTACTTCTTCTACTTTAGTAATCCCATTATCAACTGTAATAACAGTAACATTATTTTGTTTATTTTTATAATGATCTATTAACTTTTGACAAAAATCAATAGATAATCCATATCCTTCTGATCTATTAGGATAATATATTTCTATTTTATTATTACATATACTTCTTAAAAAGTCAGTCATTACATATCCAGAAGTTAAACCGTCAACATCATAATCAGCAAAAATATATATATCATTATTAGAATTGATATTATTTATTATTTCTTGAGCTACGTTATCAGCTCCATATATTAAATTAGGATCTTCAAATGATTTATCTGGACAATTAAGAATATCGTTAGCATCTTCTAAATTAATATTTCTATTGATTAATACTTTAGATAATAATGTTCCAACATTTAATTTTTTACTGTAAGTACAAGCTAATAAAGGATTTGTTTTTAAAATATTCCAATTCATAGTTAACTCCTTTTAATTATTTGAATATTCTGATTACTTATATTATATTACTTATTAATCAAATAGTCAAATAAAAAAGTTCCTAAAAAGGAACTTTAATTAAAAATGTATTTCTTCGTCTAGTGGCGTTTCCATTTTAGAAAAATCAATTACTAAACTTTGTGTGTCTTCACAATATCCACATACTAAATTAACTACATTTATATCTTTATTTTTTCGATCATGCCATGTATCCCAGAATTTTTTATTTAAACCTTTTTTAAATGGCCCTGTATATGTTCTATATTGAAAATATTTATATTCTCTTAATATTTGTTTAAAAGAAGAACATTTACTTAACGAAGCTAAAATACACCATCTACATATAGATTTATAAAGTTGATAATCTGGTAATATTTTTACGTCTTCACCTTTAACAAAACTAAAAATATTATATAGTTTACCATCAAAATCTGTTTGATGTTTTCCAATTATTTTTTCTGCATCAGCATAAGTATCAAAAAAATGATTCATCAATTCGGTTGGCCTTAGGTTTGTAGCTTCTTCAATAATATTGACAACATTATCTGCAATTTTTCTTTCTGTAGATTCTAGAGCTTCTAAAGTCATTACATAGCTGATACAACTATATGGATAATCATCTATAAGCTCATTAAAAATTAATAAAATATTGTCGTCTACATCTATTTCATTTTTTAATTTTTTTAAAAAGAGTTTATGAATACTTGTGCTAACAAAACAGTCTTCTACTGGACCAAACTCTTCTCCTATTTGTGTTCCTACACATACTCCATATCGATTATAGCAATCATATGAAGTTAAATCTTCTCCACTAAAGTCTTCAGGATAATCATAACAAGCGTCTTCATGACCACAATCTTTTGTAGGATCTATAAATTCATCTCCATCTCCATAAAAAATATCATGATATGCTTCACTAATATCAGACATATTTTTCTCTCCTTTTTTCTTTTTCTTTTATTATACTCTTTTTAATACAAAAAAAGAAATGGGGTTTTTCTTTTTTTCCCATTTCTTTTTTTGTATATATGTATTTTTTATTAATGACAAAAAAGTGCTTTTTTACCACTTTTTCTGCTACGTTTAATATCTTTTATATTAATATTAAGTTCTTTAGCTAATTTATACGTAGCTTGTCTTCTTTTTTGATTACATGTATTAATATGTATACAATATAGTTCAGAAATTTGTCTATCTGAATAATCTTCTAAGTAATATTTTATAAGTATTTTTCTTTCTAAAGGAGATAAACGTTGAAATTGAGATGAACAGGTAATTCCATTAATCCATGTCGTATCTGGCATTCCCATACTATTTTCATACATTTTATCTTCTAAACATTCTTCTATTGGCTCTTCTACTGTTTGCATGTAATCTTCATATCTAATGTTTTTATATTGAACATTAGCAGGATTTTTAATATATTTTTTTATATGTCTACTAACTTCATAACAGAAACAATTGTATAAGTAAGCACAAAAATTTCTTCCCATTGGCATATATCTTTTTGCTAATACTAATAACAACATTTGTAAGTCAATCAATATTTCTTCAGTTGATAATTGGCCATATGTTTCAGTAATAAAGTTAATCTTTTTATATATTTCATGTCTAGTTTTAGAGCTTTGACGATCTAATTTTAATGCTCTTTTTAAACTTTTATCACCAATAAAATTTAATGCAAAACGTTTAATATCTTTATCGTTAAAATCTAATTGATTATCTTTTATTAGCTTAATATATTTTCTAAATAACGGATTAAACTTTATTGTTAATAATGTTGCTGCACTTTTTGATTCTTCTATTTCTTTTCGTGTAGCATCACTAAAAAACTGTTTTTTATATGTAAGAACAAGATTTTCTATTTCTATATATTCATGTATTTTTTCCGGAAAACCCTGTTCTGTTTCTTGTTCTTTTTCTACTGCCAAAGAATATTTATCCTGCCCTTCTTAATAAATTCTTTTTGGCGTCTCTTTTTTCTTTTTGTATTATGTCTAAATCTATCCATCTTTTATGCTTATCTGACCATTGTACGCATAAAAAGTTATACATAGGATATACATATCCAAACATTTTTTCTTTTATTTTAAAAATATCTGTTTTTAATCCTTTTACATCTACTACTGTTAAGTTATCATTAATATCAGTAACTGTAAAATCAGCAATATATTCTATAGCCTGAATTTTTTTACCAACGTTATTTACATATCCTTTTTGTAATAGATATTTAACTTGTCGTTGAAATGATTTTATATATCCTTGTTTTAATAAATATTGTAAATAGATATAATATCTAGCTTCCATAAGAGAGTCAAATTCTATTCCATCTACCATAGCTTTACAAGAACCATATTTAGTTCTTGTAATAGCTGTAGGTAAAGTAAAATTACTAATAATATTATTTTTAATAGCTTCAGAAAATATCATGTGATAATTTAAAAGAGTTTTTGATCCATATTCTATATTGTCTACAATATATGTTTTTTTTGTTCTTTTAGTCATGAATAAAACCTCTTTCTTTCTAATATCAATTATGTATTTTTGCTAATATATCTCTTTCTTCTATTAATAAATAAGATTCATCATTATCAGTAATATTTGTACCAGCAAATTTAGAAAATATAACTAAATCATCTTTTTTTACCATTAAAGAAGCTCTAGTACCGTTTTCGAGCATATGACCTTCTCCAACTGCGATAACTTTTCCTATTTGCTGATTTTGATCTTTGTTAGAAGGTAAATAAATACCTGCTTTAGTAGTAGTTTCCATTTTTTTTGGTTTAATTAAAACTCTACTTCCGATAGGTTCAATCATTATTTTTTTCCTCCTTTTTTGGAGCCTTTTTTCTTGCCGCCACCACATTTAGCCATCTTTACATCACCTTCTTTCGGAGTAACGTTATTAACCTTTTCATTTTTATTATTACTTAATACTTTTGGTTTATTACCAACATATTCTTTTATTTCTAACATTTAATATACTACCTTTCTTTTTTGTTAGTATTATCATTAATACCAAGCTCGACAAAAATTAACAAATTCACAACTAGGGCACAAAACACTTTCTCTTGGATAATATATATTGTTTTTTATACTAAATACAACATTTTTAATTGTCTTTTCCAATCTATTAAAATCAATATCATTTCTATCAGTAAAATAATCTTTATTGGTTTTTATATGATGAACTCTAATTTTTAATTTTTGATTTGTTATTTTCCAATAAGCAAAACAATCTAATGTGTACTTAATTTTAATATCCAACAATGTCTGTTTAGGATTTTTATTATTAAAATCAGTTACTAATAAATATGGAATATTATTTGAGTTAATTGCTATAGTAGATATTTCTCCTTTAAAGTTAATCAAATAATTATTATCTTTAATAGAATACTCATATGGACTATTAATATCTGCTATTATTAATCTTTCATTACTTGCCCATCTAAATAATTTAATTAATAGACTAACTCCTTCTAAACATTGTTGAGAAGAAAGATTATAGTTTAAACATAAATTATCCCATTTGTTTTTAATAGTATCTAATGATAACACCTTTCCATTAATTAAGTTTAAATAGAAATTATTACTTACTCTATTTAATAAGTTGTTTAAAGCAATATTATTTTTATGTATTAACATTTTTTTATTGTTAACAGAATCATAAATTATTGGACATTTTAAAAAATCTAACAACTGTACTTCATTTAAATTAACTATATCCACTTTTATTCTGGTATTTTTTTATTGTTATGTAATTCTTCTATATACCAACAACTCCAAGCAAATAATTCTGTAGGAGTTCCTGGTACTGGTTTGCATTGAGGTACAGGTGTATCTTCGCCCAATTGACATTCTATAGTTTGAAAGATTGATCCTATATAGTTATCTGGTATATTATATTTACGTGCTATAGGAACCAATTTTTCTCTGGCCATAAATAAACTTGTAACAGTTCCATCAAAAAATAAATTATGTAATAATCCTGCTACTCGTAACACTTCAACAAAACTTTGTTCAACTGTTTTATTTATTTGTTTCTTTTTAATTAGCATTTTTTCTAATAAATCAATTACTAAATTAGATTGTAAAAGTTTATTAGTATCTCCAAATTTCAATAGTGATTCTTTAACAAATTCTCTTAAACTATCAATTTTTATATTTTCTATATGTTTACCTGCATCACCGTTAAGTATTGCTTGTAACTCATCTGTTGTCATTTATCAAATCTCCTATATTTATTGTCGTTTTAGTAAGCATTTTAGCTATTAAGTCATCTTTATGTTTTTTTGTATTACAAACATTATTCTTTAAATTATTACCACATAATTTTATACATTTATAATAAGATGGATCATAAGATCTACACCCATAACATATAGGGCACATGTGATAATCAGCACATTGTATTTGATATCCAATTACATCTTGAGGTTTTTTAGATTTTATTTTAATCACCTTTTCAATTTTATAATACTGTTACAATCATCTTTATTAATAAAATTAAACTAAAAATGATTGTAACAGTATCAACATTAATTATTTTCTATAAAAGTAAAATTATCGTCATATTGATGATTAATAATTTTTGTTATTTTACCTATTACATCTTCAGACAAAGCTCCGCATTCTAAAAAAGAAATTAACATTTTAGGAGCTTGTTTAGCAATCCAATCCACAATAAAATCATTATCTATTTCATTAAAATTAGATATACCACTTTCTTTACTGTATGCATGAACAATTTCATGTCTTAATACTTTTTGTTTTTGAATACATATATCTTTTTCTTCTGATTTATCTATTGCATCATTTTCATAATTATTTATTGCTATTTGTTTAGTGTTTACATAACAAAGTCCAGCTGTTTCATCATTAAGCCTTGGTAATTTTTCTTCATTAGTAATAACAATATTATAATCAGTTCCTAAAACATTAACTTGCTTTGCACAATTAAACAAATCTTAAAACCAACTTTCTTATTATATTTATTTAGAAGAAAATCTTAAATTGTTAAATCTTTTCATTTCTTCTTCTGTACACTCAATCACTTTAGAATAATTAGAAATAAGATGATAATAAGTTATCCCTTTAAAACTAGATTTTTTATTCTTAGCCCATTGTAATTCTATTATAGGTAAAAACTCATCACAATTTGGTTGTGTATAATATATAGAAGCATTTTGACCATTTCTACTAACATCATTATGTAATAAAAATACTACAGAAGCGTCATATATATATCTTCCAGATTCTTTTACATCAGAAATGTCAGCTCTTCTTTTATCTATTTTTCTTAAATGGATTGTTCCAAATATTGGTGCTTTTATTTCAGTTTTAGCCCATCTTTTTATTTCTTGAGCTATATATTCATTTTTTTCTTTATCAGTTTTAAATTTTTGACTAGGAAAATTTAAATCAAATAAAGAATCTATACCTATTATTAGATTAGTTTTTGGATCATATCCTTTTAAATATTCTTTAAGTTTTTTACAATAATCTAATATTTTTTCTCCACAATCTAGTTTTTCAGAGTCTTCTAATTTAAATCTTGTATTTAACTCTTTTAAGGTTTTTAATCCATGTTCTCTTTTATCAAGCATTTCCTGATAAATACTACTTCCTTCTTCGCATAGATCAATTTTTTCTTTATATCTAGAAGGCTTAGATGCAATAGAAATAGGTATTAACTCTAACATAGATATTAATCTAGGTATCATTTCTTGTTTAGTATCATCTAATGCAAAATATACTCCAAATAAATTATTATCTGGATTAGTACAATAATCCCATAATAAATTACTCATAAAAGCACTTTTTCCCATATTAGATTCTGCTGCAAAAAGATATAATCCATCTTCTAATCCTTCCATTTTTTCATCAAAAATAGGAAAATTAGGACAGCTATAACCTTTTCCTTTATTCCAACTATATTTATCAAAACTATCATAATCATTTAATGATGATTTGTAATAATCTTCTACAGTTACAATATAAGGATTTTCTTTTTCTATTTCATCTATTTTATAATTATTATTAAGCATATTTAATCTCCTTAACAACAAAATTTACAAGTATTTACACACATATCTAAATCTTTTATAGCACTACAGCCATAATGCTTATTATTTAGATACATTTGTTTTGCACTAACAAATGTGCTTAATAATTCTCTATCTGGGATAGGAGGATTATTATTTTGATTCCATTTAGTTAACATATCAATAATACTACTTTCATCTCTTCCAGTTTGTATTAAACCTGAAGCTAATACTATAGCCGTATTATTTCTTTTGCCTTCTCCAATACTTGTATTTAATATATTAGTTATACATGGTAAAAGTTCTTTATCGTTTATAACATTATTTGTTTTATTAACATGATAATTGATATGCTTAATAGGAGAAAATAAATATTCAAATGCTTTTTTAGCTTTTTGTATTGTTTTTATTTCTTTATTAATTTCTACTATTATTTCTTTGTTATGATCTTTTGCTAATTCTAATATAGAAATAAAATCATTATCCATTAAGAAATCAAGATTTATTTTAATTTTCCTTAATCCACTTTTACTATTAATAGAATTAGGTAAACGAAATAATCTTTTTCTATCATAAATCTTATTATCTAATCTGGTAAGATTATACTCTTTTGCAATCAACTTAACAAGCTTTTTATATTTTATATTTAAATCAATATCATTTGTTATACCAAATACTTCTGGTGGAATTAAAACATGAAAACCTTTATTACCAGAAAAATATATCTCCATATAATCTAATGGAATGCCAAACTCTCTATTTAATAAAGATATTAATTGATATACTTCTCTTCTTACATCTTTATAATTTGCTTCTATGCTAACATCATCAAAGTCAAAATATAAAGGTCCTAATAAACCACAATTTTCAATATCATCATTTTCGTATGAATATATAGAGCAATATATATCAGTATTATTATATTCATTAATTAGGTTAATTATAGATGGTACATCATTATTATATATATACATATTTCTTCTAAAAAATCCATTTTTAGCTCCACCAAATTCAACTATTCGAGCCATTTATTACTCCTCCAGATTATTTTATCTGCACCGATCAATTTAGCTTCTTTCTTCCATTTTCTAAGAAGATTAATAGCTTCAATACTACACTCATCAATACTTATTAAATTACTTATATTAGTTCTATTTTTAAAACTAATATCAATCATTAAAAGAATTAAATCTAATACTAGTATATCTTTTATAGGTTTATATTTGTTTATAAGAAAATTTAATATACTAATATCTTTATTATGATTAAACAATTCTTTTATACTATTTTTATTATAATAATATTGTAATAAATCTTCTATTTTATATACTATTTTAATCTCTTTATAGAATGGATATGATTGTATTTTACCAGTTTTTATATCTAGTACGGGAGGTTTAGAGATTATTTGTAATTCTTTATGAAAATAAAATTTATTTTGTTCTATTAAAGAATTGTCCCATAGATTTGATATTAAGGTATCTGGCCGTAAACATTCTTTGTCTTTTGCTTTTAATAAAGCTAGTATAATTTTTTCTTCTGTTATATTACAATCTAATAGATAATTAATAGTATCTTGTGTAATATTTATTTTTTTTTCATCATCAGGAAGATGTCCTAATCCATTAGTATAGAAAAAGCTCAAATAATCTATCATATGCATCGCCCCTTCTTATATAAGATCACCCTAATATAATTATTATAATATTCTAAATAAATAATGTCAATTAACAAATAATAATTATCTTTTAGATATTTCCTTAAAGGTAATGCTATATATACTTTTGTCTATAGGAAGTGATACCCAAAATTCTTTAACATTTCTATTTAATAAGTTCTGGGTTAATCCTTTAGAAGTACTGATTTCATAAGATAATACTCCTGATGTATAATTCATATATAATTTAATATTCTCATCTGTACATGTACTTTCATATCTGCCATTTTGTGAATGAACAATAATATCTTCAGATATCCAGTCTATATATTTGTCTTTAGTAACTTTAAAGATTATATTTGAATTAGGATTATAATTTCCATTTAAAAAATAAATATGTTTAAAACCAAATGGATATAAGCTAGAAGCATTTATATAATTTATATGTATATTAAATTTTATTTTCCATAAATCTATTGTATCTTCTAACAAAAATCTACTGCTTCCAACTGATTGTATTGTATTAGCTATAACAATACTTGGAGATTCAGAATTAGTATAATGATCTTGTATTGTGTATATTTCTATAGAGTTTATATCAAAACTGCCAGAAATATATGGCAATATTTCTATTGTATTAAATTTAGTACTACCTAATAAATCATTAGGATTAATCTCTATTTCTATACTTATATCTGGAGATTCATACTCATTGAATACAATACGTTTATCAGCTATAGAGTCATGTTTTAACATATTAGTATATTCTAATTTTGTAATATTATTTATTGTTACATTCATATTATTTTTAAAAATTTTTCCAGTTATACTATTTAAATTAAAAATATCTATAGGAGTTTTTAAAAAAGAAGGATGTATTGCATTTCCATAAACATCATATGTTCCATATAAATCTATTCTCTTTAATACAATAGTATTATTGTCATTCGACATTTTATTAAACGATTCTTCGATAGAATAAAGTTCGGTATTGTTATATTCTTGTATATTTTTAATTACAGTTAATCTATTTTCTATTTCCTTTTGTATTGTATCTATATTATTTTTAATTTCAGATACACTACTTTGAGTATTTTCTAATATATCCATTAAATCTTTAGATGTGGCTTTTTTTATCATTAATCATACAACCTTTCTTTTATGGATAACAATCTATCTAATTCATTATCTTCTTTTGTTAATTCATTAAAAATATCATTTAATTCTTTTTGTTTTAATAACAATTGAGATAAAGAAGTATCGTTAAATTCTTTTTGTAATCTTTTTATTTCATTATTTAATTGAAAAATATTTAATATAAACTTATCGTATTCATATGGGCCACGATAACGAATATTATATAATATCATACTCATATATTTTCAAACCTCGCCTAATACGTTTAATTCTTTTAATGCTATAGTATTTATTGTTAATAGATTATCATCTAACAAGTCGCTAATAATTACTTTAACGTTATTATAATCTGTAGTTTTTGTATTTAAATATTCTAGTATATAAAAACTATTTATATCATCTGCATTTGGATAGTATAATTTATTATCTGTTATAATACCATTTTCTTTAGTTGCGTATATAACTCCATCTGTGAAAAAGTTAAAAGAAAAAGAACCATAATACTCTATTACTATTTTTTGTTCTTTTTCAGGATTGTCTATACAATTATTATTAAAATTAGTACTAATTGGTTTAGTAGAAAAATCAAATTCTATATAAGAACTGTTTAAGACATAAAATACTATTTTTCCAGCTCCTGTTAATGTAAGACCTATATCTATTGTTTTTTTATAAAAAGTTTTATTATTACCCAATATAGAAGATATACAATTTTTACCGCCATAAATTACATACTTATTATTTTTATCTGGGACAAAATTTTCTAATGACATTTCATATAAAGATACTTTATTACAATTTTCTGGTAATGTATAAAAATATGTATTTTTATCAATATCTCCAGGAACTATAAAAAAGTCTTTATTATAATCATATGGCGAACAATTATATTTATCATCAAAATTAAACACTACTTGTTCGCTAGATACATTTTCTGCCTTAAATATACATGCTACTTTTGATGCATTATGTAAAGTTATTTTTCCTAAGTCTATAATAGCTATTCCGTTATTATAAGTTATATTGAAACCATTAGATTGAAAAAATACTGTATTGCCTAAGCTAGTAGAATCTAATTCCTCTTTTGTTTTATATTCGTACATTCTAGCTAAATCTTCTAATTCAAGTAAATGAGTTTCTGCATATGATTTAATATTTTCATATTCATTAACAGACATCTTGTATGTTAATGAATATAGAATCAATAAATCATTATATATTCTTAATAAATCTTCATTAAATTTATCTACATCAAAAACATCTGTTTCAGAGACACTAATATATTGAAAAATAGCTAATTTAGTATCTATATCATCTATTTTATTTTGAATTAGAATATTATTAGGAAATATTCCGCTGCTACTTAATTCTTCTATTATTTTTTGTTTATAATAATTAATTTTGTTAATTTGATCTAAATAATAACTCATTTTTTATATGCCTTTCCATAACAAATTTTTAAATTTGAAATATATGGTGTACTTGTTCCATCTGAAGTGTTTATAGTTATTGTTAATTTAGCTGTTTTTATGCTTTCTTTTATATATTCTACATATAAATCTGAAGACGTTATATCTGAAAATCTAATAACCTTTGTTCCTTCTCTATTAGAATTAATAGGAACAATATTATAATCTATTCCATTAACAGATAATGTATATTTTATGTATTCTTCGTTATCTGGAAAAAATGATGGTATATATTCAGAAGCAAATATTGCTATACTTTCTACTGGATCTCCAACCAACTCTTGTGTTTGCATAGTAGCTGTTGTATATTTACCAGATAAAATATTTAATGAATTAATTTTTATAACGTGTCTTTTTACTTCTGGTAAACTAATAATTTTATCTATTGGTTTTTCAGCAATTGTTGTATCTAATGTAGTAAAAGCTATATTATCATCGTTAGTGTTATTAGATTTAAATGTTATTTTTAGATATTGAGTCGTAGGGAAACATATTATTCCTGTTCCATAAACATAATTACTATCATTATAAATTTCGGTTAAATCATTTATTTTAATTTCATTATTCCAACACGATATATAAGTATGACCATTGTCATTAGAATATAAAATATCTTTTATAGCAATAGAATCTATGTCTGTTTTTACTTTCATAGAGCCTATCTTTTTATTAGAATATAAACTTATTGTGCATAGAGCCTCTTCAGAATCAAAATTTACATCTTTAGGATATTCTTTTAAGTTACTATTATCTGTAGTTAATCTAGAATATTCATAAGCTGTAGATATATGTTCATCTATCATATATTCTCTATTAGATGTATCTATTAATTCTTGTAAGAAAATATTATCTTTATATACATATTTATTACCTTCAAATCCATTACCTTGAACATCTATTATTTTTATAGCATCGTTTACTGTATCAATTGAATTATTATAGGCGTAAAATGTATAGTTATCGTAGTAGGAAAAATTTCCTGAAAAATATTTATAATTCAATGTTTTAACAGAAACAAATTCATTATAATTTCCACAAATTATATTTAAATCTTTTATTCTATTTTCTTCTATTAATAGTTCTTCTTGGACAGCTTCTAATCTAGTATTAATATTATCCATTAATGTTTCATATTTATCGGCTATAGCTACAAATTCTTTATCTAATGCAAGTAAATCTACAGTTATATCAGATAGTGAATTATTAATAGAAGAAATATCTGGTTCAGATTCAGCATATATTTCTAAATTTTTAAATATAGGTACGTCTATATTGTTTGAAATAATTTCGTTAGCTTTATCTATTTTGTTGTCTGTTAATAATTGATCTATATAAGCATCTTTAATAGTTTTTATTCCTATATATTCCAAATTTTGCTCCCTCCATATTTAAGAATAGTCATTGCTATAATATTAGCAGGAATATCATTATCGTTATAAATTCTTTGTATTAGTTTTACTTTAATATTATCTTGAGTTGGATTATAAATTTGATGTTGAATTGCTGGTGTATATTCTATTGTGTACACATTAGAATTAAAATCTAAGCTATTTATATCATCTAAAGATAAAGATGTTGCTTCGTTATTTTTATAAATAATAATTTCTTTTGTTTTATCAATAGTGAATCTAGTATCTAGATTATAAAATAGTTTTTCTTTTACACGTTCTGTTTCTATAGGTAAAATAGGATATTCTTTAATACCGTCTATTATGTAAAATTCAATATTAGAAATATCTTGATTAGATATAACTGATAATTTAATATAACTACAACTATCTATTTTTATGTTCTTTGAAATAAAACCACATGTTTTATCGTTTAATATATATTTAGGATTAATATTGTCTATACCAAAATAATACTCTACTTTTGTAACTATATTTGTATTATCTTTATCAATATCGTTATATCCACTAAAAGAATCTATTATAGTCCTTTTTTGTATTTTTTCTAATTCATTATCTTGATAAAAGCCATCAGCAAATAATACATTTTTAGTTAAATTTTCTTGAGGAGTAAATTTAAATCCTCTTTCTCCATAAGATTGAAGTAACCCATCTGAATTAACCTGTATTATAGTATCATTATCTATCTCTCCACTACCATTATTATATTTGTATGTAATAGACATATTTTATTATTCTCCTTTAAGATATATTATTAAGTTGATTTTTATTAGTAATTTCTTTGTTTATACTTATTTTTTCTTCATATTCTTTATTATATTTATTAAGTTCATTAATAGATTTTACTTGTTCTTCATTAGAAATAATATTCTTTAATAAAATATCATTTGTTTTTCTTGAATAAGATGAATTTAATAATTCATTATATGAATCATTATTAGTATTTAATTCAGATGTATTAGTATATTTATATTTATTACAATTAATCTTTAATTCAATTCCTTTTATTTCTTTTACGTTGAAATATGTATTTGTTTCTACTTCTATCTTACTAGAATCTGTTAATATTAATAGACATTGTTTTATATCACAATTAACTAAAGAAATATCAATAAAATTACAAAAATAATTTTTATTAAACAATATATTATATGTTTCTGTTATACCATTATATTGAGGTTCATTTAATAAATAATAAGATCTAGATGCATTATTATCTATTAGATTTGATCGACTATTGTTATAATAGCAGCTTGAATCATTATAAAAGGTTACTGTAGATAATGGAATGTTTTCTATAGTAACTGATGATTGTTTTAATATAGTGTCTTCAACTATCATATTTTTTATAATAGAACCATCTCTATCTTTTATTACGTCCTCAGATGATTCAAATGGAACATTGTATGAAATATATTCAACATCTGAAAATTGGTCTCTTAAATTTTCGATAATTTTTAGTTTTTCTTTGAATTGTTTTTCCTTTAATCTTATTTGTTCTATTATGTAATTTTTACAATACTTATTCAAGTCTTCGGTTATTCTTATTTTCTCGTATAAATTATTTAATTTATCTTCTATTGCTTTCATAGATTCATTAAAGGAATTTGAATCCATCTTTTCTGTTAATGTGTTTGGATACTTATTGTTGCTATCTTTTAAATATGTAATAGCTTCGTCAAAATTATTAGCTGTATTTATCATAATAAAATTTATCTCCTCTAAAAAAATAACCGTCTATATAGACGGTTAAATTATTATGGTAATCTATCTAAACTAACAACTAGATTATGTATACGTCCAGTTATACGTTCAGATACTGCATTTGCACTACTTTCCCAATAAATTTGTAATTCAAAATTATTAAATGTATTTTTATCTCTTGACTCATTAGCGTTGTCTAGATCAACTTCATATATTAACCTATCAGATATGCTATCTTCTTTTTTATATTTATCTGGCATTATTGTAATAAGATCCATATTGTATCTTTGTTTATCTGTATATGTATATGTACATTCTTCAGGATCCCATGTTTTTAAGTTAGCTTTTAGTGTAATTGTATAGTTTATTGGGTATATTATAGAATTTGGTTCAGCATAAACACCTTTATCTATAGTTACTCTTTCATCATCTACATTTAAAACTTTTCGTATTTCTGTACCAATAGCTATATTTTTATCTCTACAATGATCGAAACCTCTAGTATCATCGTTACTTTCGCCTTCTACAACTATTACTCCATTGTCTTCTATACAATTATCATTTTCTTTGCTATAAGTAGTACCATTACTACCAACAGTAAAAATACCTTCTCTTTGAATTCTAAGGGTTAATCTTGCTTTTGTTATTTCTATTGGCTCATGTGTTTCAAAACAAGCAGTATAAATACCATTAGAATATGGTACATATGATTGATCAATTGCTTCTCTTAATGTTATTCCATAATATAAATCACTAGCATTTATTACATCATTGGTAGTTAATGCAAGTTCATTAGATGTATCTTCTTTTTCTGTGTATTCATACGTTATATTATTAAGCTGTAAGTCTCCAAAAGTTCCATCAACTTGTTTATGCTGTAAAAAAACTAATTCATAATAATTTTGTTCATCAGCGTTTAAAGCTTTAACTATGAAACAGTATCTAATTTTATGATCTGTAGTATCTACATCTTTTAATAAAGGAAAATTATTTCCATCATAAAAATTAAAACTTGCAATATGTTCTCCTAATCTAGCATCTACAACTAATGGTTGAGATTTTGAAATTAAGATATCGTCTTCTTCTGCTTTAATAGGATTCTTCCAATTTTGAATATTTCTTTCATCGATTACATAACACATAAGTGCTCCAGGATCACCAAATTTTTTAACTTGAATATCTATTTTTGATAAAAAGTTTTTTTGTTTTGGTGCTGGAACTCTAAAAGTATATCCAAATCCTGTATTATTAGATATAATTTTTTTTCTAGAACGATAAGTGTCATCGTCAAGACAACTATAAATTTCTTTATTACCTGGATGTTCTGAAATAATTTCACCAAAAGAATATGTACCATTTATAAGATTACCTTTAGACTTATATATTTCACATTTATCTTTATATATATTAAAACCAGAGGCAGGAGTAAAATGTAATGTTCTAAAGTCAGGTTCTTTACGATCTATAGTAACTACTGTAGTACTATCATCATCTAAATTTTTTAACAAAATCTTGTCTTCTACATCAAATTTATCATATAAATCGTCTTTAACTATTATACTGTACTGATCAGATGAGTTTTCTATAGATTTAGCTACTGCACCATACATATGTTCTGGACAAGATATTTTAAAAGAATCATAATATCCAGCATAAGTATTATATTTAGTAACTATGCCAGATTTTGCTAATTCATCTCTTAATTGATACAATTCGTCTCTTAATTCTTTTATTTCATTATTATACGTAGACTTAATTCTACTATTATCTTTAATAATTCCATTACCTTCTGTTGCTGTTAAAAAATATGTATCTGGATGATCATTTAAATTTAAAGCATTACGAACTGTTGTTCTATCATCTTTATCAACAGCAACAGCAATTTGTTCTGCATCTACTCCTGCAACTTGTTCTACATCTGTAGCTTTATCGTTTTTTGTTACAAAATCTTTAGCTATATTTAGATACTCTGCTATACTATCCATATCTAATAGAGAAGTACCTACTTTTGTTAAATCGCTCATTTGTTAATTCCTTTCTTTTATCTCCAATCAAATAAAATATTACGTGTTTTCTTTTCATACGGTTTTCCATGTTTATTTTCGTATTCTAATTTTTTATCAGGATTACCTTCAAAATATGTATATAAAGGATCATTTATAATTCTATCTATAACATCAATGTTAGTTATTTCTGTTTTGCTATTAGTAGGATCTTCTATATCACGTCTTACGCCTAAACTTATAACACCACGATTTTTATCTACTTCATAACCAAAACTTCTTCTTAATCCAACAAATAATCCATCAATAAATATCATAATTTCATCATTAGGCTCTAATATTTCTATTGGTAATTCATATTTTGAAATAGAAATATCAGAAATAGTATCTGCGTCTAATTTAATAAAGTTTTCTCTTCTATCAACATCTTGTTTTACTTCTATTAATATCTTATCTGCCATACTATGTTTAACTTGGACAACTTGTCCATGTTCATTTAAAACAGATTCTATTGGATAATTGTTAGGATTTCCTATTAACATATTATTTTTATCATTTACTAAGAAAGTATAGTTATCTAATATAGTAAATGCATCTTGTGGTTGTCTTATTCCATTAATATAAAATAAAACTCTTCCAGGATATAATGGTTTTGTAGTTTTATATACGTTTATTGTGTTTGGAACTATATTCTTTTCGGATAAAATTTCTCTTGTTGCTACAGTTGTAACTCCTTTTTCTGGACGTTCAATTACATAAGTAACTACTCCAGTAACAGGTTTTGGTAACTCAAATCCAGTTCCATCTAAAAATTCTATTACATCATACTGACGAATACCATTAACCCAAACAGAAAGTGATCCAATATTTGGTATATAAGAATCTTTTATGTTAAATACTTTTTGATTTTCTACATATGGAGTATCATCTATATTAGAAATAGATGGTAAGTTTCTAATTACTAAAGTTTCTCCTATAGCATTTGCGTAGTTAAAGGCAAATGTACGTATATCATCATCTTTAGATATAGGAACATTAAACTTAACAGATCTAACAGTATTTTCATAACTATAAGAAAAAGTTTGTACTTCTTTTATTTCTTTAGTATTTAATGGTAACCATGCATCTGTTGGATCATCATAATAACAATATTCTATTCTATTGCCATTTATATCTAAGAAACATTTTATTTCATTTTGTAAAGCTTGTGGTTTTATTTGTTCTTTAGAATATATTGTATCTATTATTGTCGCATTATTAATTAAATGACCATTAATATAAACTAAGGATTCGCTTAAATGACCTACAGGAAGTGCTGGAGTTAATTTAGATTCATCATAGAAATAATTATATTTATCTCTTAATAAAATATAGTCTTGTCCAATTGATAATCCATCTACATTAATAAAACCTTCTGCATAATTTATATTTAAATCTTCTTTTTTTATTAAAAGACCATCTATGTATAATATTAATCCATCTCCTTCATCTACTTTTGTATTATCAAAAGTAATAATAGGAGCTCCATATGCATCTGTTTTATTTACATATCCAGTATCTAAATTCATGTCATAATTATTTATAGGATCAAATAGCTCTACTATGGCCCATGTCATGTTTATTAGGCCATTTTTAACATAAATATAGTTGCCATCTATTTCTACATCATTAAGTTGAGGATGTATTGCTTCTCCATTTAAATATATTAAAGGTTTTTTGTAAGGAGTTAAAACCTTTATAATTGCTCTATTTTGTATATCAACTTTTCTTACAAATCCGTACTCTCGTTTGATAGCATGAATCATAGAAACATCGTCTATATTATCAGTATTTTCATTTATAGTTATAGTTTTTGATATATTATCTTCTGTAAAACTTGTTTCTTCTAAATTAAATCCATCTGTAAATACAGTAATTGGGCCAGCATAATCTTGGATATAATATGAACTAGTTTCATCATTATTAGATACTTTATTCAATGTACCTGTGGATTTAAACCAACTGAACTCATATGATATAGCTAATACATAATCATAATTTTGAGATTGTTGATAGCTTAATATTATACCATCACTCATTTTTATGTATCCGCCATCATCTTTTTCATATTCTGGAAGTAATAAATCTCCATAAATACTATCGCCATGAAAACCATAAAATTCTGTTTGATATGCTGTAGTATAAATTTTAGAACTTTCTTTATCTATTTTAAATAAACGTTTTTTTATCTTAGTTAATTTCCCTGGATTAATATGTATTAATGAAGGTTTTTTTATGTTTAACGTCTGACTAAGATATGATATACATATTTTTGTTATTTCTTTATATGAAAAATCTAATGATTCATTTAAGAATATTCTATCTACATCTATATTTGGTACTAATATTTTTGTATCTCCATATAAATATAATCTACGAGGATCTATCTCTTCCATAGTTGGCATTACATCTGGAGTCCAACCAGTTTCCATATACTTACTATTATTATCGTAATCTATTTTTCCTTGTAAATATTGGTCTAATAATGTATCTGCTTTAGCTGCTGTTAATTTGCTATAATTTGGAACTCCTGGATAATAACCATCTTTACTCCAACAAGATACATCTACTCCTCTATATCTTAAGTATAAATTGTTATCTTCTGAATTAAAATTAAAACTCCAATTTCCAATAGAAACATCATTTACTATTTCATTATCATTATCAACTTCTGTTGATAAATTATTAGCTATTATATATGCTTCTATTAAATTTTTATCAACTACCCACTCTGCCACTAATATGTCATTAAATGTTATAATTAAGTTATCTAAACTATCGCTAAAAATTTTCCATTCATTTAATGTGATACAATCTCCAAGTGGTTTAATAATTACAAGTTGTTCATCGTCTATTTGCGATGATAATTTTTTATTGAATTGATTTATGATTCTATTTTCGTATTTAATAATTAAGTTATCTAAACTATCGCTAAATATTTTCCATTTATTTATTCGTAAAATAGTGCGTCCTACTTCATCAAGATATTCTTCATCTATATCTTCAGACATATCATCATTAGATATAATATCTTCTCTAGTTAACAATGGACTCACTAATAAAAAATTTTCAAATATAGATAAATTAAATTGAGAACCATCTTGTTCTAACGCTTTAACTGGTTTCCATTCGGATCCGTTAAAGTACATTAATACATCATTATATAACCATAATTGTCCTAATACAGGATTACTTGGCGGTAAAATATTTGTAATTTGATCTACTATTTGAAATTTTTTCTGGAAAATAATGTTCCATGTATTTGTAGCTTTATTATAGCTTTTTAATTCATTTTTACTTCTATCTAACCATAAGGAACCGTCTAATTTAGCTTCAGGAACAGAATGTTTATCTTCTGGAACGTCCAATAAATGTTTAGTTGATTCATACATTTTATGTAGTTCTTCATTAAAAATCTGTTCACTTTGCCTTCCGACATTAAATTTTCTGTCGTAAGGAAGCATATGCCACACCTCCATTTTTATTATCTATATTTTTATTACCAATAAAAACTTCTTTATATTATTTATAAAAAAAATAAAACCGCTAAAAAGCGGTTAATTCTTTCTGTATACTATATGGTGCCATTTGTTGCCATGTTTTTATGCTGTTGCCTACTTGTTGCCATACTATATAAACAATACGATAAAATATAAATATAATAAACGCTTATATCAATTAATAAGTTTATCTATCATTATTTTACGCATATAATATTATGAAGTATGAACCCTACGAAAATTAGATCTTTTCGTCAACAAAAAAAATTAACTCAAGAGCAATTAGCGTTAG